TCCTAGAGGAGGAAACGTACGTGGCCGCAGACAGGTACCCTATCATCGTCATTGAGGACGACATCACAGGTTCGATCGAGTGGGAGGTCCGGACACGTCCGCGTGAGCTCGACCTCGTCGACGAGCTGCAGGGACCTCCTCCCGTCGCGGTGCCCACTCCGAAAGGTGAAGAGCTCGTTGAGCTCGATTGGTTGTTGGAAGAGACGCGTGTCATGCCGCGGCCCCAGCTGCAGCTGTTGAGGTGGAAGTCGACGCCGAGAAGGTTGCGACAGACTCTCCGTGAACTTCCTGCACAGGGGCGGTTGCCTGGCAAGGGCAAGCTGGTCCTGGACGTTGAAGACGGGATCGATTGGGAAGATGTTGAAGAAAGAAAGCCTTGAGCACGCTGGCATGGAAGTTCAAGCTGACGACTTGAGTTGGTCGTGCTGATCCTAGCAAAGGGCATCCAACCCGGTGACCTGCTCATCGATGTCAGACTCAATGATGGACCAGTCGATGTAATTGCGCTTGTTATCGCTGTCAATTCAGCCATGTTGACGTCGAGCGGCTGGCGACTGGTTGAGCTGTCGGTGTTGAAGTCCGGACGGGTCATTGATATCGATCTCGACGTTGATATGCTAACGACCGTCAGTCGCCCGCCGCGAGCTCGAGCATGCAAGTGATCGTTCCAGGTGACATTTACGCTATGTTTGATGGGTTCCTGTACCCGTTGGGCACCTACCGGTCCATATGCCTGGGAGAGCGTTGGCTTCAATCGATGTTCATGCCGTCTGGCATGATTGTCATCATTGCTGTGTTGACGGATTATGCGATCGTCCTGAAAGACAACCGGCTCTTTGAGATCTCAACAAGCGTCATTGCGCTTTCTCATGTGTTAGTAAAACAGTGAAATTCAAGGGTTAGTGGGTATAAGGTGGGCACATGACGACGATCAGAAAACCGGCACAGTCGCTTGTCAACCACCGCATCGTCTTGATCCGCTGCAGCGATCCGGCGGGGTGGGTCCCAAGCGACGTCACTGGCACTGTCACCGCAGTGTCGGAGGCTGGATACGTCGACGTCGCTTGGGACAACGGCAAGAAGACCGTTCTCGACTTCGCCGCTGGCGATCGCTGGCGGGTCATCTTGTCATAGCGACAGGTTTTGTTAACAGGCACGAAACAAACGAAACAAAGGAAAAGAGAAAACAACATGGGTTCACCTGCTGAGATCGACGACATCCGCGCCAACCGCCGTGAGCGAGACATGATCCTCGCGCCGAATGAGTACGCTTTCATCTCTGATGAAACGAAAGGCGAGGTCAACTGCTTCGTCGGACCGAACAAGACGAGCCTGGCCGGCACCGATCGGCCCGTCAGCTTCGACATGAAGTCGAAGCGATTCAGGTCATGCGACCTGGCGACCGCTACGCAGACGTTTCAGACCGCTCCCGAGGGTTGGTACGTCATCCTGAAGAACCCGGCCGAAGGCGACAAGCACCCGATCGGGTCTGGAAAGCTGTCGACGCCGCAGCTTCGGGTCGGCAAGAAGGTCAACATCTCGGGACCCGCGTCATTCGCCCTCTGGCCCGGTCAGATGGCGAAGGTCATCCAGGGCCACAACCTGCGCTCCAACGAGTACCTGTTGGTCCGTGTCTATGACGAGACTGCGGCTCGAGAAAACTGGAGCAAGGCGGTCATCAAGACGCAGAGCGATGCCTCGGGCGACCTGAACATGTCGGTGTCCAGCAGCGACGACGTCGTCTTGCCCGCTCCGAGCGCCAAGGTGTCGTCCAAGTCCAACGCAACCTTCGATTTCCCGACGGCTGCCGACCTGTCGATGGGCAAGCTGTTCGTCATCCGCGGCATCGACGTGTCGTTCTACATCCCGTCGACTGGCATCGAGGTCGTCCCGGAGAAGGTCAACGGCGAGGAACGTTACATCCGCGAGGCTGTCACCCTCGAGAGGCTCGAGTACTGTCTCCTCCTCGACCAAGACGGCAACAAGCGCTACGTCCATGGCCCGGCCGTCGTCTTCCCGCGGCCGACTGAGAAGTTCGTCGAGGCACCCATCAAGAGCAACCCTGACAAGGCAAAGGCGAAGAAGTTCCGTGCTCAGGAGCTGACCCCCGCCAGCGGCATCCACATTCGAGTCATCGCAGACTACGTTGATGACGACACCGGTGTCGAGTACAAGGCAGGCGAAGAGCTCTTCATCACCGGTCGAGAGCAGACGATCTACTTCCCGCGGGAAGAACACGCTGTCATCAAGTACGGTGAGCAGGACGTACACTATGGCATTGCCATCCCGATGGGTGAAGCGCGGTACGTGCTCAACCGTGACACCGGCGTCATCAACGTCGTCCGGGGTCCGCAGATCTTCTTGCCCGATCCTCGCAAGGAGGTCATCACCCAACGAGCGCTACCGTTGAACCTGTGTTCCTTGATGTACCCGGGCAACTCGGAAGCGCTGGAGATCAACGCAGCTCGGTTGGGCATGGACGACCAAGACATCAACTCCGGCGGCGGGGCCGAAGCGTTGATCGGGGCAGCGCGCGGGTATGACAGCTACTCTGCGACCGACGCTGCTGTCGTTCCGGACACCACTCGGAAGGTGATGATCCGGGCTGCCAGCAAGGCGCTGCCCGGTGATTCGTTCGATCGCAAGAACAAGTTCACCGCGCCGCGATCGATCGTGTTGAACACCAAGTTCGACGGCGCGGTGACGACGACGCTGTGGACGGGTTATGCCATGCTGTTGGTTCGCAAGAACGGCGAACGCAAGGTCGTCCAAGGCCCGGGAACCTACATCCTGGAGTACGATGAGTCGCCTCAGGTGATCACGCTGTCGCGTGGCAAGCCGAAGACGATGGACAACCCGTTGAAGACCGTCTTCCTCCTGACGACGGCCAACAAGGTGTCTGACATCGTCGAGGTCGAGACGAAGGATTTCTGTCGGCTCAACGTCAAGCTGAGCTACCGCGTCAACTTCGAAGGCGATCCCAACTCTTGGTTCAACGTCGACAACTACGTCAAGTTCTTGTGTGACCACATGCGATCGAAGATCCGCAGCGCCGTCCAGAAGCTTGGCATCGAAGAGTTCTACGGCAACCACACCGACATCCTCCGAAAGCACATCCTCGGTGAGCCCATCGACGGCAAGCGCCCGGGGACGCTCTTTGCCGAGAACAACATGCGGATCTACGATGTCGAGGTGCTCGGAGTCTCGCTGCAGAACCCAGACGTCGAGAAGCTGTTGGTCTCAGCCCAACGTGAGGTCATCAACAACACCCTGTTGCTCCAGGCTGAGCGACGTCGGCTCGATTACACTCTGGAGTCAGAGCGCCTGAAGCGTGAGACCGAGGGCGCCCGTGCAGAGACGCAGAAGGCGTTGCTGGCCTTGCAGTCCGAAAACGCCAAGCTGAAGCTCGACCACGACCTGGTCGTCATCGATGCCGCGGCACAGACCGAACAACAACGCATCAAGAATGAGCTGGCTGCGAGCCAGGCTCACAAGCAGATCACCGACCTGCAGCTGTTGATCAGGGACGCTGAGGACGCCCAACAACACCTTGCCTCAGTTCGTACCCAGGAACTCGAGGTCAAGAAGATCGAAGCGCAGGTCGCTGCTATGGTCGAAAAGGCCAAGGCGTTCGGTCCGGACCTCATCGCGGCGTTGGACGCCTTCGGCGAGCGAGCGATGATCGAGAAGGTTTCTGAAGCCATGGCGCCCCTCAGCATCCTGGGAGGAGGCAGCGTCGTCGAAGTCTTGAAGAAGCTGCTCGAGGGAACCAACCTCGCCAAGCAGCTCGAGGCGCCGGTCACCTCCACGTCACGAAGTCGTACCGCTCGAGCCTGATCGACGGGTCGCCTAATGCAGCGCCTGACCTACGTGACGTAGGTCAGGCGCTTGTTTACGTGAATGACATCGTTTAGATCGATGAATGATGAACTTGAACACGTGTGGATCGGACCGACACCAGGCGACCTGGTTCAGGTCAATGGACACGTAGCAGTGTACAATCGCTTTTGGAATAAAAGCTATGACATGAAACTGCTCTACATGTTGAAGTCTGACGACATTTGTGTGGTGCTCGGTTGTGTTGAACACGAGCGAGACTGGTTTTATTTGGTGAGCAGCCACCTCGGGATCGGCTGGATCCTACGTGCTAGTCTGCTCTAGAACCCAAAATGACGATCCACAGTTCACCGAAACTACATGTCTATCCGCAATACGCTGTCGCTTGGAAAACATCAAAGATTGCTCCGGGCGACCTGGTCGTCTCGCCCGGCGTCACCTGTTACGCTTGGCGTGACTTCTACCAGTCGCCCGTCTTCAATCCGCCCTACAGCATTGAATCTAGCGACCAACCGATGATCGTCATCAGCATCCTTGAGTGCGTCGACACAGGAGTGAAATTCTCTCTGCCGCCGTCGCTTTGTCAACCCGAGCACGATATGTTGGTCTATGTCGTCCTCACTCAACACGGGTTGCTGTGCGTTCCGATGTTACGATGATTGATGCAAGGAACCGTGAGCCAGAGCCCGGCGCCGGCCGCGAGCTCGATACACGGGTCATGAGTCATATACAAATGAGCATACGCAATTGTTACTGTTACGACCGGGCATCGCTCGATGATTCTGGGCTTGTCCCGGGCGCATTGGTCATTGACAGCTATGAACCTGATAGGTTGGGTGTCATCATCGCTGTCGACGCAAACTCAGATGTCTACACTGTCGCCTGGAGCCGGCAAAGCTCTTACCGTTATCGCGACATCTTGGTGTCCCAGTCTATGCTTGTTCCTTTGCAGGAATTCGATTGTGAGATCTTAACAAGATGATCGCAACAAATGGTAGGCCTTGAAAAAAAGATCGACGTTGAAGCAATGCGCAAGGCCTGTCAGGCTGCCGCAGCGACACTGGAACTGGTTCGAACGTCGATCGTTCCAGGGATGACAACGGCTGACATCGATCAGATCGTTCACAACGATACACTGATGCGAGGTGGCTACCCGGCACCGCTCAATTACAAGGGATTTCCACGAAGCGTGTGCGTCAGCGTCAACGAAGTCGCCTGTCACGGGATCCCGAGCCAACAGCGCCTGAACGAAGGTGACGCTGTTAACGTCGACGTGACAACCATCATCGATGGTCACTTCGGTGACACCAACGCCACATTCATCGTGGGTGATGTGGCAAATGCCAGGCCCGATGTTGTCAAGCTAGTCGATGTGACCCACCAGGCGCTCGTGGCAGGTATCGCTGTCATCAAGGCGGGTGTCCCCGTCACAGCGATCGGAGCCGCCGTTGAGGACGTCGTCACCCGCCATGGGCTCAGCGTCGTTCGTGAGTTTGGTGGACACGGCATCAACACTGTCTTCCACGATGTGCCCCACGTGCGTCACTTCATCGATCCCCTCGACAAAGGAGATGTCCTCGAGGCAGGCATGTTCATAACCGTTGAGCCCATCGTGTCGTTGGGTTCACCTGACATCATCATTGATCCCGATGGTTGGACAGTTCGTACGCGCGATGGAGCATGGACAGCACAGTTTGAAGAAACGATAATGGTGACAACTGCTGGCTATGAGGTCCTGACTCATAAGGGTGCAACATGAAGTTTGTGCATGAAAAGAACATCAACCCGTTTCTGGCCTTGGCGTCATCGATCGGTCCACAGGGCCTGGATGTCACGCTGGCCGCCCTAAAACACGGTGCGTATGTCGCAGGAGGGTGTGCCCGGGTGGCCTGCAGCAGCCGGTCCCTCGACGCGATCGACAACAAACCGGCAACCTTGCGGTTGATAGACTACCTTGATGTCCACAATCACGTCGATGTCAAGGAGTTTGGGAATCCTCACTACCGCCGTGGCAGGGGCGACATTGACGTCTTCTTTAGCAACGTAGACTCATTGGGCAAGTTCTTGAACAGCTCAGAACTTCGATCAGTGGAGTGTGTACGAACAACGAACTATGCACAGACGCATGTGACCACGACGGGAGCACTCATCCAAGTGATCACCGGCTTCATCCATCCGATCAAAGAACAGCTGTCGCGGTTCGACCTGCTGAACGCCATGGTCGCTTTCAACGACAAGGAGGTCATCGCTGCTGAGGGGTGGCGTGAGGCCGACGATGCAGCTGTTCTGAACATCGTCAACTGGGCAGGGCCGTTCATAGTTTCACGAGCTGCTAAGTGGATCAGGCGCCACCGATTACGCAGCATCGCTGCGGAAACTGCTAGCAGGTTGGCTGAACGAGCGCTAGAAACTGGCGCCGAGCTGCGGCAACAACCAATCAAGACGTCTTGGGGGTCGTGGACCACCGACAGGCACTTTGCTCGGCTTAAGCTGTTGCTGCCATACTTCGATGATCGATCGTTGTTGTTGTTGACGTCAGCGTACGCCGGAGACGAGTACCAGAGCGCGTTCCAAGAGCTTCACAAGCGTCATACGTTGCCCTAGTGCGGGAAGACGTCTCGAGCAAATGGGTCGGGTGTCGCGTACGGGTCTTCACCCGTCGGTGGCACCGGCCCGAAGCAGTCTGCGGCGTCGACTGCTGGTTCGCGTAGGTGGGCCGACACGTCAGCGTCGTCATCAGTGTCGATGTCGTAGTCACCCAGCGAACCCAGCTGTTCACGGTCGACGACCGGGCCCACCGACCCATCAAACGGCACGGATCGGTGTGGTAGTCCGCCCGCAGCCTCTCGCACTAGCCGACGCAGCTCTGACACCCTGATCTTCATGAGGATAGGTATGCCAGGTGAGGCCAAACCTGGGCTGTTACAGCTGTTCCCACGAGACGTCGCTGGCTAACATCACCTCGCGGACCGCGGCGATCGAGCCAGCAATCGCCGCTGCGATCACGATGAATAACGCAATGCCGACTGCATTAATTCGCTGCGACTTTTTTTCGATGTTCATCCCCACGCGCCTCCCGTCCTAGACAAGACGATACCTATAGGTCTCTCTAACCGCAAGTTTCGGTCACTCGAGTGACCCACGAATAACTTTCAATTGATTGACCATGGCTTCTTAATTAAGCATTTGTCTGTTGTCTCGAGGGACACGAGTGGGCTACAAGTATTCATCGTGAAATCGTGGCGTGGCGACGGATGCAACAGCCACGACGTGTGAATACAGTAGATGCATGTGGTACGATCTGCTGCGCTTGTTGGCTGACATCTTCGACCGACTGGGCTTCAAGAACACCGCGATGAGGCTGTTGCTGCTAACGTGTGAAGACATCGACGAATCTGGCGCGCGACGGGTGCAAACTGTCTTCGAGGATGAAGACGCGCTAGCTGAACTCGCTGGACACCCAGTCCTGGCTGTCGTTCACCTCGAGGGAGACGTCAACTGACATGGCAACCCGGCGAACGATCGTCATCGGTGACCTACACGGTTGTCTCGATGAAGCCGTAGAGCTGCTTGATCGGGCCCAGGCGAGCGCGGCGGACCGTGTCATCTTCTTGGGTGACCTGATCGACCGCGGACCCAATCCTGCTGGTTGCGTCGACCTGGCCATGGCGATCGAACAGCGACAGGGCGCCCCGGCGTGCGTCCTCGGCAACCACGAAGAGAAACACCTCGAATACCGACGCATCGAGTCGACCCGAGGCAAGGTCGACGTCGGCAAGCCCACCCACGTAGCAACGAGGGCGCAGCTACGTCCAGAACACTATGGGTACTTTGCGCAGCTGCCGCTGTACATCCGCCTACCTGAGTTCACAGCGGTCTGCGTACACGCAGGAGCGTTTCCCAATCGATCGATCGAGAAGCAGGAACCAAGGCACCTGCTCCACGCACAGATGCTTCGACCTTATGTCACCGACGAGTTGGGCATCCGACATGTCAACACGAAGACCGTCTGGCCTAGCAGGGTGCCCAAGGGCGAAGAAAACGCCTGGCATTTCTGGACGCAGTACTGGTCGGGACCTGAGACAATCATCTTCGGACACAGCGTCCTAGATAGACCTCTCATCACCGACAAGGCCATCGGCCTAGACGGTGGGTGTTGTTTCGGTCGGGAGCTGTGGGGGTTGATCCTGCCCAGCAAAGAGATCGTTCGTATCCGTGCTCGACATCCTTCCAATGAGGACGACGCTAGCTGGCACCGCGTGCATGGAAAGGTTCGAACGCGCTGAGATCAGCGTCTGTGTGGCACAGAATTAATGATCTTGCTAGCAAGATGTGTGCCATTGTTAAACATCAATCGAATATTCTCATGAAGGGTGTGAATGAAAGCTGGAGCGCGGGTGAAGATGTCAGCTTCCTTCAAGACCAAGATGCAGGAGGCTGACATGCAGGCACATGTCGATGAATTTGGGCGCTGTACCAGTGTCGTGCTCGGGCTGACTGCCTATGATCCGGATCATCTGGGACCCGAGGTCGACGTCCGCTGGTTGCCGTCGAACCTGAAGTATGCGTACTCACCCGATGACCTCGTCAACGCTTGAAACGTTTTTCAACGCGAGGAACCAACTGCGTAGGTTCCTGTTCGTGAGCTCGCTGCTCCTCATCGTCTTCGACGCTGTTGTTTGGGCCCAACCCGGGCGGCGGTTCAATCCTCGCGTCGGTGCTGAGACCCTTGGCACCCAACCCGGCGTTGTAGCGCATGTTACGCTCAACCTCTTCGCGAACAAGTTCGCGAAGCCTGCTTAGAGTCAACAGCATCAAGGTTAACTATGCCTACAGTAACGACTGTCGTTCAAGACCTGAAAAAACTACAGGCACAAGGTCGCTTCGTTCCTGGCAACCTGCTGAGGTTACGTGGCTACATGCTACGTGCTTGGGAATCAAAAAACATACGAGGCGAGACAGGAATGTTTGTCAGAGGAGGCACGTGTGGTGTCTTGTTGACAGCAGAGGCTGTCGCTGCGCCCAGCACACAAGTTCGACTGCAGCTACTGATAAACGACAGGCTGCTCTGGTTTTCGCAAAACGTCAATCACCTTGATCTAATCTGGTCGATCGAAGACGCTCCCGGTGTCCGACCTTCAGAAGGAGAGGTTGGTCACCGCAGCGAGCCTTGAACTCGACGTGCGAGTAGACGTTGTTGATTGCGCCTCAGCCGAGGCAACCTTTTTGAGGTCCGCAACGTACGCAAGGAATTCCTTGCATGCAGCACGCTCAGAGCGCCCGTTTTTTCCCAACACGTGCAACAGCGTCGTCACAATGATCGCAAAGGTATGCATCAATGCCAGGCTGACGACCAGCTGCGCAGTGCAGGTGCCCAACGACAACAACACTAGCATAAATGCTAGCGATGACAGCAACGCGCTGAGCCACGTCCACAACCTGATACGCAGTGCCATCGATTGCCGGCGGCAATCTAGGACGTTCTGGATCCGGAGGCTGACCTCCTTGAACTCAAGATCCTTGATCGATCGCCAGTCGATTTCACGTAACTTGTTCATCAAGTGTGCTTCGTCAATCATTCGTTGATTCCTCGCAGATGACAGCATCAAGGCTCAGGAACGTTGTCGCCACCGAAGCAGCGTGTTCCAAAGCAACGCGGCTGACTTTCACCGGATCGACGACTCCAGCGTCGATCAAATTAACGTATTCCTGTGTTGCTGCGTTGTAGCCGCTGGGATCGCCGGCTTGGCGCTTCTTTAGCAACTCGTTAAAGACAACGTCTGCTGATTGCCCAGCATTTGTCACGATGCGACGGAGCGGCGCACAACACGCTGCTCGGACCAGGTCGATCCCAGCCTGTGTGTCGCGGTCGTCAGCGACTGGTCGGTCAACTAGGTTTGACACGTTGAAAAGAGCGATGCCGCCACCAGGAACAATCCCTTCCTCAACAGCCGCCTTCGTCGCATTGAGTGCGTCCTCGATGCGATACTTGCGTTCGATCATCTCGATCTCAGTTGAACCTCCGACTCGGATCACCGCGACGCCAGACGCCAACCTAGCCGCACGCATCTTGAGCTTGGTCAGCTCGTCGATTCCCAGGGTGACATCTGTCATCTGAGTTCGTAGTTCATCAACCCTTGCATCGATCGCAGCCTTTGTCAGGCCAGTGCCGACTAACGTTGAACATTTTCCATCGATGACGATCTTTTTAGCCTGGCCCAACATCGAAACGTCGAGCTTGTCGAGTGCCACTCCCGTCTTGCTGGAGACCAGTTGCGTCCCAGTCATGACGCAGATGTCAGCTAACATCTCGTCGCGGTGGGCCCCGTAACCTGGTGCTTTGACAGCAACGACCTTTAACCCCAACTTGACGCGGTTTAGCACCAACGCCTGCAAGGCCTCGCCTTCGACCTCGTCAGCAATGATGAGGAGTGGACGCTGCGACTGTGCAGCGCGTTCGAGGACAGGCACCAGCTCACGTAGGTTGCTGAGCTTCTTGTCGGTGACAAGCACCAAGGCGTCGCTGTAGACGACTCGCATCCTATCAGGATCATTGACGAAGTAGGCTGACAGGTAGCCACGATCGAACTGCATGCCCTCGACGACGTCGAGAGATGTCGACATCCCTTTAGCGTCCTCGACAGTGATGATACCGTCAGCGCCCACGCGCTGCATCGCCTGTGAGATGAGCTCGCCGACGTGTCTGTCACCGTTTGCGCTAACTGTGGCGACCTGTTCGATCTCAGCGGCAGTGGAGATCTTCTTGGCGCTCGTACGGAGCTCGTCGATGCAACGGCGCAGCTCAACGTCGACGCCGCGGCACACTGCAACCGGATCATACCCCGCCTCGAGCAACTTGAGGCCCCCAGCGACCAAGGCCTGTGTCAGCACAGTCGACGTGGTGGTGCCATCACCGGCGACATCGTTAGTTCGACTAGCGGCTTCCTTGATCAGCTCTGCGCCCATCCTTGCGATGGGGTCTTTAAGGCGGATCGATCGACTGACGGTGACGCCGTCCTTGGTCGCAACAGGCGCTGATCCAGCACGTTGGATCAACACAGTCCGCCCACGCGGACCTAACGTACACGCAACAGCTTCAGCCGCTGTGTTTAACCCGACAAACAGGCCTTTCCGTGCTTCGGAAGAAAACAGCAACTTCGTTGTCGACGCAACCACCGGATCTTGATTGTCCATGCCTGTCATCGTACCTTACACGTGACAGATGTGCATCACACGACAATCAGGTGCCCTTGATGACTCGAGTGTACAACGGTAGGCCTGCTTTCCACGCGACGGCAACGTGTCCGTCTCGGTAATCCTTGATCAGGGCATAGATGACTAGTTGTTGTTGCGCATCTTGGATCGCGGCTGCATACTTCAATAGCTTGTGTTCAAAAAAATCGATGATGTTGGCTGTGTTAGCCATCGATGACTGTGACTTGTACATCACAAAGTCAGTACAATGGGTGTTCTTTGCGTCAAAGGGCTTACGCATGACCGGAGTGCCTAGGCTGTTCATATCTATGAATCTTATCACCTTTCAATGAGACTCTGCTCGACCTAGGCACAATAAAACCGCGACATGCAGCTGTGCTCGAGCTCGTCAGGTTGTGGTGTCAATCGACGTCTTCGAAGACCTCAGGCGCTGAATCCTCGTCGGCAGAATCCAACACATGCTTGAGTTCATCGTCGCATTGAACAGCTTTCTTTAGGCTGTTGATGGCCCCGATATCACGGTAACGCGAAAGCTGCTCAACACGCTGGGCCAGCTCTACTGTCGACCTTGCGGCCTCTTCGGGCGTCATGAACGTTCGACGCTGGACATATTCCTGGATGAAGACGATGGGCCACGACTTGACCGTGTCGTACCCGTCAACGAACTTGCCCAACATGTGCTTGATGACACGTTCGTCCATCGCATCGACGAGGACATGTTCATCAAAGCGTCCTGGACGCAGGAGCGCAGCGTCAAGCTGGCTTCGATCGTTGACAGTTGCAATGATCAGCTTGACATGGCGCTTACAGTGCTCAAGCGTCTCCAACAAGGAGATCTGATCGTGCGCCCGATCAAGGTCGTCAAGGATGAGAGCGTCGGGCTCGAAAATGCTGATAGCCTCGAACAAGGTCGCACCGTCGAGGTGCGCTAGGTCAGAAACCCTGATGCGAAACGATCGCATCTTGAGGTTCTCAATCAATGTTCGCGCCATCGTCGATTTGCCCGTACCGGGTGGGCCGTACAAGATAACCGACCGATTGTAACCAGCGTCGATGCAACGCTGCAGGTATTTAGAATAACGCGTGGCCAGCGCCGACGGCAGCGGGTGGTTAGAATCATCGACCTCAAACAACACGTTGGCATCAGCGCCGCCACGCATGTTGAAAACATTGAGCTTTCGCATGACGAGCGACTGGGTGTGGTATTTTTCCCACAACAGACGCTTGATAACTCGTTGAGCGATGTCTACGGTGTCAGTGTCAGCGTACACACGTTCGACGCTGTTGAACTTGGTGTTCTGAACCCATCCGAACCGGCTGCCTTCGACGTCGACCAGCTTGATGACGCTGTGTTCTTCAATCGTCTTGATGCTCCTTGTGGGATAGCCGCTCAGGGCATCAACGATGATCCGGCTGAAATCACGAGAGTAAAAATTCGACCACTCATCACCTTGAAAATATGCGTCAGTGTACACCTCGCCGTCGTCGATGAGAATCTTTCCCGATTTCAACAACGCATTGAAACCAGTCCACCACGTGGGACTCTTGAGAAAAGGCGTGAAAACTTCGAAGATCTCAGACCCAGTGCGAATGGTGTGCTTGATCTGGTGTGTGTTGAGGTAGTTCATCACCTCTGACAAGAGGTTGTCCTTGCTGGAGAAGGCAGCCTTACTGCACTCGTTGAAGAACTTGTGCAGTTCACTTGTCACCCGCTGCGAACTGACAGGTTTGATACGTCTAGTGAAACCATGATTAGTCTTAGACATGTCTCTTGCCCACCTTATCCATTGTAATCAAGCCTTTACACAACTCTCCATTAAGGCTTGTCCCATTGTCTTGAGGTAGTCGACTCCGTACAGTGACCCACGCTCCAGGTCGTCTTCGAGGAATTTGGGTAACTTTTCATCACGATACCGCGCTGAAGCGATGCCCCACGCGATGGCGGCGACGCTGTCGGTGTCGCCGCCCCACACCAACAACCTTTTCATGATGTCGGTCAGTGACGTTTCTTCGATGAGCAAGGTCGAAACCGCCCAAGCAGTGCACATGCCCACTCCCAATCCCTTCTTGTCAGAGCGTGAGAGGCCGACAGGGCCCTTCCAGGGCCCATCAAACAATTTAACAGCTTCATTAAACTGGCCACAGTAACCCAAAACGTCGACCAAACGTCGGCGGTCGTAGAGGGCAAAGTGTGACATCAGGGCGACGATGATCGCTGAGTTGACGCCACCCCAGCTGTTGTGTGTCGACTGTGCTTGGACGATCGACGTTTCAATGACATCCTCAACGTGAGGCAGCGCGCCGATGGGCACCGCCCGCATCGCAGCTCCGTTCTTGTCCGACAAAGGCGACGTCAACAACCGCATGTGATTGGCTGAACGTGCCTCTTCCAGGATAGCCTGGTACGGGCGCGAGTAGCTGTCACGAGGGTCACGCTTGAAACACTCAAAGAACGCATCAGTGAAGTCGTGTGAGCTAGCTTTGTTTCTTCGAGCAACGATGACCTGTGCGATAGCCAGTGACTGCTGGGTGTCGTCTGTGTAGCTACCCGGTGCCAGAGTGTGAAACCTTGGGTGTCGATGGAAGCGTTCGAGCTTCAACATCTCATCCAGCAGACCGGGTGCGTCTTTTTTCTTGACGTACTCGTAGCCCATTGCATACGCATCGCCTTGAGCGATCCTCAACAACATGTCATCATTGCGCCAGCGCATTTGTCTTCACTCATTGGTGGGTGTGTTACTGTTCTTTGTCAGTGATATCACCGATGTTGGGGTCATCAAAGACCTCGCGGTCAAAGCGCGTAGAGGCTGACTCCCGCTCGAACCGATCAACGATGTTCCACAGGTCGACGCCAGGCGTGCCCAACGTCGACGTAGATCCAGGGTTGCTTAAGTACGAGTGCTTCCACTTCAACACCTGTCGCAGCACGTCCTTCACCGTCTGCGGCGGGTCCTTTTTGAGGAGTCCCATCGGAGTTCAACCCCACCTTCGGTGAGGTCTGCGGTTGCGATCGATGCGATCGTTCACTATGTCCTCCATGATGCGTGCAGCCAACGAGAACAGGTCGTCTTCAGAGCGACTGCACCGGTTGTATTCACCCAACATCGTCCGACGACCCAGGTCGTCGAGGCCCAACCTTAACATCTCTTCCTGCAGCCAGTTGCCGATGCAGACAAGATTTCGTGTACGCGTGTCGCACGACCAGTTGGCAGGTCGACCGATCGAGTACGAAGAAAACAGGCGTGTTTGGTGTTGTTCGACCTGAGCAGCGATCGCTGCCGCTGTGTATGATTCAGTCATTTGGCGTTTTGCAGCAACAAACGTCACTGCGTTCTTCGATTTTGTACGTTCGGCACCCAGTGCGTCGTCCGGTTGTCAGCTGTCAATTCACGAACGACTGGGTTGCCCAAAGGGTCGACCGGTTTACCGTACACCGCAAATCGACTAGACGCTTCGCCTTTTTGCCCACCTACTTCTCGGTAGGTAAGCATGCTAGCTCCGTGCAACTCGTAGCTGCGTTGTAACACGTCGATGATGGCACATCGGAGGCATTCAATCTCGGTCGACGACAGGTCGTGCACAACGTCGTGAGGTGAAAGCCTTGCTGCGTAAAGGGCCTCAGCCTTGACGTAATTGCCGACGCCACTGACAACGGACTGATTCATCAACGTTGCGGCCAACGTCCAAGAATGCTTGCGTAACAAGGCCTGGCGAAATGTTTTAGCATCAGGTGGGTCATTGAGCATGTCGGGTCCCAGGGACGCAAGCTTCTTTGCGTGTGCAGCTGCACTGTGCACAAACTTGATGGTGCCAAAGCGACGTGGGTCATTGAAGTAGACTGTGTCGAACTGATCTACGCCGAGTCCAGAGTCATTGCAGTAGAAACCGAACGCTGTGTGTTGGGTCTTGTCACGAGAAAACTGACCTGACATGCCGTACGTGATCCACACGTACCACACGTCTTCATCGTGCGTCCGTTTCAGCGTCCACCACATGAACTTACCCTTGACGTCGATCGACTGGATGACGTAGGCTCCAAGCGTACCCAGTGACTTTATGAATTCATCAAACCCGGTTGGGTTGTTACGAGCGTACCGCCCTGTCTCCGAGGAGAAGGCGTTGACGATCTGCTTGTTGAGCAACAAACGTCGCAATTGATCGCGGCTGTGTGAAACCTCAGCGCCTTCAGGCATCGCTTTCCTCGATTTCTTCTGTGGGTGAAACAACCACGGGAGTGGGTTCAGTCAATTCATAACGATCATCGATACGAACGTCGTGGATGTGTGGCCAGACGTAAGCGAAGTGACCGGCGGTCTCGTCCCAAACGTTCAGTGCGTCCTGGTACGTGTTGAAGAAGGTTCCCTCGTGGATTTTCCCATCTTCCTTCGAAGCAAACACGATCCTCGTCTTGGGTTGCAGCTGCAACGATCCGCTGACGTATGCAGGAGCCATGGCGTTGAGGTCGAGCCTGATTCGACGGACCCTTTGGACCACACGAAGCTTCTTTGCTTTGCCTTCAAGTATCTTCTTTGCGTTGCTCATTGAGTTTTTCTCGGGCCCATCGATGGTATCTGACCAATGCGTGGTCGTTAGGTGGGTCGTCTCCCAAACGGCCCAAGCAAAAGATCTCCCAAGCTCGAGCGCCGTAATCACCGACGCCGGGCAGCTGGTGAGCGTGGTGCCAATCACCTGCCTGAAATGCAGCTGTCATCTTGAAGATGTTGTCAGTTCGACGGTTGGCGAATCCCAGGGGACGACAGACATTGACGACATCGTCACGTGATGCTCGTAGCAGCGTTGTTGGATCAGGCCACCGACGGATGAATTGTGGCAGCACCCGCTCGACTTGTTTCCGCGATGTGCAATTCAAGAACATACACGCTAGCAAGATGCGCCACTCTCCGACGGAGGTGCCGTCCCAAAGATCCTCTTGGATCAACCCGTACGGGCTCCTGGGCGGGATGCGTACCGATGTCATCGCATGCGATGCAGACCCAAGGCAGCGTTACCGTCGAGCAGCTTGTCAGCTCGAACAACGTCGTCTTGCGTCAAGACGTTGAGACACCTTTCCGGTTCAACACAAACGTACGTTGCAGGCACACATGACGTCAAGCTTGACAACGAGCGCTCGATCTTCATCGTCACCTGGTGTTGACGGAGTTCACGTTTCCGTGTGTAAGGCAGGTCGACCGAGCGAACCAGCGTCGCCACGTCGATGACCATGCAACCGTTCGAACCAAAGTGTGCTGGTTCACTGTTGGGTGGAACATCGTCTAGTGTGACGAACGTCTGCCTCCCGTCGGCCCAATACAACAGGTCATCAAGGCGTTGGTTTTTCTCTGTGGGGATGACCTCACATGTCAATTGTGAACCCTGTCGGATGTGGCGTGCCAGCACCCGCAGGTCAATGTCAGCCAACACGTTGCTGACTGGAACTACATACAGGTGTTTAACCTGAGGATTGTCAGTGAGAACGCCCGACTCAATCAACGCCGCACCCAGGTCGCCAGTGCCAGTCGGGTGTCGTATGACTTTTCCATCGTCAGACACGTGAAGCGAGTAATCCGGACGAAGCACCGGTGCGTCGAACTGCTCAAAGAGGCTGCACGTCGGTTGGGGTGACAGCGTAGAGAGCTCACTAGCGTATCGTTCGAGGGTGTTAGGGGCGACCATGATCCACGTCAACGCTGTCGTTGCCCTGTCGTTCACCGACACGGTCGCTTGAAAGATCTTATGTGTGACCAATGACACACCGACACCAGGCAACCTGATGAACGATTTCGAACCGCCTGTCCTAGAACCGATCCCACCCGCAAGGACGACGAAGGCCACGTGGCCCTGCTCGACGAGTTCGAATGCGTGGTTGATTTCGTCAAGAGCGACATCGTCGACCGTCTGCAACTCGTTTGTTGAGACCGGTTCACATGCGTGGATCGCTGGCTTGACGTTGACCAATGCAGCTACGTACTGTTCCAGATCGACCTGACCCGCCCTCTGACGGAAACCAACCGTTGGTTGCCACTGGTTGCGCAGCGCAGCAACAAAACCGTGTTCGATTCGCATCGAATCAACCTTGCGTGGGAGGATGCTTGACAAAGACAACGACCTTGTCCCCAGTGATCTTTGCTAGCATGCCTTCCAGCGCCGACCGCGTGAAAACAAAGACGTGACCGTCCCTGACAGCTGCACACGAAACGCCCATTGCCTCAGCGCTTGACACGAGAAAGTCTGCTGCATCGTCTGTTTTAACAGTCATGTTCCCTTCATACTACTGTAATCAAACACAGTGTGCAATGGTAAGGATCACTCGAGGCTAGATCATCGATGCTAACCGAGCAAACAATTGACGATTGTAGTCAGCAAACGGTGATGTGGTCGGGTCGATGAGGACGTTGGGTTGGACCCAGCGAATCACGCCCTCTTCGTCAGACTCGATCTGACCGGTCACCTGGCACGCAAACGTCGTGGTGACATATTCACCATCATCTGCCACAAAGACCCGCTGAAGGCTGATGCAGTCTAGTCCCGTTTCTTCCTTTAGCTCCCGCGCTGCCGCTTCTTCGGGTGTCTCACCGGGGTCGACTTTTCCTCCTGGCAAGCCCATCATCGTCGGGTCGTCGCGTCGGCTGACGGCTAGCACAGTACCGTCATCAGCGACGACGAGGACACATGCAGCTCGACGAAGCGCCTTGGGTTCATCGAGCTCGTCGAGCTCTTCCCACGTGGCCAATCCATCGTTGGGCCTGACTGCAACGTCGTATCGCATGTTACCAGCAGGCGACGGAGCATCCATCGCAAAGCCGTCGAGGACCTCTCGCACCAAAGCACGTAGGCCCTTGATGTCACTGAGCATTGACGTAGTCCATGCATGCTAGCTGACACGAAGTGACGCACGTGCCAGCAAAGCACTCTTCACCCAATCGACACACGTTGCTCGAACCACACTCGACCCGGGTGTCAACGACGCCGTCAGGGTGTTGTGATACGCATGCGTCAACACACTCTTTCCACTCAGACCTCACCGAATCAGGCACCGGAGCGACCAACGATCCACAACCGACCAAACACAACAGCAACAACTTCCACATCATGTGATGATAACACGTTTTCAGTCTGGCGTTCACTTGTTTTGCTTCTGCAATAACGTCAAGATCAACCTGAAGAACGCCAGGATGTAGCCCAAGATCCCTGACGGCGTGGTGTTCGGCAACGTGATCGACCCAGCGGCCGCAGCAGCCGATTCAGTGTCCAGGACAGTCGTTGTTGACGTCGGCACGGGCTGTTCAGGTTGTACAACGGGCGTTTGTTCCGGACTGGGCGGGACGGTGACAGGTTCGATCGGAGCGGGATCAGCAGCGCGAGGCCGCGCTGAGTGCATCATGATCTCTTCAAATGGGACGCGCAACCGGTTGCGATCGACGACAGTCGGGACGCCAGGGACCCGCCCGATGTTGCCCGCGCCAGCAGCGTACTGCCACATGATCCACATCACCCAGGGCCTGGGGACGATCGGCTTGAGTGCCGTCGTGTAGTGTGCGATCCACAACGGGTAGACAGCGAGATCAGTCGCCTCGGTCAGTTTCCTACGCGATGCCCAAAACCCAGGGTACGTGTAGAGAAAAGGTACCACGTTGAGCCGCTCGCGGCAGCGCGCCATGAAGGTGCGGATCGCATCGAGCCATTCATCATCGGTGGCTGCCTTGTTGTTGTCGGTCTCGCAGTCCAACATCGGCAGCAGCTCACAACCTTCCTTTTCGATGATGTCACAGAAGACATCAGCCTGTTGCCGTGCATCCTGAGGTTGGCCATGGCGGACTCGTAGGTAATGGTACCCACCCGTCAGCAGGCCGGCCTCCTTGGCCTTTGCGATGTGTTGTGAAAAGCGCGGATCAGCTATGGGCGTCGATGACCCGCCTTCTGACGCTTTTGCATAGACGAACTGGATCGTCTTGGCGGCCAGTTGCCAGTCGATCGAGTTCGGGTTTTGGTACCTGCTGACATCGATTCCTTCGAGCATGCAGCTACATAGCTAGTTACAGCTAGAATTTCACAAGGTTGGTCAAGTGCTAAAAGAAATTGCCAAGATCACAGTTGAGAAAAGAAAGAACCAACACTCCGTTCCATTGCCACGGGAACACGATGTTGGCATTTTTGAGTGTGATTCTTGTCACACGGAATTTAAGGTTGAATTCAACCTGGGAAACAAGCTCAAACATGCGCACCATTACTGCTCAAGACCGTGTCAGTACGCAGCACGTCGTCGCGGTGGATGTCAGTATGACGTCTACCAAACATTTCAGAATCCATACGCTCGACCGGACGTCAGAGAGAAAATCCGTCAAAGAATGCTTGAACGTTATGGTGTCATGTATCCCAGTGAATCACCAGAGCTTAGAAAACGAGCACACGAAACCCTTCAAAGACATTACGGTGGATTGGGATTTGCTGCCTCGTACGCACACAAATTTGATCATGCATCTATGATCAAGAAGCGCGCTGAGACGATGCGTACAAACGGTACACATCGACAATCAAGAGAGGAGGATCGATTCCATGAATTCTTGCGTCAGTATTTTTCTGACATTAAACGACAGGTCACCATTAGAGGTCGTTGGACAATCGACTTCTACATCAACGACATTGACGTCTACGTGCAATTCGACGGAATTTACTGGCACGGACTAGACAGACCCATCGAGATCATTCGACAACACGCTTCACGACAAGATGTGATCATCGAGCAAAAATGGAAAACAGATCAAGAACAGGTCGCCTGGTTTGCTGAGAACAACCTGACCCTGATCAGGATTCGGTCTGATCACTTCGATTTCAAGAAGAACGAGTGCGACTCTTTTCTTGAAGCCGTTGTTTCACTCCTTCAACGTCGATCAATTGACCAGCTGCACGACGTGCGTCAATTTCACACGGATTTGACCAGTAGTAATGCGAGCTCGGGCAGCACAGCCAGATAAACAGTGCGTTGAGCCCGTACATCAATGCCCAAAAAATGCCGGCTCTCATCACCTGCTTGACGTGTTGGCCTTCGTGCGTCAATAGACGGTCCCACTTCGCAGTGTCAGCTGGATCTGCGTCAGCGACGATGACATTGCCGATGCAGTGACCACCCCAGCGATCCCAGTACGCCTTCAGCGGCCCCTTGACCCGATCGGGCACAGGGCAAAACACTAGAGCGTCGCGTTCGATGCCGTGGTACTTGTACCAACCCAAGGCCCAGAACACGCTGACGTATGTCAGACACGCCAGTGTCAAGGGCGACGCCCAGATGAATCCCAACACCTTCAAAAGCATCGACATCGAGACCTCCCGAGTTAGATAGGCAAACAGGTACGATCTATTTGATCATCAGGCGCCGGGCCGGTTCCAAGGCGATGACGAACCTATGCAATTCACTTAGGAGACGTCTCCTGTATCGCCCCACAAGGGATCAAACGTGTTGCGAAACTTGTCCCACGTCTTGTCCTTCAGAAGCGACTTGAATTCCCACTGAGTGAATGCCTTCTCAACAGCGGACCAATTTCTCTCGGGTGACGAAGATGTCATCTGAGCAGCTTCATCGTCAGACCAGGTCTTGAATTCAATCAATCGATAATTGCGCTGAAAAATTCGAGCATGTTCTTGATCAGATAAGAACTCTCTCAACAGATCCGGATCTGATGCAATTTCATCAGCACGTTTATTGCCAATGCCCGGGATACCCGGGATGTTATCAGAACCATCACCTCGAAGAGCCTTCCACGTAACATACTGAAAATCAACTGGGTCGTCGACGAACTCTTTCGTCATTGGGTTGTAGAGCCGGACGTGCGGGAACTGGCCCAACAGCTGTGTGAAATCAGAGTCGTTGCTGCAGACAGTCCATGGCACTGCCGTCGTCGCCCGCCGGATCAGGTTGTAGATGGTGTCATCACACTCGTGATCAGGGTGCCTGATGATCGACACCGGAAAGTGTTGGGACAACAGCTGCACGACGAGACCGGCCTGTCGGTAAAAGTCACGCTCACGCTGCAGCTTCTCAACCTGCTTCGGGTCGACAGCAGAACCATCAGGTGCCTGTTCGATGACGCGGTTTGCTTTGTACTCTGACATCAGGTCGTAGCGCCACTTTGGATGGCCTTCTGTGACAAAGTAGACACGGGTAGGTGAGTGCATCTCGACGAGGGCGCGCAGGTTGCGAAAGGCATTGAAAACGACGTAGTAGTCGCCGGCGTTGAACCCGGCGCGGGCCCGGTGCAGGAAATTCATGCCGTCGATCGCTAGGATGTGAGGCGTTCGTGTTTCCATCATCTAGTTCTCTTGTGTGAGATTCCAACCCTTACATTACCACTGTCAGTGCGTACGATGCACACCCGCATGGGTCACCACTCCTTAGCAACCTCGTCTGGAAACTCGTCAGCGATGATTGCGTCAAGCGCACGTTCGACGGTTGAGATCCGGGAGAAAACACGCGCCATGCGGCGCTCGACCAGCTCACGGACGTTCTTCAGCATGTAGCGAGCGCGCGACATGTTCCATGCTGAAACAAAGGCGTTCAGCGGGACGGTGACGCCATTGATCCGGATGTCAACGTCGACCTCTNNGCGTCTCACCCGAATGCGACGCAAGACACAGGCCAAACACCTTGTCAAGGTCTAGGCCAGCGACCTCGGTCATTGCATGGATCAGGAGGTGACCGACGAAAGAATCATCGATCACAGCCTTCGACAAGTTGATCTTCTCCATATCACAACCTCTTTTTAACAATGATCGCTCAATAAGACTGCGCGCCGTTTCTCACTGTCGTCATTGACTGTTGATCGATCGATTCAGCGAACCATCATGGCTTCTTGGCCTGCTCGAGGTACCACGCGCGCGCTCGATTGCTGCAAGCCTGAACAGCTTTCTTCTGGTCGAGCCCAGAAGCTTCCATCTGAGCCGTCGTCTCCTTGATGATGTCTTTGCTGATCCACGCAAGGAACGCTCCAACGTTCCTAAGCTCAAACTGCAGCTCGCCGCTGTTGACAGCTCGAACCCCTTGTTCGAGCCTGGCCGGCGTCAGGACCATCTGCGAGAAGTCATCGAGACCCTGGGCCACAGCTGGATCCAGCTGAGCCGGTCGTTCCTTGGCAACGACCTTGTGCTTGTCGCCCTTGGCCTTGAAACACAGGTTGCTGAAGTTCCTGTAGCCGCCATGTGCCTCGTCCACCGGATAGAAGACAAGCCCCTCGCCGGTGCCCTCAATCCCGAACGTCTGCTTCGTCCAGGGGTCACATGCCTCGACCTGTGCCACCCGATCGTTGATACGATCCAACACCGGCTGGAGTTGCTCGCTCGGCAGCGACCAGTCGATGTCGTACGACTCGTCTGAGTCCCAAGGAATGATCTTGACACTCGCGTCACAGAGGCCGCGCACGACAGTTTGAAAGAGCGCCTCGAGGGCCTGAGGTTGAGAAAGCAAGGTGTCATCACCTTCGACGTAGTCAACGTAGCGGGCAGCGAACACAGCAAAGGTCCGTTGTGGGATCTGATTGACAGCTACGCCCTTTTGGATGCCCGGTCCACACCATTCGCCATAGAAGACGACGGGACGTGCCAGACGGTCGACGTTGACATAGGGCTCGATGGTGTTTTTGACCCACGCAGCAAAACCAACGTTGTCAGACGTCGGAGTGATGACGTTGGTCCGAGAGAACGCAGTCACTGTTCCATTGGGATCGATCCGGATGCCGGCGTTGGTCCCATGGAGCTTGACCTTGGCCCGATACCTGACAATGTTGCTTGATCCCAGTAGTTCTGGGTACCTCAAGACGTTCTTGCGAACGTTGTGAAAGGCTTCGATGTCTGTCCAGGGTACGTGTGTCATATGAATTTCTCTTACGTCTTTTCATCTAGACACAAAACATTTGCTATCGCAATGGTCACGGCTTGCGTTTTTTGAAGGAGCATCCATAAGCCCAATCATTCACCGCCGAGAGTGATGGCCGCAAATGCCCTGACGGCGTTCGTCATCGATTTTTCTGACATGCACAGTTCATCGCCCAACATCAGACGCGTATAACCTAGCGCAACGTGGAAGGCGACATCGCTGATGTCAGAGCACGACGGATCACCACCATTCACCATGGTGTTGAGGAAACGCGAGGCGACGACAGCTTCGGAGTCGACCTTGATGATGGTACAGACATAGACGCGGTCAATCTCGAGCACTGTTCCGGCTGGAGCCGTCGACGGTGCAATCATCATGAAACTCGAACAACCTGGCGTTGTATCGCAGGACCTCAGGCGAGGGCATGCTCGTCGGCTTAGCATCGGTTGCACCGGTGTGGTATCAAAAGTGAACCTTCAGCTCAGGTTCCCTGTTGAGCCAGCCCCGCATCAGATCCTTGATCGCCTTCGTCGATAGCTTCACGATTAAATCCTAACGTTGATGATGGATTAAAACCCTGTCCGTGACCCAAAGGAGCCCCAGAGGGACCCACGTGGGCACTAGACCTCAATGTCACAATTCTCGTAGGTGACCTTGACGCGGCGGACGGATGACATTGCAAAACCAGGTTTTGCAATGTGAATGCATCCGACGAACTCAAGGTCGTACACAGCGTCATTGATCGTCCAAACCTGAACGTGTGCCTTCTTGACGTTGACGAACTTAAGCCTGGCGACAGGGTCTGACTGCCCCGTCCAGAGTTCCTTCAACCACTTGAGCATAGTTGACCATAACACCCCAATTGTCCAGCTTTCACTCTTCGATGAGCGCTAGGTGGCGGTTGACGTAGTCACGGTCACGAGAAAACACTGGGATGTTGTGGTCGACGTACCAGATCCCGCGAGCGACTGCAACCTCGCCCGTCTCAGAGTCTTGATACGTCCCATCGACCGTTCGAACGATGCAGCTGCCTCGCGTCCACCGTTGTTCCAGCATGTTCCACGGATGCCCTGCCTGTTCACACATCTTGACGAGCTCAGTGCCTGGCTTGCCTTGGCACTGTGCGTGTGAAAACAGCGATCGAGCCAGCTGCTGCACCGAGTTGCGTGCACAGTCTTGCTGCCTCCACAGGAAGTAGTTGCAAACGTCCGATTCGGGCACGACAAACGCCCGGGCATCGAACACAGCAGGCCTGATGCTGCTGTCACGCCAGATCTTGTACGACTGTGCTGTAAACGTCGCGCTAGCGACGGCGGCGGCCACAGAACACATCTTCTGGACCTGTCGATCGAACCACGATGACGAGTTGAACCGCTTGTAGCCATGGACCAACAGCGAGATCTCATCTGATTGTGTGTATGCCAGCTGCGCTCCCTGCACCTCCTCACACAGCTGCTGTGCCGTTGCCACCATCACGTCAGCCAGGCTGGTGTCGAATGGTCGCTGGCACCCTCGAGTGTATGTATGAAACGCCTTGCCGTCGATCCTGATGATGATCGGCAGTCGATCGGGCAGCACCGTCCGGCTAGCCTCCTCGTAGCGTTTCATCCTGTCGCCCAGTGAAGTTCGATCGCTGTTTCCCATTGCACTTGCTCACTTGATAGCGCAACCGATGTTATCGGCTTGTTTCTTGGCTTCCTCCAAAGAGGGATACATCCCCAGTGATGTGTTGCTGCGCCAAGGTCGATGAGCGTATAAGCGATACTTGGTCGTTTCCAATCCTTGGTACGATGTAGCATCGACAAAGCAGTAGTCTGCCTGGCCGCTGGCGCTTACCAAGAGATAAAACGTGTACAATCCAAGTGACAACAGTCCCACTATGGACAACCAAATGACGATTGAACCGATTGCTTCGGTGAAGTTACTTTTGTTATTCATTTGACGCATCTTCGATCGACAGTCGATTGCATTTGGCTGCGCGTTTAGCACGAACACTCAGCAATGCACGTTGCAGCTCGTCTTCTTCGATGGCAAGAGCTCGTTGGTGAAACTGATCAGCAACATCAGCTGTGATCCACGACGCGATCGGCCCGCGGGTCTTTTCGTACATCTTGACTGATTCGTGGTAAATCACATGGTGTCGTTGCTGACCCAGCTTACAACGAGAGTGCCAAGCAGCTGCAGCAAACAGACCCATCTTGGTCAACAAAGCAGGCACCTCAGCAGAAAACATGTTACAAATGCCGAGCTCTCGGAAGTACTCGATCTCGAGCATCTCTTCCCAGGTCAGGATGCACTCCATGAAATTGTGCCAATCAATGACACCACGAAAATCGTGGGAAGGCTTTTGCATCCTTTCCGCACCTTAATGTGTCAAGACAGCCTATTTCACTTTTTTTTGTGCGGCTAGCTTTTGCCAAACCTCGAGCGGTATCGATTGCAAGGCGGTCATCGCTAGCGTGACGCTGTCAAAGTACGCCTTCAGAGCAGCTTCATCATCGATATCACCCGAAGCGACGGCGGCTGAAATCATCGATTGCAGCTGCTCCCGCACTCGTTCTTTCTTCATGTATGACGCAGAAGCAGCGATCCTTGCCTCTATCAGAGAACGTAGCTGCCTGATTGACACTTTCATCGATGACTAAATACTGGTCAACATCTCTGAGATGACGCCCAAGGTGTCGTCTGGATCTCGGACTGAAATGCACTGAACGCCGCTGAGGTGAACTACGCTGTCATTCCCACCTGGAAACAACGCGTCACCGATAAACACTGCATCGCCCTTTTGAAGGGCTAACATCCGCAGCAGTCGCTCGACGCCGTATCGCTTGTCAAAGCCTGCTAGGGTGACATCAACCGACGTCATGCCACCGACTCGAGCAGCAAACTGTTCAGGCAACGCTTGGGCAATCGCATCGCGAAGAGCGATCTTCTTCGAAGACGTTGGGTCCCAACGACGTTTTTCATCGACAGGAGCACGTTGGCCCAGTGCCGACAAGGTCACCTGTGAGCCACGAACTTCGATGCGTTCTCCCCATGCGTCCGGGATTTCAGGCAGTCCAACGCCTGAGGCGTGTGTGGCTGTCAAGATGGCTTTTTTGATCTGCTCAACGTCACGTTCGCTCAAAAGGTGTTGATACAGCGAACTCCAGGAAGACCCATCGTGTGTGTAGCAAGCAGCACCGCTCGTCGGTAGCAGGTACATCTGTTGCGCTAGCTCTGGGTCGACAGATGACACCGGCTCGATCAATTGCGACAACAACTGTTGCAAGTTACACCCAGAAACAACGGCGACCGTCGACCGCGCCAGCAGGCTAGCAACCGCAACTGCCATCTTTTCAGATACGGGTTGCTTGCTCTCAGCCAAGGTTCCATCGAGATCAAAGATGATCAGTTTTTTCATGCGATGGCGTCCGGCAGCTTCACGCTCTTGACTCGAGCAACAGTACCATCAGGCAGCGTGACCACGCTGCCTTCAGTTACCTCAGCTTCCGCCGAAAGCTCAGCTGCTAGTTCGTGGACTGGATTGTTGCGCGCGGGATTGGGCGGTTTTTTCTTGAGATCGGTGATCATGTTTGGGCTCTCAAAAGAACCCGCGTACCATTCGTTTGATTTCTTGCTCGCCTCGTCGATCATGCGTGTGATCTGGGCGGAGGCCCGCTCGATCAACACCGTCTTGGCTTTTTCCGCTGAATCAAACAGCTCGCCGTCAACGTCGCTGATGACCATCGTCTTGTTGGGATCTGCACCGACGCGGACAACGTAATCGACGGACTTACCGGTCATTGACGTCTTGGTGATGACTTCGACCACCTGAATCGGATACACCCGTGGTTCTTTGCGAAGAACTGCGTACAACACTTGCCCAACGTCGTATGCCATCATCACTCATCCTCAGTGAACATGCTGTTGGGCAGGTTACCTTCAGCGTCAGGAGACGGCTCTTCGGCAGCGACCAAGAAAACATCGATGGGTGGCGCCTCAGAGGCACTGACCACAAAATCGGGGGCGTCATCGTCCAGTGCGACCTGAGCGTCTTGGCACGCCTTGACGACCTTCTTCCACAGGACAGTCTCCACGATCTTACGCCCTTCCTTCATGGCCAGCGCCTGGCTGACAGTCAGCCTGACAGTTGGGGGCAGCCCGACGCTGAAGAGGTCGCGCAGGTGAACCAGTTCGTGCTTTGTCAGCTTGATCGTGTACGTCTTTTTTGCATCGATGTTGTTGGGCATCGAACAATCCTATCCTTCCCGCGTTGAGCGTTAACGGATCAGGTCGATGGATCCCGTAGGACTTCAAGGAACAACTCGTAGGTGTCCTTGTGTTGAATGCCTTGTTCGATCTTTAGGACGCTGAGCGCGGCCTTGAGCACTTTGACATCGAGCTTTTCAGCATACTCTTCGATGAGTTCCTTGCGATCTTCTTTGAGAAGCTCGATCTCGTTGTCGATGTTGCTCGCACGCTCCATGAACTCTTTGACCGTCGCCTTGAGAGCATTCAATTCATCAGGTTGTAGCACAGCGACGTTGTACTGTTCGATTGACTTTTTCTTTGCCATGCATGCATGGTAACACGTGCACGTTCAGTGTTCAGTTGATTAGGTTCAAAGTACTTTTATCTTTTGAATGACGCTCTGATAGTCCTTGATAAATGGATGATCACTGGGCACCCCCGCCTTGGCAGCCGACTGTGCCTGCATCTCCAGCTGCTTGACGTAGAATTCTTTCATGCTCTTCTTTGTCACCGCCAACAACTGAGCCTCAACCTTGGCACGCTCTTGTTCCGGAACCTGCTGCAGCTTATCGAGCCCGGGCAACTGCTTGCCGACCTTACGTTGCAGGTCGTCAAGAGACCGTGAATTGAGAACAGACGACGCTTGCTTGTAGACGTTGCTCAACGTTGAGCGGACGATCGCCTTGGCTTGCTTAGACATCGCTTGCACGTCGTGGTTTTGCTCGATCATTTCCTTTATGCGCTTGTCGTTGATGACGCGGGCCAGGCGTTCAGCAGGATCATCGTGTTCCTCACGGAGGATTCCTTCGTGCTGGCGACTGGGCGATATGCCCAAACGCTTCAACAACTTGTCAGCTGCTCCTCCTGTCAAGATGCTAAGCAAGTTCGCAGCGACTTTGGGTGCCTTTGCTGCCAGCTTTGTCGTCAGGAAAATGTCGGGCCTATACATGAAGGCCGCAATCATTACGTCACTTTCGTTAAAGGCGTCCCACGTGGCCTTGTAGACCTGTCCATACTGCTGGCGGATCTGATCGAGCTGTTCTTTTTCTGACGCAAATATCTCAGCGTAGCTGTCCTTCAAGATGGGCAGCAACGACGTTGCGACGGCTTCGAAGGCGACCTTCGCCAAGGTCAACCCACGTTGAGAGATCTCTTTGGTTTTGCCTGCAGCGACACCTACCACGTCAACGAACGGCTTGATGAATGCTTTGTACAGCTGGTCACCGTCAGCGAAGTGCATGCCATACGTGCCGTTGGCGCCGGGACCAGTGTCATGCAATCCCAGACCGGCGTAATCGCCACCGTACATGCCGTAGCCCCCGCCGAACCCGTAGTCCTCTCGGAGGATCTCAGTCACCAGTTCACGCAACAGGTCGTCAGGTCGCATCGTCCCTAAATAGGACAGGGCGACCTGACATTTCCGACCAACGTGCAGCTAACTGACGCTCAAAGTCATTGGTCTGCTGTCGTTTGGTGAGAGGGTGTCGGTTTGAAAACGCGCTGCGCTCGTCGGGAGGCAACACCTTCAACATCTCCTTCTTGATGACTAAGAAATCATCAACGTCCGAAGCGTATGAAAAAACGTAATCAAGGGCCTGTATGACCTTCGTTGACATCGCGATCATGGTCCCCTCGCACGAGTTTGGTAAGAAACGTAGTGATGTGTTCCGCCTGGTATGCTTGCAGCCGCGGCGCATTTACTGCGTCTGAAACGATGTCATCAACGTCGAACCATCGAGCGTCTGCGACCTCGCAGTCAGGGTCGTCGTGGATGGGCTCCTGCAGTGGGTCTACAGGCGATGCAGCGAAGGTGACGAGCGTCTTTGATTCGTTCTTCAGTTCGATCCGGATGTCTGGCAACCTGCGTCCGACTACGACGCCCAACCCGGTTTCTTCTCGAGTTTCACGGACTGCGCATTCCTCAAGCGTTTCGTCGGCATGGATGTGACCCTTTGGTATGCCCCACGAGTCCTTGTGAGCAAACTGTTTGATCAACAGGACTTGCAAGCGGCCTGGGACGGTAGGGTTCACACGCGATGTCAGCGTACCGCATGACGTCGTTTTCTGAACCTTGTTCTTCGACTTCATGTTATGTATCATAAAACAACCAGCTAGCGGTTGACACTCCGTAAGTGTCGCTCAGGCTTTAGGCTTTACCTCGATGCTATGCTAGCACAACGCGCTGCTGTCCACCACCGGAGCGATTAAAATAACATGAGAATCGGATTGATTGCGGGTAGCTATAGCCCATACCACGCCGGGCACGATGGGTTAGTGCGCCTGGCATCGAGCGAGTGTGACGAAGTCCATCTTTTTGTTTCGCTAAGCGACCGTGCCCGACCGGGTGAGATCGCAGTCCTAGGCACTGACAAGGCCAAGATCTGGCAGACGATCATCGAACCATCCTTGCCCGACAACGTCGAGGTGACGTACGGAGGCAGTCCCATCGGTAACATCTGGAAGGAGCTCGGCAATGCTAACATCGCCGGATCGGAGGACACCTTCATCCTGTACGGAGACGTCGACGACGCCGCTACCAATTTTTCTAAGGACTTCCTGACAAAGTACGCCGGCGACCTCTACAGGCGTGGCCTCATCGAGGTGCGCCCAGTCAAACGCACCGATACCGTCGACGTTTCAGGGACGAGGATGCGTCAGTACCTCGCAGCCGGCGATGCCAAGTCGTTCATCGCTGGCCTTCCACGATCGATCGATGGCCAGCGAGTGTGGGACATCTTGTCAGCGACGGCGGCATCTAGACCCACCGTCAAGACAACGGCTCGAGCCAAGAAGCCTACGAAGCGCTGACGATTCCCAATCGTGATTCGACGTAATCACGTCGTAGGATGTACTTGGGTGACATCTTGGTGATACAGACGAGTCGAAAGGCCCGATCGTAGTCAGCGGCGGGTACCCGCAGGAAGCCCATGGACGTCGTCCCATTGATTGCTGCGTACTTTCCCAGCACCTTGGAGGGCGCCAGTTCACGTTGCAACTCATTGCGAATGTGTTCGGGCAACGTGTTGTACAGCTTGCCAGCAGACACCTCGCCGGTGTCAAAGGCTTCCCACATCGATTCATCTAACATCGCGTCTGTCGTTGACCTGATGATCGATCGCTTGACACGGCCGAACATTTTCATCCCAATTGCACCAACCTTGAAAGAGGCGATCGAACCCAAGTCAGTCGTCACCTCCCATGACTTGATCTCTTCGTTGAGTCCAGGTAGGTCACAGTCAAACTGCGTCGGACCATCGATGATCGAGTGTCGAGTCCTTAGAGCCTTTTCGCCGTAGCCTTCGTAGCTCAGCGTCGGTTGCTGGTTGAGCGTTCGTTCCTCATCTGTCCACAACGTGCCATCGCAGTCCATCAATACGGTCAACAGCTGGTGCAGCGTCAAGCGATTGGGATCTTGTATTCGTAACAACCTGCCATCGATCAACCTGATCTTCGTCTTTGCTGTTGAACGCTGTCGCGAGGCGCCCTTGACGTTGGTCGCAGCCTCCAACGACTGGAGCGCTCGTTGCCGCTGCGCCAACAGCTCTACCTTGTCACGTTCAATGAAGTCCTTGAAGGTCTGACACCGATGATAGGTGCACTCCATAGTACCCTCCATGACGCCAATAATATCCACTGTAGGAATGGTGTATTCCCACCTCGACCGCTCACAGAATATTTTGAGTGGCTACTGTGGGCCTGAACCAAAGGTGGCGAGGATAAAGCGAGGACGACCTTGGGTCACCTTTTCGAACTTCAGAGCGTTGGCCAACTGGTCACGTGGGATTGCCATGAAGCCTTGTGGGTTGACGATGAAGACACCGTCGACCTGCGAAAAGACGTTGTCGATCTTGATGCTCTGGAACCATTCGTTGAAGAACGCCCGCGGGTCGTCGAACGCCTTGTCCTTCAACGTCGCCATCGCGATGTCGATCTCTTCGAAGTCTGTTAAGATGTCCTCGCGGCCGGTCGCCTTCTTGACACGCTTGGCCACGTCGATGAAGGTTGATTTGTCGACGCGGGTCTCCTTGTCGTTGAGTGCAACGCGGGTGTCGGGCTGTGCAACGTCCTTCTTGTCGGGATCGATGCGGTTCTTGATGTTGCTGACGATTGTCAACACTGACCTGAGGTCGATGAACTTTCCCTTGCTGACCTCGCCCTTGCTGACGATCATCTCATACTCGTCTTCAACGAATGACTTGACAAACTCGAGCTTCTTGGCGTCGTCAGGTGTCAGGGTATCGCTCAGTTTCACCTTGTCACAGACGACAGTGAAGTTTTTCAACTGTTGCATGACGCTGTTCAACCGCCGCCTCGAGTGTTCGAAGGCCTTGAGTCCTTCGGTTCCCGGACGGATCGTCTCTGACTTGCTGAGCAGTTGTTTGACCTCCCAGGCCGACCCATCGGTCATGACAACGTCGTATGAGACACTTCCGCCTTGCACCTGTCCGCCAAAGACGTACGCTAGCCATTCTTCACCGGGCCCGGTACCCATCGCTGCCTGCTCGTTATCATCGCCTGCCGCCTTCGAGCCGTACGACAGCTTCGTACGTTTGACCTGTGCGGGCCAGGCGTGCCACTTCATGAATGAGATCTTGTTGATGTCCAGGACGCCCTTCTTGTCCTTCGAAGGCAGCTGTTTATCGTCAGTCGTTCGAGCTCCCGATCCTCCACGCCGCTCTCGACGGTAGCCTCTGACCTCAGGGTTGTATGCAGCATAACGAGCTTCAGCCTTGTCAAGCAACTGCTCGAGCGTCTCTCGACGCTTGGCTGCCAAGGACGGACTGTAGTCGTACTCTGGCTGTGACTTCAGTTGCTTGCGCGCCTTTTCTTCACCGATGCCCTGCTTACGTAGCTGAGCAAACGCAGCATCAAAGGCTGCTTTCTTAGCGTTGTTCTCATCCCAGGCTGCGAGGGCCGCTTTCGCTTCCGCGTACTTGACACGAGCTTCCTCCTCAGCCCGTTCGAACTCAGCACCTACACCCGTCGTCCCGTCCCCCGTGGCCTCAGCTAGCAACGCATCAAACCTTGATGACTTGATGACGTCTTCGACTAACTGCGCACGCACCGACTTGCGTAGGTACGATTCACGCAGCGTGTCCTTGGTCTTAGACCTGAGGGAACCTTCTCCCATGTCGAGCTTTGGGATGCCCGGGCGACCGTACTTGAAGAGGCCCAGGATCTGGTGCGCCGGCGCAAATGCTCCGGTGAACTTGTAGGCCTGGCCCTTGTAAAAGAAGACGATGCCCTCCATCGCTGCACCGATGTTCTCAACGCTGCCCAGCTTTTCCATCTGGCGCTTGAGGACCTCCATGGCAGCCTCGTTGCCGCTGGCTTCAATGGCGCTGATCGCCTTGGACACCTGGTCGCGGAGGCGCTGGACCTCCGCGTCTGAATTGGCAATCAACGTCGAGCTGAGGCCTTTCAGCGCCTCGATGGCAAACCTATGGATGACGTGTTCGATGGGTGCAACGAGGCGCTGCATCAGCTTGTCAGCGCCCTTGATGAACGCTGAGATCTCAGCGTGCTGTTCCTTCGGCGTCACCTTCTTGATGTCATTGACACTGGGAGCTCCCGGAGCTCCGATAGCCCTTTCAACGACAGCGACAGAGCCAGCTCGATCGAGCTTAAGCGAGCTGACCTCACGTGCGACCATCGAACGCAGGTAGTCATAGATGTTGTTGTCGTCAGAGACGCCGGCCCGAGACATCACCGCGTCGAGGTCCGACAGCGCCTGCTGCACGATCGAACCGTCAGAGATCTTTTTGATGTTAAGAAGTGAGGGGCCCTTGACCCGCCAGTCCTTGGCCTTGACCGATTTTTGCATGTTGTCGATGTTGGTCGCTAGCAGGTCGACACCCTCGACGTCGTTGACGTTTGTGACCTTACCCGCAGCATCGACGTCCAGGACGGGTGACTGGTGGAAGACGACGCTGTTGCTGTCGTAGTTGATCGTTCCCGGATTGGCCGTGTAGATGACCTCGACAGAGTACCAACGCGATCCATCGTGGAAGACCTGCTTACGTAGGCTAGGAGGTAGTGTCACGACGGCCTGGCGCAGGACGTCAAAGGCTTGGTTGAAGGCATCCTCCACGTTTCCTCGTCCGAAGAACTTCTTGGCCAGCCCGGCGGCGTCCATGCCGCCGCCCTTGATGTCACCACCGTTACGAGCGACACGAAGCTCCTTTCCAACGAAGGTGAACATGATGTTCATCCCATCAAGCTTCTCAGAGACCTTCTCCAGCTTGCCTTCAGCGGCTGACTTGATGACGTCTTTCAACTCAGCAAACGTCAACTCGCGGTTGTCATAGAGGTGCTGGAGGTGGCCCGCGGCGCCGCCTTCTTCGATGATGTTAAGTTGTTTCATTAATGAAATTCAACTTTCGTAGATGTTAACCAGGGGTCGAGGTTGATTAGCTGCCTCGACCTCGTCTGCGAGGCGTCGTGCGACGTCGTCTTGCCAGGATTCGAGTTGATTGCGCGGTGCATGTGTCTTGAACGACAGAACGTATTCAGCGTAGTACGACCACGAAGCCCCCTGGTCATGATCGATCTTCGTGAGAGACACGTTCGAGTGCCCAAACAGTTCCTCTGCAGTGCCCAACAAGATGTCATCGAACCCATCTTTGACATCTTGTTCCAGTGGCCCACGTTCATTTTTCGAAGCGTCATGACGATAATAGACGTGCACCCTGAATTGGTACTTGACCCTGTTCTTTTTGGGAGGACGCTTGCCTGGAGCGATGGGCTTCCAGAACGTCGGGGTCATCCAGCGTCCTTCGATCCATCCGGGCATGTCATCAAGTTCGACAGGAAACCAGTCCGTATCGCCCACCTGTTGCAGCTTGTCGCCGACGACAAGCAATGAATTGATGTCAACGTGTCCGAGGAGCTCATCGCCTCCAGGCGTTCCGAACAACTTGATCGGCAGGACGTCCTTGCCTGGTCTTAAGACCCATGTCGTGCCGGCTTGCATCAATCGAGTGGTTCTCGTATCAAGAATCTTGTTCCTGTATTTCTTGATCGCATCGATGACCTGTGTTGGACTAAGGCTACCCCGAGCGATGACGCTCTGGATGTCATGATGCGTCTTGTTTCCTACCGTGCCGACCCTGACCTGATCGACATCAGGATGGTATATGAAAAACTTTCTGTCTAGATCTCCATCGTTCCAAACGTACGTTTGGTTCTTCAACTGTCTGGGTGTCGAGATCAGATCAAATCCCAAATCTGTCAACAGCGATTCGTACGCTTCAACGTTGGGATAATTGACCTCACGCAGGATGTCAACAGACTCGTGGACGCTTTTCAGACGATCGTTGGCGCGCCTTGCGCTAGCAAGTTCTGCCCTCAGTTTGTTTAGCAACCTGGCATAGTTTGCTCGAGCCTCTGACCCTCGACGCTGGCGGTCGCGCCAACGCGTGAGGTCAGCGATCCTGGCCTCGAGGTCCTCGATGTGCCTAGGCGATCCGTGAGGAACACGTGAACCGTCAGACACGTGCGTCTCTCTGACCCGCTTGAGTTCTTCGATCCGTTGCTGAACCAAGTCACGGATGCACTCTCTGACGATCGTTAACGTGGTCATCGGTTGCTGACCTCGACCCGATCGACAGCGTTAGAGAGCGCTCCAAAGATGAACATCCTGACGTGGTCGTCATCGATCGGCGCCGAAGGCGGGATGTTGAACTGTTGTCGCACACGATCGCCAAATTGAGGCGTCATTTGGATCTCAAGGACTAGTCCTTTCGGAAGCAAGATGTTCCGTGTCTCCATCATTTCCTCTTAGGCGTGATCGGAACGGGTCCCGAGGTGTCCTCGCTGCCGGCCTTGTTGTTCGCTGGCCGGTCGTGAGACGTCTTTTTGATGATGTTCGGTTGGATCGTCTTCTGACGAACGTCCGGCCCTTTCTTCATGTGAACGTCTGACGGGTTGCTGTCGGGTTCGACGGCCTGTTGGGCCGGGATCTCGCCGGTGACAATCTGGGCGATCCCCTTGAGAAAGGCAAACAATGCGGTGCGCTCGGCGACGGACAAGCTGCTGACGTACTCTTCCATCGCGGGGCCGACAGCGCTGTCCTTGAAGGACCGACCGCTGCGGATGGAATTGAGCTTTTCAATGACGTCCTTGGGTTCAACGTCGCCCTGCTCAAGCTTCTTCTTCTCGTCGTCGCCCGTCTTGGACGTCTGTTGCACGTCGGTGTCACTCGATGCATCACTCGAGCCTTCATCGTCCCCAAAAAGACCTACACCACCTTCATCATCTGATGAATTGTCTGTGTTGCCAGTAGCAGCCTGCTTTTCCTTTTCTTGCAGACCCTTGCGGTGAAGGCTCGACTTGACGCCTTCCTCGAACAATGCAGCTACGAGGCCCGCTAGGCTCTTGCCACCCGTGATGATGCTCGAGCTCATCGCTTGCCTCCGTTGACGACGATCCTACCCAGTGGGCGTTCCTGGCGGCGCATCTGACGGATCCGTTGCGGGTGATCGATCTTTTCATCGATCGTCCTCCGCCTCGACTCGACCATCACGATCCTGTCCATGAACTTATCAAACGACGTCGACTCAGCCTGAGTAGCAGCCAGCTGATCTTCATGCTTTGCAACCTCACGCGCATGACAAGCCTGGCACAGGTTATTGTTTGGGCCGAACAGAATTGAACTTACGCCGTGACCGTGGGTCTCCGCGCCGCAGATGTCACAATTGTCGGTGGTCTCATCCTCGAACTCACCTAGGTCACTGTGTTCCCTGTGCCAGGCAACTGCCTCCGCCTGTTCATACGAGTGATCGAACCCACAGTCACCGCACGGTTCGTAGTCAGCGATCGGCTTTTCGTTGTTTTCTGTCTCTGTTTTCATTGTGACATCTTTCTAATCGCTTCGACGGTTACCAACTGTGTCACATCTGTCAACTGTGACAGGATTATTCAAGGTTAATTATGGAACCACCGTTGACAAGCCAATCAAGAGCGTTTTGTTCTGTTGAGGTGCAACGCAATCACACACATCTGGTCCCTGACATCGATTTCCTGGATCCTAGCAGCCTTTACTGTAAAGGGGCCGACCAGGTTGACGATGCGCGTCCCGTGATGGAGCTCAAAGCAGTCAAACGTCTGCTTGTCAGCCTGTACCAGGTCAAACGCATCTGACAGTTCAACACGGAACTCGATCTCAGGTTCGATGTCAAACAACACCGTCCGAAGGATCCCTGTCATCGGGTTCAATTGCCCAGCCAAACGACGGGCAGCGACGACGGTGACATAGCGGTGAGCCAGGTCATCAACATCATCTGCGTTGTCGAGGTCTAGGACCTGGCCACGCAACGTATCACTCATCAAGATCCGTGAAGGGTCAGCTTTCATCTCCATAACAGCTGACACTATAAACTACGTCTTTATAGAGGACATCTGCGAAGGTTGCGTAGTCCTTGTCGCTCTCAGTGACCTTCTGCAGTTCCTTCGTCGAGAGTTTCACTGTCACCCGGTCGTGGTCGATGGCGATGCGAGCGTGGTGTTGGGTATCACGTTCATATGCCAACAGTTCAGTGATGAACGTCTCCCTGTCGTTGATGCGACGAAATTGAAACGTTTTTGTCAACGACCCTTCGTCCTTTGCCCACCGATCTGTAGCAACGAGGGGCACCTCGGGTTGTTGCTGCGGAGTGATTGGCAGCCGGCCCAGGGCCATGGGACGTTGAGCATTCTTGATGAACGATTCGTGCAACGTTTTGAGGCTCTTCATCCTCACCCTCACAATACGATACCGCCGACAACAGCGGCTTCGGTGAAGCTGGAACCATTTGTCCAGATCCTACGATCGCGGTCGATGATCGCAGAGCCGCCCTTCCACGTCAGGTCACGTTCCTTGCCAACGCGGTTGCTGACGATCAGGTTGGCTCGAGTCTCTTCTACGAGCTCAACCCAAGCTGCGTCGGGGTACGCGTACATCTCGCCCCAGTTGGTGCACAGTGCAATCGTGTCAACGCTGCCTCGTTTGTAGAAGCGATGACCGGGTCGGTAGAACTGGTACGACTCTCGGTAGCGGTTCATGGCGTCGCGGCAGACGAGGACGCCTAACCTGCCGGCGGCTGTCAACACGACGGGTGCCAGCTGTTCAGAAGGTTGGGCCCACAGGTTGTCAGCGCCGAACAGGTTGTGCTTTTGGGCGTTGGCCTCGAGGCCCCGGGGTCCGACGACTGCTGCGGAGTTATAGAGGTTGCCCTCAGTAAGCTCTACGTAACCAAAGACGACGTGGCTGTTGAACTGCCGTGCGATGGCAGCGAATGCTTGGGTCTGGTAACCATCGCGAGCCTGCGCGCAGGCTACCGCCTCGCGCGGCCCGTGCAGTGCATAGCCGCTAAGACACAGCTCAGGCAACACGACGACCCGAGCTCCCTTGGCACAGGCCTCAAACGTCAGTTGGAGCGCTGTTGCCATGTTCTGCTCGACCTCAAGCAGGTGAGGAGCGAACTGGACGGCGGCGACGATGGCGGGTTGTTGCATCACGACCTTTTGATCAAGCGCACTCGTTCACGCGAGCCCAGGCAAAGGTGACCGTCTGGACCCTTGTGTTCCTTGATCACCACCTTGTCAGTCGTCTTGACGACCCCGACGCTTTCTTTGCACAGACGACACTGTGCACGTCGACCCACTGATTCCGTGTGGGTTTTCTTGACGGGAGGGGTCGGCTGCCCAACGTCCATCTTCAGCGTCTCGCTATCACCATCAGCTTCACCCAACGGGTCCTCCAACTGTTGGTCGCTCTTGCGAGCTCGCTTGATGTGGGTATGCAGGAATTCACGGAAACCATCAAGGTCACGGACGATGTCCGGGTGGTCCTTCATCAATTGCACGTCAGCAGCTGTCAGCTCACCAGACTTGGACAGCAGCTTGATGTAGTCGTTCATCGCAGTCAACACCAGGATCTCGACCTCATCGGGATCCTCCAGTTGCATCTTACCGATCCACTGCGCCTTCAACAAGGCCTTGTCGACCGCCTGCTTGGCGCCGGCGACAGAAAATCCAAGCTCTTGAGCGATCTCCTCGAATGAGGAACCACCGACGTCATTCATGTTACCGATGGCTGTTGACTTGTAGGCCCGGCCCTTCTTGGGCTCGTCGTCATCATCGTCATCATCCTCAATGCCACTCATGTCAGGTTCAATCCCGGAGTACGACATGTCTGATCGCAAGCCGATCTCGGCCAACGTCTTACGAATGGAACGGCGAATCGTCTCTTCGGTCACCGGCTTGTTGCTGTCTGCGATCTTCTTCATCTCGTCCTCTGCCTGTTGCGTTTCTGCTTTGTTCTCAATGTCATCAATGACGCCCTTGATGGCATCATACAGCTTCGGCACTCGTTCATTTGGAATGCCCTTGACCATGTTGCGAAACGTGACGTCGAGCTCTTGCTGCGTCTTCGGAACAAAGTCTGGATTGATTGGGTCAGTTTCATACGCCGACGGGTCAACGACAGGATTTACATTGACGGGTTCTTCTTCGGGCACAGTGAGATCTCCCAAGTGACCACCGTCGAGCGCGCTTCGAACAAACTCACGCAACGCGTTGTGACTGACGACGACACCTTTCATTGGTATCACTTCTGCTCGGGTTCAGCCGGCTGCGTCGGCGTCTCGATCGCAGCCTTCGTCTGGAAATGCGCGTCGGTGAACTTTCGACCAAAGTACAACGACAATACCGGGATGAAATATGCGCTGCAGGCAGCAACGTCAAACGGCCTGATCTCCAGCGGACCAATCTTTGAGACAATGCTCAGCACGTACGCAAGCGTTGTGACAAAGAACGCAATCGTCGCAAAGGTGACCGTGACAGACCCGTTCCCCTTGGTGTCTCGGATCCACAGCCACGAATCTGGCACCTGCTCAAGGGATTCTTCTTTTTCGTTTGCCACAATTACACCTTTTCACGTCAACGAACAAACGTAAATAGGCGACCGGCATCACTTTGTCGCTTGGTTCACACCGTATGTCACAACGACTGTCAACAGCACGCCGAGGATAAGACCACCGCTGACCCCTAGACCCACCCAAAGAGGCGTGTTAGGACGATCGTCTTCGGTTTTCTTTAGCCGGCCGTTGAGCGTATCGATCATCCGTTGCTTCTCATCGAGCTGGGCCTGAGCGACCTTGACATCAGCCTTGGCACGTGATTCGACCTCAGAGACCTTGAATTCACACTTTGCGCTCTCTTCAGAAGCGACGCGAGCTGTTTCTAGCTTCAAACGAGCATCGAATGAATCAATCTCAGCCAACAACGTTGCCAAAGCCAACGGCGACAGCAACACACCGGTGAACGGCGCAATCTGCAACTTGTGCATCGGAGACGCTGCAGCACCGACGTCCTTCTCTCCGTAGACCCGGTCGGGTGCTGGTGGGATTGCCACCGTCACCGGACTAGGATCTGCTGTCGCTGTCGCTGACACAGCCAGGATCGAACAGACCAGCAACAACGAGATGAACTTTTTGATGAATGACATACGCTGCTCCGAAATCACAGAGGCGGGATAACACGGAAACCTGTCTTCTTGCTGAGCTCTTCAGCCAGGCCTTCGGGATCATCCTTATACTCATTGAACACACGCTTGATCTCAGCCTTCTTTTTCTCGTCAAGGACCTGCTTGTCAGCCTCGTATTGCTTCTGGATCGCATCCATCGTCGCTTGCAACCGCTTCTGGTTGGCTTCGTGCTCGAGACGCTCCTGCTCACGCGCAGCCTGGATCTGCTTTAGTTCCTCGTCATGTGATTCCTGGATCTTCTTCAGATCGTCAGCAAACGATGTCTTCTTCTTGTAGAAGAAAAGACCCGCTGCGATCGCTCCCAAGGCGACAACAAAAACACCCCAGTACTTCTTGAGAAATGCCCACAGGCCCTTGAGAAACAGCATGTCAATTCGGCTTGTCTTTAGGGCTTGAGGGTTCAGTGGGCAAGGGTTTGATAACGATACCTGAACGAGCAGCTAACTCAGCGATGAGTTGTTGTTGGTATCGTTGTTCACGTATCACTTGGATCAATGTTTGAGTCAGGTCGGCTACGTCAATCGACAATCCTTCGATCGAGCTGACCATCGATCGAGCCACGGTTGACACGTTGACCAACTTCAACAGCATCTGATCAAACAGGTTCATTTTTTTCTTCGTCATCTTGTTTCTCGTTGATCAGATCATATAAAGCATCGTGATCGAGTTCACCAACACGTTTTTCGTACAAGCGCACCTTGCGTATGCCATCAATCTGGTCGCGCACCTTGCGTAGGACCAAATTTTCAACGATCCTATTCGCTCGAGCATCATCAGTGACGAGCAGCTTGACAAATTCTTCCATGACCTGCTGCATCGACAGGTTGTGCGTAAACAACCTCGCACGGAATGCGCTGTGCACCTCCTTGTCCATGGTGACATGGATGCACTTTCGGTTTTGAAAGAGATCAGTCCTAACTGCTTTTTTCATACTGCGGCACCGCTGGCGCCGCCCTCACCCGCGCGGTCTGCAGCGGGAGCTGGAAACTCTTCAGCGGCGACGTCTTCTTTGCTCTTGCCGATCTCTAGGCCGTGTGCCTGTCGCAGCACGTCGACAAATGCATCGACCACGTCAGGCTGGTACGACTTTGCCAAAAAGTTCTTGGCTCGGCGCATCAAGGTGTTCTTGATCTCGAGAAGGCTATCATAATTCTCGATCAACCTGACAACACCATTAACGAACGATTCCATGTCGATGGCGTCGGCAGCGAGCTTACCAGGTTCAGCAACGTCTTCTGCTTTATCCTCAGCGTCTGCTTCGTTGACGAGACGACGCGTCATCTGTCGAAAATCAAATCCTTCGTTCTTTGACGACTTTGCCTCGTTCTCAAAGTCAGCAAGGTATCGATCGACCTGTGAATCGAGCGAATCTTCTTCTTCGGGTGCTGGCTCAGTCGCATCAGCCTCGTGGACAAAGGCTTCAGCGATCATTCTCCTCAGCTCTCCCAATGTGATCTTTGTCATCTTCACTTGAGCACCTCATTGATCGATTCTGTGCGATTGAACCGCTCTTCGATCGTTGTCCAATTGAACTCTCGCATTTGCGCGATGAGGTAACTCTTTTTGTCGCTCAGATAGTCACGGTAGTAAGCATGTTCATGCATGTCAACAACAATGACCGGGTAGATGCCGACCATGACATCTTGGCTGTGATTGCTGACAAACGTGTTGACATACCTTTTCAGGAACATGTGGTAACCACATATGGCCCAGCCTTGTCCCGCAGACAACGCACAAGCGATGAAATCCTTCTGAAAATCATCGAAGGTGCCGAAGTCACGCTCCAAGCGCAAGTATGCCATAGAATCCATGGTGATTTCACTGTGTGGGTCGAAGCAGTTGGCAAAGTACAGCTCATGCAGCCACACCGAGTTGATGTTGTACGTCTCATCGAGCTTCAGCGAACGAAAGTCGCTGTGCTGTGAACTAGCATCCTGCCTCGAGGCCGAATCGAGCTGCGCAGAGACGTTATTCAGTGTTTGAACGTAACCCGTATAAAGCGTTCGGTGAGCGTCCTTGGTCTTTTGGCTAACCAGTTCAGACACCTGGCGATATGGCTTGGGCTCTGCAACGTAGGCTTCATTTAACCCGTCGTTGGGAAACAGGTCGGCTGGCAGCTTGACACTGTCACGTAGGATCTGATCGATGTCGATGGCCTTCAGCGAGTCAGCAAGCGGTTTCTTGTTCATCGTGCATCCTTTTACGACGTCAGTCGACTTCGTAGTCCTTCTCAAACTCTGCAGCGTCGACGAGGAACTGTTCACCTTCAGGTGTCTTCAGGATGACGTCGCGAGGCGAAACGCTGACGACAGTGTACCGGATTTGGCTGCGCTTGTGCCTGACCTTGAAATCTGGTGCGATGATTGGCTCATCCGTTACAGGTGAATCAAGCTTGACCTCCAAAGCCTCGCTGAGGCGTCTAACGCGAGCATCCCACTCTTCGCGCATCACTCGGATGACGTCTTGTTCTTCGAGCCTCTTCATCTGCTGCTCACTAAGTATCTCTTCATCGACGACCTTGGGCTGTTCACCTTCAACCCTCCCAACTGGTGTAGAACCCTAGGGCCTCAGGGAGGCTCAACACCTCGACTCCGGCAGCACGTAATAGGTCACACCCCGACATGTCACGATATGGACGATCGTAGACGACTCGAGTTAGTTGGGCGTTGATGCACAGCTTCGCACACAACCGGCAAGGCGCGTCAGTGACGTACATGTGTTTTTTCTTCCAAAAGTTGAAGTCGAGCTTCACCAGAGCGTTCTGTTCGGCGTGGATGAAACCTGACAGCCCGGGTTCGAGCGATTCAGGTTCATTGGGACCACCGCAATAGTTTCCATTGTATCCTACTGACAACACCTGTGTGTTGTCAGCAGAAACGACGATGGCTCCCACTTTCAACCGAGGATCGTACGATCGTTCGGCAATGGTACGAGCGACGATCATCCATGTCTCGGGCCACGGTGGTCGTTCATAGTGACCACACCTGTCGCAGCGGCCATCGACAAACGTGTGATTCTGTCCAGTGACGCACCAAGGCGCGCACCCGTAGCTCATCAGATCCCCCTCGCTAGCTCGTGAAACCGAGCCAAGAATCGGTTCTCGGCATGCAACGGATCCCAGGGCACGATGTTGAAGTCATAGGGTTCAAAGACGGCTGACATGCCCATCGTGCGGCCCCTGTCAATTCGCATGTCCCTAGCCTCAGTGACCGTCATACGATTGTCGACCAATTTTACTGCGGTCGGCTCGCCTTGTGTGAGGCCGAACACGTCGCAGATCACGTTCATCAGGTGCGTCTCTGCCTCGCGGTAGAACGCAAACCCGGGATCACGCTTGACGGGTGACGGTACGTCAGTCAAGTACGCTTCTGAGGCATCGTGTAGCAGGCCCCACAACTGCAGTTCAGGCGGGCACATCATTGACACCAACACCGAGTGCTGTGCCACCGAGTAGAACCTCATCAGGTGTCCCGCGAACCTCGCTGCGTTCGACAAGGCATGAGCGATGTCAACGATGCTGACTTCATCCTGACGTGGGTCAAGCGGCCAGAACTTGAGTCCCGTGTACGTGGTGATGTAATCACCTCTGCGTTGCTCTTCCATGCAATTGCTTGAATAGTAGGCTCTCTCGGCGAGCTAGTTCAAGACCAATTTCTTTGCCCACGAACCCCTCACCCACCAGGTCCTGACCTTTCACCGTCAGCTCATAGCTAGCAAATGACATCAACATCGGGAACGATGGCAGGCCTCTGTTTCCCTGTGCATCGAACAGCTCCTCGTCAGTCACACGCAACCTGTTCTGACAACGCTTAAGTTCGAACGCTGCATTGGTCGCATCCAGGCCTGCCAGGCCCTTGAAAAAGCACGTTCGATCGATCTCGTCAACGGTGTACTTCAAGTCGTGTAAGACCTGGCTTATCTTTTTTCGAGAATCATTAAGAATCACTGACAGGACGACAGGAACATTCGATGACTCAGGTCCAGCACTTGGCGCATGTGTGTCAGGGACGAGGCGGACATCGAGCCCCGGAAAGACCTGAGACCACATCTTGAAGCGTTCTAGAAGCGACAGATAGCAACGGCTCGACGACGAACCCGTGACGCCTTTGACAAACTCGTCATGGATGCGTTCGGCAGCTAGTTCACTCAGGTCGTTGTCTGCTTCGATGGCACTCGCAGTCGCTGGATCGATGGAGAACCCAAAGCGAGCAGCGAACCGCAGGGCACGCATGACACGCAATCGATCCTCACGGAAACGATCAACCGGAACGCCAACCGTTCTCACAACGTGATTCCGAAGGTCGGCCAGTCCTCCGACCAGATCTACGACCTCATTCGTTGCAAGGTCGTAAAACAATGCATTGATCGTCAGGTCACGACGCTTGACATCTTCATCGATCGAGGTGAACGTGACATGCTCCGGTCGACGACCCTCACCATGATCGATCCTGAAAGTCGCAATGTCGTACTCTGCGTTGGATCCAACCAACTTAACAACACCAAACGACTTACCGACAGCGGAGATCGAAAACCCATCTATGTCGTGGAGAAGTTCAATGACGTCCGTTGGGTGCAGGTTCGTCGCTAGGTCAATGTCATCGTGAGGCAAACGCATCAACGCGTCTCTGACAGCACCTCCGACGAGGTATAGCTTCGCACCTGCACGTTTGAAACGTGCAGCGATTCTATCGATGTCGCTAGATAACGAAATATCAAACCGCGTCCGTGAAGCCGACATGGACAAATGTTACCACCTTTGGGTGGCTTTTACATGTTGGTGTTCAGCCATCGATCCTCATCAAGGCTACTGGAGGAAAGTGCGCATGACACCTAGGTTCATACATCTCATCGCCACCGATGCAAATCTCAGCCTGGTCATCATCGATCTGTTTCTTGTGAGTGTATCGAGCATCCTGCCCACAGACAGTGCAAACCGCAGTACACTTTTCCACGTGGGTTGCCCAAATTAGCAGCCTTTCAACCTCCTTAAAGGGCTTGCCTTGGGCAGAAACGTCTAACGTTGACACGATGATGTCCTTGCCGCTGCGGTACAACCAGACCAAGACGTCAGCAACGTTATCGATCATGAATGCTTCATCGACTGCAACCACGTCAGGTTCACCATCGATGTTGGCTAGGGCTTCGATGATGTCAGGACCGGTACTGACAGTGATCGCGGGGACGCTCCACCCGCTGTGCGTAACGACGTCGCTGGTGCTGTAGCGCGTGTCGATCGCCGGCTTGAAGACGATCGCCTTTCGATGTTGGTGCTTGAAGCGCTCGAGATCCATCAACAACCTTGACGTTTTTGAGCTGAACATGCACCCGGTATACACCTTAAGGACTGGATTCATCTTCATTGCCCGCTCCCGTGATTAACTATGTGTTTGCCATCATGATGTAGTTTCTTCAAGCTCTAACTTCAAGATCGTGTAGGGCGGCTGCACGCCGGCACTAAAGTGAGATGCAGCATCGAGTGCCATCCTGATCCGTTCGAACGGGTCAAGGCACGTGTGTGTTGAATGCAACGAACCCAAAGCATAGCTCATCCCGCAGCCGATGGCTGCGTAGCCGTCCTTGTGTCGAGCGACCTGAAAATCTTCCTCAATGACAAAAAGCTCACCCCTATAGCCGAGCAAGAAACTGCCGCCTGATTCTTGCTCGTTTTCCTTCGTCAGGTAGCCTTTTTCATGGAAAAGGCCACGGACAGCATCGACGAAATCAGTCACCAGGTACGCCATCGAGTCTTTTCTCGATGGATGGTCAGGAACAGTCAACGCATAACGTAACAGCTGACCCATCCGGAACGACGAGGTGAAGCCCATCATCATCTCATCGTTCATGAAGACCTTTTCGTCCAAACGAGACACGACATCAAGCGTGTCTGTGTCAATGGCGGCCGAGTCACCACCCATGTAAACGATGCCTTCGTGAACAAGACCGACGATGCAAGTCACAGGTCACTTTCCCTTCTTGACGCTGACGACACTGTAAGGAGGTCTGACTGTCGCATTGTTGCGGGTCGATGCCTCGAGAGCATTGAAGAGGCGCTTCTTGGGATCACGTAAGGTTTCATTAGAATGCATGGCACCCAACGCAATGTCCGCGCCCGATCCAACGGCAGCAAACCTGTCAGAGGACGTAATGACCTGAAAGTTTCCCTGGATCCTGTACAATCCGCCGTTATAGCCCACGAGCACCTCACCAGAGAACTGGTCGCCTTCGACACAACCACCGGCATCGAGAGCTGTCTTGAAGGCGTCAGCAAACGTTGACCCGATGAAACCACGGTCGTCAACGTCTTTCGGACGTTGTGGCAGCTCGAGTCGATACTTGATTGCGTCCATTACTTTTGGTGAACCACAGACGCCAAAGATGAACGACCCGACCTTAAAGACCTTCTTGTCACCGATGATGGTCTGCGCTCCAGAGCCTGACGTAGCTGCGCTGTCGCCTGCTAACCAAACAACGTTCCGATCAACCAATCCTACAATGCACGTCATCTGAACCTCCAAACTTCAATCTACTAGGTGAAAGTGCCGTTCGTACAAGTGCAAGGATCCGGCGTGCCACAACATGTCTCCCAACGGGACCCCTAGCTCGTTGCCGAGCTGCTGGTGAACGTGGTCCTGCCACGCTTTGTCGTTTTTATAGCCAAAGACGACGTCGTTCGATCGCATCCTGACGCATGCGATCAGCTTGTCGTCACGGATGAAGTACTGTGCAGAGTCGGTGCAGATGAAGTCGCTCATGCCATCAACGTTGTAGTCACGCCAGATCGAAGGTCGAGTGTAGATCATCTCCGCACGTCGACTAGTCGGGTTGGCTCTTAACTCGTCGCGGACGTGCTCGTACTGCTTGCCGTTGGCCTCGCTCCAGATCAAGTAACCGTAGTTGGAATTGATGTTCCCTGCATGCGAAGAGCACGCTCTCCACGCTGCGGGAGCTCCGCCCGGGATGTCATTGATGTTGAGTGATTGTGACTTGTACCACTCGATCTCTCGAGAGACATAGTCCTCGTTGACAGTGCCGAAGATCGAACGCTCGTCAGCGACGAACGTCGCTCCGATGATCTCGATCACCTTGCAACCCGTCTTGTCCTGGACAAATTCGCCGCGCGCTTTCAATTCACCGAACTGCGCCCGGAGCTGAGCAACGTTCTGCATATGATAGATCATCTTGTTTTTTCTCTCTTTTCTGTGTCAGCGGTGCTCGAGTTGTTCAACACGTGTCTCCAGGTTGTAGATCCGGATCTGATACGCACAATCCTTCATCAGTAGGATGATGATGCCTAAGGCAAGAGCGACCATGACAGTGTGATCACTGACGTCGTTCGTTCGTTGCTGTGTCTTCTTCACGTCACACTCTCAGCTTCAGCGTTCGAAACAAAGGCTCGTTGATGGCCCACTCGATCGTACGTTCTAAGCCATCTGAGAAAGAGACCAGGGGCCTGTACCCAAGGACCTGTTCTGCACGAGACACATCAGCCAACGTATGCATAACGTCTCCAGCACGCCACGGGGTTGATTCGACTGTCGCGGCCGGGAATCGTAGCCGTAGCCTGTCGATGATCTCATTGTTAGTCACGCTCTCACCACACGCAACGTTGAAGGGCGCGCCCTTCAACTCACCGTCGAATGAACCAGCTCGGATGCATGCATCGACGACGTTATCAACGTAACACATGTCACGTGACTGCGTCCCATCTCCGTCGCTCCGCATCGGTCGACCGTCGACGATGGCCGACAACCATGCTGAGACAGCGGTGGCATAAGGCGATGATCCCAACTGGTTCGGACCAAAGACGTTGAAGAACCGAAGACACGCTGAATCTAGACCGTAGAGCTCACTGTACAGTTTGAGGTACTGTTCAATGATCAGCTTTTGCAACGCATAAGGTGACTTTGGTTGCAAGGTTGAGTCTTCGTGCGTCGCCTGTCCGGCTTCGACGCCGCCGTACACAGAACTAGACGATGCAAACACAAGCCGCTTGACGTTACTTACACACGCATCCATCAACTTTAAGGTCTTGCTAACGTTGGTCTCGTTCGTCTCTAGAGGATGCTCTACAGAGTAACTGACACGTGGCACTGCTGCCAGGTGAAAGACAACGTCGTACTGCTTGCGTTTGACAGCGTTCAGTACAGAATCAGACGCAAAGTCACACCAGTGTGCGACCGTGGACGCATCCGTCAAAAACTCCCAACGACCGTTGCTGAGGTCGTCACAACCAAAGACCTCCCAATCATCCAGGGTCTGCAATCGGTTAAACAAGTTGCTACCGATGAACCCCGCAGCCCCTGTGACCAGCGCTCTACGCCTCTTACGCATGCAACCAAACTACACTCAGTCGTTAAACTAGTTCAACAGCACAAGGTCGGTCTCAAGGTCACGTATGTGAAGGCAGAGTTCTTGACCCGGCGGCGGCGCGTTTCGTCAATTGATCTTGTCAGCTCGTCGAGCGCAGTTGCCACAGCAAACATCGACGCCTCTGACCATGCCTGACCCACCTGTACTCGAGCTGATTCTAGGTCTGACCAAGCGCGGTCGAGGCACTCAATGATCGAACTTTCGTCGCTAGCTGTGACCAGCTTGACCAGATCGTCATCGGCACCCGCTACGTACAATGCCTCTCCGAAACGGCTACGCATGTCTCCGTAGGTCGTCGGCGGCAGCTTGCGCCGTGCATCACGTTCATCAAGAGCAGCTTCGATCTCTTCGCGGATCAACTGACGTACGTCATTGACATCCATTTGACGTTAACTATCGTCCCAAGCATGCCGGTTCACAACTGTCCCCGGGACGTACGTGGCCAAACAACAACGTTCCATTTTTGGCGTCGTCGACGCCAACCCAACCTCTGAAGGTCTTCCTCTGTCAGGCTGCCTAGCAACCCGTGTGGGTGCGAGTTGTCCCTGTCGTCGGTTTGACAGGTGGGTCTTGTGCATCGATTTTTCACCCGATCTCTTCCTCTTGTGTCGTTGTCGTCAGATGGATTGATGCTAACATTTGTCGCTTTTCGTCATCGAGCAACTTAAGATCGATCTCAAAAAACGCAGCAAGGAGGTCTTTCAACGTTAGGTCTGACACCGGCGTATCATCACGCCACGAAAGTCGAATGTCGTGGTGGTCACGTAACCACTGTAAAAAATCATAGATTGATTGTGACTGGTCCTTGATGAGTGCTAGCGCCGCGTGTTGAGGATAGCGACCTGTCATAGCCCCATGCGTTCCATGGCTGATGTTGTTGTCGACTCAAACGAACAACGCTGACGCACAACGCGTTGCAATGACCTTACATCGTGACGGCTTTGTTCGAGGCCGACGTTGTCTAACATGTGACACAACCCATCGACCAAGTCAGAAAAGTCAGGCTTGCACAAAACACCTGGCGTTTGGGCCTCACGAGCGATCGTAGAATATTCGTAGTTATCGAGCCACAGTGGCATACATCCTAGCTCAACGCATTCTCGAGCAGCGGTACCGCCGTACGAATCCTGATCGTATAGGCCGAGGGCGATGTCGGCTTCACGAGCGACAACCTTGAATTCATCACGCGTGAACGCATCTGGCACCAGGCTGACGTAACCGTTTGGCCCACACTCTTTGGTGAGTTCTTCGTTGGAAAACTTCTGGCTGGGGTTGCCAGCGATGACAACAAAGTCCTGTCTCAACTTCCGCAGCTCCGGCAGCAGCTCGAACATGAACTTCCCACAGTTGGTGTAATCGCTCGACCTGCCCCTGCCCCCGATGCGGTTGGGAACAAAGATGATGCGCTTGCCTGCGTTCTTCCACTCACGCAGGCGCCCCGGGTCAAACCTGACGTCGTCGACGACGACCGGAGACGTGATCTCAGTTGCTGAGTACCCGTCGTCCCAAGGCTGTGACTTTTCTGCCACCTCGAGCACGAGGTCAGGGAGGAACTGGCGTCCCATCGATTGAAAGAAAACATTCATCGATGACTCACACTGCCAGAAGTTGACGTCAGCCTTGATGGCGGCTTCACACTGTCCCAACCACAACGATGCTTCAGTCGGAAACTTCGGACACTCTAGATTGTCAATGAAATGGTTGTGAACGATGAACTTGGGCTGGCGCTTCTGCACTACGTGGAACAACGCCTTGAACGCACGTAGGTGCATCGGATCATTGATGTACACTGCCGTGTACGGCTCCTGGCCGACCAGTTTGGCCATGGCACGCCAATCAAAGTCGTACCGAGTCACCAGCGCATTACTGATGATGTTGTGTGGCCGGTACTGGAGACGCCCGTCACCGTCGGGACCATGCGCATCCCACAATTCTGAATTGATCTGCGCTGGATCATTGATCACCTGACGGGGTGCCTCCAACAGCGGTCCAGTGATGTCGATGTGAAGCTCGGGATCGAGTTTCAACATCTCGCGACACCGGTTGATGCACATCTGCCAACCAGAATCGCATTCAAGTAGAAACTTACCTTTTGTATCGTAGTTCGAGAGCTGCGTCTGCACCAGCATGCGCTTCATGTCATCACCCTACACCAAGATCGACGATCAGTTCACCACGGCAGTTGGATGCCGAATCCCAGGCCTTCGCCCAGGTTGGCCCAGCGATTGACGTACGTCGAGCCATCATCGCGGGTGAACGTCATCTTGTAAAATGTAATGAGGCACCTCCCAAAGACGATGACGCGCCAGCGGACGATGTCGGTCTTGACAGGAGTCCCCTTGAATTCCTTCTTCTCAATCATCTTTAATCACCTCAAGTTCAACGACTGCGTCGAAACACATGTCATGGTTTCGATGGCCGAGATACCATTCTCGTGTCTCGAGCACGTGGGTGACATTGACAACGACGAATCGATTTTCCATCGATGACGTTTGAGGATCCCTCACATCAAATTCGACATGCCTGACAACGTGTTCACCGATCTGTGGAATCTGATCAGAGCTGTGCATAAATGACCGCTGCGCAAAATGGGGCGCGCCCTTTTGGTTCACGATGTATCTAATTTTCATTGGTGGTACTCCACACAATCCTTCATGTCACAACGATGGTACACACAGAAGACGCCCGTCGAATCAGACCGTTTCAGGGCCTCATCCGCCAACCGGCAGACGACTCGCATATTGTATACGTGCATCGCAGCGACCCTGAGGTCTTCATCGTACCGTTCGTAGGCACCGACGAACCGATCATCATCGGGAGGTATCGTGCCAACGAAGGCTAGCAACTGTTCATCGGACTGTTCCTCGAAGATCGTCTTGATACGATCCTGGTACTCGATGAACGCCTCGGCCAACTGCTCCATCACATCATGTTCGAGTCGTTCGCTCATCTTTTCTCTTCGGACGCGCAGCGTCAATCTCCGCCTTGATGGTTATGAACCACAATACCATTGACAGGAACGATATCATTGTACTTCAGGCTTGAGCTCGTGGATCACAGTGAACATGTCACTTTCATCACGGCAGGTGTATGCCATGTCAACATCAGAACCCACGTAGATCCAACGGTTGACGTATGAGTCACCGTTCGTACATGTGAATTTCATCCGGTATATACCGTCGCAAAGTGCCATCCGAACACGGTCAGTTTCCACCTGACGATGTCGGTCTTGAATGAGACGCCTTCGATATCAGTCCTGTCAATCATGAGTTTTTTCGTTATAGACAAATTCTGTGATGGGATCCAGCGTCTCTCGCTCATTGATCATGATGATACCACTGTTCCACCACCAAACGAAGACGCAATCGGCCTTTACGCCCTTGTCGTTCAACAATCCAAGGCGAACACCTACGTCACCGATGACAGTACCAAACGTACGCTCTGGAATCCTTAAAAAGGAAGCATCGATCGATTGATGCGTGTCAGCGGCCCAGGCTCTTCGCCATCTAGACCACGTTGACATGTACAAAGGAGCGACGATGGCACCGGGAAACACATGAGTCGAGCGCCACAGCGCACAGTATCTGCACGCGCAGGGCTCTGAATGGCGAGGGCGCGGTTCAAGTCTGACCCTGGCTTCCAGCGAATAGATTGCTTCAGAAAAACGCATTCATTTGACTGTGATTGTGTCGTACAGGGCTCCCCCACCGACGTCTCGGAAGTGATCTTGCAACCACTGATCGCACTGTCGACAATGCTCAATCGATTCAATCACATCGTCGACCGCGCGATGGGCTTCTCCCTTGGGGAAGGGTGACATCCCCTTGCTTTGGCAGAACAGCTTGACGGTCGATACGTCAAAGATCCGGTGTGACATGCGTGACATGACGGTCGGCATGTCACGCATCAAGAAGCTCATGTCAAAGTGGACGCTGCTGCCAGCTAACATCCACATGTCAGCACGGTTAGCGACAACAGGCACCAATTCAAGAAGATCACGTTCAACGTCAGCGATCGTCACTGTTGAGGCGGCAGCCTCGAGCAACAAGCCATTTTCAGTGTGCGTTTTCAACACCCACGGGTCAAGCTTGTCCCAGTTATCCCGGGCATAGTGTAACACGGTGTGGTACGCTGGTTTAGCCTGATACGGGCTACGTACGTCAGCTACCGACACTGCAACTTCCAGGACCTGGTCGTGTTGTCGATCGAGGCCCGTGGTCTCGATGTCTAACCAGAGGAGCTTCATCTCAGGATTCCTCATTCTTCTTTGAGGCTTCTTCGTCCTGGCTACGAAGGTCGATCAGCGCCTGCGCAAACTCTGCATCGACCTTCGCCTGATCGTAGCCCACGACGTCCTTGAGGTCCTGCAAGAACTGTTCGACTAGGAACGAACAGACGATCTTCCCTGATCCATCTGGGTTGTTTGATAGGATCCCAAACAGGACCTGTGCACTGGGGGACTCCATCACAGCGCCCTTCACTGCAATGTCAAGGAACGGTAGCACCGCCTGCAACCTGCCCAAAGCCGTCTCACCCTCAGTGTCCACGTTCGTTTCATCAGTCATCTCATTCCTCCTACGTTAATGATTGTTACGCTGACAGCATCATAGACCGTTCAAGCTCAGTGTAACCCATGAATCGCAGGACCTCGTCGGTCTCCCGATCGAGGTCCTCATCGTCGACGTTCAACACCATCGATTCACACTTGGTGTAACCTTCAACGAAGTACATGTACGCCCTTGATAGCTGTGTCAACCGTGTTGAGTCGAGATTGGGATCGATGTCATCAACGATCCCATCGTAGCTTGACCGGACGCAGAGGACGATCTGTGCGCCCAATTCTGCGTAAGCGTTGTCAGCTGCGGCGATGGCCACGTAATCAGTCTCACGCTGGAGGACTGACGAGTAGACGAGCTCACACGGATACCCACGATCAAAGATGATCGAGTACCCCGTCTGACGAAGCACGTCGGCGACCCTGGGATCAGCGTATCGTAGTTCATTAACGAACCTATCCTTTCTTGACAGGTAGGTCGATCGCTCTAAGGAGGCCTTAAAGTAAGGAATCCCCGTCAATCGTGACACGTTCTGTGCGATGTTGGTTTTTCCCGTCATGTCAGGGCCGACAAAAAAGGTGACACGTTGGACATCGAGCACCCGACCCGTCCGTAGATCTAACAGACCACGCATGGACCCCATCTTCTACCTTGCTCAACCCGTGTTCACTGCACCTGTTCGTAATTCACGTACGTGCCGTGGCAGCCTGTCCCAACACGTACGTGACCCAAGTGTTCGCAGAAGACCAGGTACTGCGCAGTCTCGTGTTCAATGACGACGATGGTGCCGGTTTCAGTCTCACCTTTTGCACGAGAAAAGGTGACCTGGTCACCGATGCGGTGCCTTGGCGTCACGTTGTTCGAGCGGACCCAGTCTTTCACGGTCTTGCGGTGGATCGCATAGCGTTTGGCAGCCACCTCGCTCATCAGGTCGACAAGCCGAGCGTCGACGGTCCACGTCCGCGACTCAAGCGATCGACAGATCTCATACGCATCATCGGTGAGTTCAATCGACTCGATCAGGTCAGCTCGGACGTCGCTGATCATCTCCTCATCAAAGACGGTTGAGGCCGAATTGAGCTCAGACTTCAGGTATGCAATCACCTTGGGCAACAAGGCCTCGACGGTCTCACGAGAGACCTCGAGGTCAAAAAGCGCTGGACGTTTGGGAGCAATCATGATCGATTTTACCTCGCATGGCGCGCCATGCACCATGTGCACACGACTTGGTTGACAGCGCCAAGCGACCGTCGATGACCCTGTTCACTGTCGATGGTCGTACACCGCACGATGTCGCAATTGTTCGCAGATCAACGCCTTGTGCATGCAGCCCCAGGATCTCAATCACCGGAACGACGAACTGTCGACTGTCGTCGTTGGCTATGCACTTGACTGCGTAGTAAGAAATGTTCCAAGCGTCAGCAACCTGACGCGGACTGTTTCCCAATGACGATAGCTGCGCCTTGACAGATTGAACGTCGGCAGGCACAACGACAACGTTTGATCTCTTGGAACCTAGGTGAGCCAGTGATCGTCGGCGGCGGGCTTCAGTCGTTCTCATCGATTCGCACATGAGGTCTCTGTTCGAGCGCCACTGCTCAGAGCACCGTTCGCTTCTGATCGTGCGAAGTTCTGCCGTGTACGAGCTGCCCACCGCACGAGAAAGCGATCGTTTGTACTCAGGTGAAGCACGAACAATTGTCATGTCGACCTTCGATAGGGACTCCTTTACGCGCCTTGAGATTTTCTGTCGAACCTCGAGCGTCGGCGAGCTACCTCCTAAACCTCCACTCGTTTCATTGTAGAGGCGCTCTCCGGCGTCAGAGAGTTGCTCGCACAGCGCCATTTCAAAGGCGAAGGCTGACGGTTCATCGATGAAGCTTTGGACGATCGTCAGGTCAAAATTGGCACACCCATACGTCATGATCGCACGGTGAAATGTTAACGTCGATCCCTTCATGGCGTCGCGACAGTGTCGACGCCAGCGTCTGTGTGGATGGATCGATTTTCCGACGTACTTGTGACCATTCGTCAGATTGGTCACAACGTAGACGAATGCCTCACGTTGTGACATCGTTTCTCGTGAAGACAGCGGTGTTTTTCCTGTAGAAGGAGGCCAGCTTCTTGATCTTTTGAAACGATGACGTCAATGCTTCGTCGTACAAGTAGCCCCTTCCAGTTAGGATCGGCACAACTTCATCTTTGCCGCGGCAGTTGTAATGATGACGTCCCCACTGGCCTGGTTCCGCACACGACAGGATCAACGTCTTGGGTTTGAAGGCCAGCAGGTTGTCGATGAAGGTGGACTCGAACTCCTCAGGGATGTGCTCGTAGACCTCGAGCGACACGACCAGGTCGTATGAACTTTTCGTGTCGAGTTCCGACAGCGGCTTCGTCAGATCGTGGCACAAGTAACACTCTGGCGGGATCGCGAGCATCGCCTCCGCGCCAGTCGAAAAATCGATCCCGAGGACCTTCTTTTTCTCGACGAGGGGCACCAAAAAGTCGCCGCAACCGCAGCCTACATCGACGATCGAATCAAACTGCAGGTTCTGCTCGAGCCACTCAGCGTAGTGCGCGATGCCCTTGTCGTAATACTTCCGGTGCTTCTCGTAGAAGCCAACATCATACGTTTCCGATTCTTTCTGTGGGTCCCAACCCTTGTAGCGCTTGGACTTGGCAACCTTCTTGACGAGCTTTTGCGTGTCTTCAGACATGGTCTGATACTACAACGTATCAACGCGCTAGTTCACAACTGCAGCGCTCTTAGGGCTTCATCGACAACCTGTTAGCTGGGCAGCCATCACGTTATCTCCTTCACGCGCCACATCGTGGTCGAGAACCCGTAGTCGTTGCGGTCGACCTCGCCCAACACCAGCGCATATGCCGGGAATTCCCGGATGCCGTCCCAACCCCACGCATTCATCCGGTACGTCCGACCCTCGGGTCCCTGCACCGTCAACAGGAGGTACTGCTTGCCGTTCTTTGTCTTCTTTGGTTTGGCCTCCATGATGACAAACCAGTAGATGTCGCGCTTGTCCCAGTCATCGACTGAACGAACGCCCTTCTCTAGGAGGCGATCGATGAGCTCAGGTTCGACCATCGTCAACACGTCGAAGCTACCGAAAGCCTCGATCTTGTGCTCAGCAAGCTCCCGGCGCGTCCACTCTTCTTCAAACTCTTCAGCCAACGCACGAGCCAGCGCATAGAAGTTCTTGCGACCCTCGTGCGGGTCCTTCTTTGATGTCCGTTTGATGAGGGTCGCATGGTCACGGATGCGCTCGACGATCTCGTCGGAACCCTTGCGCCTGGGTACCTCCTCGGTATAGGAACCCATCAACGTCTCATGCATGTGCCTGTACGACTTGAAGACCTTGTCAGGACCGACGCACCCTAGAGAGTCAAAGGCACGGATCTTGATGAGCACCTCGAGCGCCTTGCGGTTGAACTTCGACGGGCGCCAGCTGCCGTCCTCGTTCCACAGCACGTCCTCGATCGAGGCGTACGGGCGACTGGAGACGATCTCTTCGGCGGCTGTCTGTCCGATTCCCTTGCACGACAGCAGGCTGGGCATCAACCGCTTGCCGGGCAGCACTGTCCACCCCAGTCCGGCCTCGTTGATGTCGATGGGTACGATGGTGTAACCTAGCTGCTTCACCTCGCTGAAGGCCTTCGCTTTCTTGTCGGGCGAGTTTGACATAGATTCGATGTAGGCTGTGATCCACTGTTCCTCGTGGTACGTCATCAACCAGGCACACCAGAACGAATCGATTGCGTACGCCACTGCGTGGCTGTTCGACGTCAACATGCCGTTGGCAAGGTAGAACTGGTGATCTGGATGCTCGACCTCGAGGTCGAACGTCTGGTGTTTACCTACCGGAGTGATTGACTTGATGTTTGTCATTTCTTGACGTCTCTGACCAATGCCTCTAGCCTCTTGGATGCCCTGCGTCGTTGGGCCTTGTCACACTGTTCGTCACAGTAATCATCGGAGGGCTCGAGTTCAACAGCCACAGGAGGGCACCGCAACCTCATCGCGTGCTGCAGAAGCTCGATGGGCGACAGGCCCATCCTGGCAGAGATGTCATTCAGCGCTTCTTCAAACGAAGGTCGCTGCATAGGCCTCTCCGATTCGATGGACGCCCGGCTTTGGATCGCGCAGGTGTTCAAAGAGCTGTTTCAGGCACTCATCACTGAACTTGCCACCGTCCTTGTACGAAAACTGGTCGTAGGAGATGCGAATCAACGTCATTTCCTGCTTGACGACAGCTTCATCAAGTTCACGGTCGCGGACCCTCGCGTTATTTAGCGTTTCATCACCTTTGATGGGTTGGAAGTGGTACTTGCCATCGAACTCAATGATGATGTTCGTGTCCCAATTCGCCAAATCAACCTGCTTTCGTCGTGATTTAGACGTGATGCACACATCATGCAAGCGTTGATTCTGCTTAAACCCGGCATCGATGCTCATGACAACGTTTGCCAACACAAGCTCGGGCTTGCTGTGCCACGTTGAGTGCATCGCCTTCACGCACTTTTCATAGAAGACGTCAAAGTTTTCTGTTCGCCAACGCGCGAGGCGTTCAGCGCGGGCAGCCATGATTTCCGGCCGTGCCGATGTTCTTTTTGCCGTGTTTCTTGACAGCTGACGTGCTGCTTCAGTCTTGTTATTTGCTGTCATCTGAGCAGATCGACGCGCGCGTTCTTTTGGATTTGCAAGGATTGCCGCGCTGACCGCTGCTCCCATCTTGGCTTTGTACTCTGTCAGATCATCGCCACGTTCTTTGGCGCGCCTGAGCCAGGCAAAATTCTGACCACGATTCTTGAATCGAACGCTTGACGTGTCGGACGTCAATTTTGCATCAGGGAATTGCATGACGTAAGTTTCTTTGCTAACGCCATGCGTTTGTGTCAGGTGCTTACTGAGCGTCTTTGCTTTCAATCCACACAACCTACAGGTGACACGATCGTCACCTTCTTGCGAGACGCACCCTTCGATGTGTTTCTGGCACGACGTTTTGTACTTGAAGTTGCGGCCGCATCGTTCACAACGATGCTTAGGTTCCGTTTTTGTATCAACCACAGGGGCAACATCTCCCCCGTTTCCCTTGTTCGGAACTTGTGATCCCACGTGCACTTTACTTTTTCTCCGGTGTTCAGCTCAACCTCAACCAGATCAAGAACACCATGATCGTGTTTCGATTTGACAGTGACGATTACGTTTTCACCTGTCTTTTCATCGCGCGTCATGACAAGATCGCCAGCTTCAACGTGCTGAAGCTGTTTGGTTGTGATGACTCTACCATCCAAATTATAAATATTCACTAGTTCTGAAAAGTGACAGGACTTATTGAACCCATACCCAGCGAAGTAGAGTATCTTGTCGTACAGGTTGTTCGCGACTGCCTCGGTGTAACCGTTCTTGACGCACCCCTTGACGAAGCCATCACGGGTCTCCTGAGCTGCCTTCTTGGCAGCCTCACCGCCTGAGATGCTGCGCTTCATGATGGCGCGACGCACTTCGTCGCACTTGTCCTTCGGAAAGCCGGCGACCTTTTCAGCGAGTTCCATCACTTGCTCCTGAAATATTATACAGTTATGCACGAGAAGGCCATTTGCGAAGAAGTTGTGGTTCTTCTTGATCTGGATGTCGTACACAAGCTGTGCAGGCGCGCGTTTGATTGCGCGAATCTTGACAGGAACTACGTCAGGCATCGTCCACCTCGACAATATCGAACTCATCAAAACAACACACTTCTTGATCGAGCTTGCCGTCTTTCAACCCTTCGAAAAGACCTGAACCAGTGCTACGATTGTAGAACATCGCATCATTGTCACGATAGTCGTCAATGAGTTTCACCTCAGTCCCAGCATCGAACCATTCATCGGGACGAGAAATGTATTTGACACGCTTAATTGGCTGGAGAGTTGCAGATGAAAAGAAGCCTTCAGCCCCATCACGCATCATCTTGACGTGAACAATTCTCTCGTTAAGATGATCTGTTTGCAGGCGTTCACCCTCGTCAACTAGCCTGATCACATTGGGACATGCAGTCGTCTTCTCTATCCATAGTGGGTCAAGAGGCGACGGATGGTGTGGACACGCACGCCAGTCGTGTTGACGTTGACGCTCGAGCAGGCAAAACACACCTGTCAAGTGCGTGTAACAAACAACGTAATCCCTCATCATTCACACTCCTGTTCGCGATGCATTAAGCACGCAGCACATATATCGCGGCCAGGTATTGACGTCCAAAATTGCTCGCGGCAATCAACACACGTTTGAGGCTGGCTCATAAGCAACTTCGTTGCTACACTGTGTGATGACATAGAACGAGACAACGCATCAGCGTCCAACACAACGCGACACGGGTTGATCTTTGTAGCTAGTGAAGATGCGCACAGTTGACACACGGGTCCGTGAACGTCAAGCACACGTTGCCCGTGATATTCAAGTTCCATTTCGTTTCCCACTTCCTCGTAAGCCCTGAACGTATCGAACCAATCGGCGTACGTAAGGTCATCACGCTTTCCCACTTCAACATGTGACTTCATCGTGTTGATGAAGTTTTGAAATGACGTAAGCAATTCCTTCTCAAAGTCCTCGATTTTCATGTCTAAATTGTCCTCAATTTGTGTGGGTAGTACAAGGCCTCAGAAGCCCACACTCGCCTGACAATGTAACCTAACATTTCTGCTGTTCTAGTATATGACTCGTCTAGACGATACTGTCGCTTCATCTTTGGCATCAATTCATGTTTGGTTGAGTTACCATGCCAATAGTCGCCATCAAACTCTACGAGAATGTTCTCATTTGGAACGTAAAAATCAAACTCATGATTGATGCCATCAACGCGATGCTTGTGAACGACGTTGTCACCATGTATCTCAATCATCTTTGTTTTGAATGAAAGTTCAGCTTCAGAATTTCTCTTCCTCGGTTTTTGAGTTTCAAGTCCCGCGCTTGTCTTTCGAGAATGTTCTTCAAAGAACCCTGGCGTGTGTGATCTCATGTGCCAGGTCAACCCTCGTTGTCGCTTACAAATCTTTCCGCACACTTCACAAACAACAGATTTCTGCTCTTCTGTCGCTGAACAGTATGATCGATGCGAACGCAGCGACGTGTTAGATGTGAAAACCTTGCCACACGCATCGCACGGAAATTCCCCTTCTTTCCTGACGTTCTCACGGAGTTTAGCAACGTTGAGTTTAGCAACGTGTTCGTCTGTGAACTTTCGACCTTTGTACGTTTGACGACGCCACTCCGACAGGCACCTGATGCTACACGCAACTGAACGATCATTTCTTGTTGAGTACGTCTTTCCGCACGTTTGACACTGCTTCTCCAGCTTGCTCATCTTCCAGCGCTGCTCCTGAAAGATAAGTATAGTCTTTGATCGACACAATTTCGTCATCAAGCGTAAGTTGTCCAGCCTCAATCCAGCCACGTTGAGTCATGACGAGGTGATCAGAGGTGAGTTTAATGACACCAATGTCAGTGTCAAGCTCAATCACGTCTTTCATGCCATTGCATACTGCGGCGACAATTACATCCTGTTCGAGCTCACCAGTCTCTTCATTATACGAAGGAAGCGTGACACCGATCATCTGATCGTCAACGATCTCTTTGATCGTGATTTCGCCTTCATCGGTCATGACCTTTGCATCGCCAGTCAAGCACGAGTACGTCTTCTTCAGGATCTCGTTGATTCGTGGGTCACCCCACTCCAGCTCCTTGCCAGCCCTTGCTTCCAAGTAAAGCTTGTCAACGTTTGCCGCGAGAGGTCCAGGTCGGTAGATCGACGTCAGCGTCGCTATGTCAATGATGCTCTTCGGTTTGGCCTTGACGAACAGCCTTTGCGCACCTGAAGAGGTGAGCTGGAAGATGCCTGCCCACTTGGCCTTTTCATACACCTCATACGGAGATCGGTCGTTGAAGTCGATGACATCGGGAGACATGTGCCGCTCGTACCAGTCCTTGATGTCGGCGAACGTGGGTTTGCACTTCGAAATGTCAGTGACCTTGGTCGGTTTCATGGACTCCTACGCTGGACTGTCGATCGGTCCCGTCTGGGTTTGACGATTCATCGATGGGTGCTAGCCCAGCGGGAGCGTACCGCCAGCGACACCCATCGTACACTCGACTGGCACGGATGATGTTTAGCATCGTCGACTTGCTGATCCCGAGGTGCCTCTGGGCCGCCGACGCTGAGACGAACACCGCGACGATCGATCCTTCGTCATTGATCTGGTGCACGCACTTCGAGCGGGCCGCCGACAGCAGCGCCTTCGTCTCACCAGAGAGCCTGCGACCCTTCAACGATCGTGAGATGATCGATCTTGTTTCATCTGAGTGGCCCGGGCGCTCCCGTATGGTCGAGCGCGCCCACGACCGACGACCGTCCCCTGGAACCGTTGAGCTCGGGCGACGGCCCGACAGGATCGCAGACATGTGAGCGCGGCTGACGCCCGCTGCGCGAGCAGCATCGGACACGGAATCGTGCACGGCGACGACATTGCCGTCGAGGTCAAACTCGATGACCTGGGTGCAATTGATTCGACGGTGGTTCTGCTGGCGTTTGGCCCTGACGAGGCCCAAGCGCTCGATGCGATGGCCTGCGATCTCTTGCGCCTTCCGGCCCGAGCTCGTCGACAGCCTACCGACGATCTCAGCGGCCACGCCGAGGTACTGGGCTGCCGCTGCCGTCGACTCGAACGTCAATCGATCTCCGGCCGGCGTCCACAGCGCGATGGGCACCCGATTGATCCCCGACAGACCGGCGCCCCCTGTCGTCATGTTGCTTGCGATGTCTGACGCCAGCGGATCAGCGACGAACGTGTGAAGTTCACTGACCAGCCTCCTCTCCTCGGAAAATGCAAGTTCTTCACTGTCGGTCGATACCACGATGCGCCTGTCCAGGCCCAACGCTGCTGAAATTGCAGCGTGCTTCCTGTTACGTCTGACGTTCAGAACGCGTGACGGGCTTCCTTTGCCCACGTAGTATGCACGCGGCTGCTCTTCCTTCGTGTAGTCGACATATACGCAGAATTTCATCGATGTTCAAGCGGAAATCGGAGATCATCATCGACGGTCACAGCAGCTACAGCCTTCCAGGATCCGTCCTCGAGCATGACTTCTGCGGTGCTCTTCAACCTATGCACCTCGCCTGAAAGCTCGATCTCAACAAGTCCGACCTGTCTTTCTTTTTGGATGATGAGTTCGATTGTCCGCTCAATGAGTCGCAAAGTTTCTAGACCCAGTAGGTCGTATTTGATGAAATTGCCGATGTACTCGAGGTGCTTGAAGTTGACGCCCTCGACCCAGGGCGACTGTGGTTCGCCGCCGGAACAGATCAGTGGCATCTTCGACGGCAGGTCATCGCAGATGAGGACACCGCCGGCGTGGCGGCCCAAGGACCGGTTCTGCTTGAACAGGATCTGGATCGACTCTGCGACCTGCGGGTGACGATCGATGAACGCCTTGAACGACGGAGAGTGGGCGATGGCATCCTCGTACTTCAAGACGAAGAGGTTCTTGTCGTCGCCGTGCTTCATCGTCGCCCGACGGACGTCGTCCTCGACGGTGCGAGTGGCTGCGTTGGTCTCCTCGAAGGGAACGCCGTAGAACTTGCCGATGTCCTTCACTAGTGTCTTAAGCTTAAGTGTAATGTAGTTCGAGATGGGCACCACGTTCTCAAAGCCGAAGAAGACACGCAGTTGGTCAAGGACCTTGTCGCGGTCAGCGAGGTCAGTGTCAATATCTGGGGCACCCGAGTTATGGGTCAGCGTCCAGTCGTGACCATTATCAGACACCCAAAATGTGTGTTGATCTTTAACCTCAATGTCAATAAGGTCCAATTCCTCATCAACGACTTCGATGCTCTCGATCTTACACGTGTTTACAGATGAGACGCTCTGTGTCTGCATAGTTTCTGTGTTCCAGGTTCGGGATCAAATCGTACACTCCAAGTCGTCGAAGTTCATTGTAGAAGTCGTCCATGTAGATGACATCGATGTGTTGGCCTGAAGTCACGATGGCTTTTCGGGCACGTGAGTTTGAATTTAGTAGCTTTGAAAAACGTGATTTACCTTCACGCACTCCCTTTAGCTCAACGTACCTGTCTTCAGCGCTGAACCAAAAATCAGGAGTGTAGCACTTCTCAACGCCATCGACGACGACATGAAACGCTTTCGCCTCATACTTGGGCGTCACTCCCAAGACGTGCACACAGTATCTGTAGTAGTCAGCCTCAAACGAACTCTTGAAGTATGGACTGTCCACGATGTCAGTACGAAAACCAGACCGTCCGTTCACATGGGACGCAACCATACCACGCGACTGCGCTTCACGTGTACATCGCTTTCCGCAGAAACGTGGCGTGTAACTCTTCTTTGTGGTGATCGGTTTGTCACACATCTCGCAATTGTGCACATGAACATCAACACGTGAAACTGAAAAGCACTTGGGTGAGCAGAACTTTTGTGTTGCCTTTTTGGATGTGAACTCACGTTTGCAACTCACACACGTCAACACCAACGTCGCAATTTTGGTCAATGCTTTCGCCGTGTGCTTGTATCTACAGGCATTCGAACACAGTTCACGAGCGCTGTGACACTTGGACACATAAAACTCATTGCCGCACTCAACGCATGTTTTGACTAACCTCGTCAAAAGAGGCGCACGGGATGCTAGCTTCTTTTGGGCCCAAGCACAAGCGTCAGAGCAATACTGTCGTCGTAACTTATTGCCAGAACCCTTACCCTTGGGCTCATAGTCAAATCGAAACGTGAGTCTGCAATGTTTACATTGTTTCTCAATGATGTTCATGATGGTACGTATACATCACGTCATCGATCGTCAAGTCTGACGTACGTTTCTTTGTTGGTTTTCCATCAAGTCCAACCACGAGCCACTCGTGGTTTCCCGAGCACGTGAAGGTGGAGCCGTTCACCTTCACCCGGTATGTTTTCTCGTGTTTCATCGTCACCACGTGGGTGACCTCACGAGACGAACCATCTTGTGCAATAACGCTATCACCGACCCTGATATCTCGAAGCGCTGACGTTGACCCGCCAGACATCAAAACGCGCGTTTCAGGTGAAAGGCAGCGATGGACAGATAGAAACCTTGCGAAAGGCAGGTCCCACTTCAACGGGTCCAAGTCAGTGATGTAGAGGACGTAGGCAACGAGAGAGCCACCGCCTGAGTTATGGACTGCGACGCCTTCCACATTGTAGGTGTGGCTGTTCTCAACGCAGAGGTCTACGACCTCACCCTTATACGGAACGACTGTCTTGCTTTTGAGCTTCATGGTATGCGTTCGCCTTCTTTGAATAGGCGCGTAGGTCCACATCCAATACTACCTTGTACGACCGAGCGTTTGCATTGCACCAGCTCGCCAAAGCTTCAAGCTTCGCACACCAGGTCAACGGAGATGCATCGATCCAACGCTGCCCCTTTACCTCAACGATAACACCATCGACCACGAAGTCTGGATAATAGTCGTGTTCCTTGCCATCGATAGGATCCACGTAAGGTACCGAAAAACCACACCGAACTGCATGTTTCCCGTTGTCAACACACCAGAGCAGAAACGCCAGTTCTAGCTTCGAGTGGTAGACAGTGACTCCTTCATACAGACCAACGTGTTTATAGACGCCCCGTCCGCCGACCCGGTCGCGGTAATCTGGATCGGATGCCCACTTGTTACGCATGATGCAAGCCATGTTCTCTTTGTACGCTGGGTCGCTCACTGTTCGTTTTTGTGCCTCTCGCATCACCTTGCCTTGGTCACCCACCCACAAGGCGCGTGAATTCTCTCGGTGCCTCTCAAGGGTCTCGGGACGGTTCTGAGCGGCAAGTTGAGCCCTGGAATTGATGGCACGGACCTCTTCGTCCCACTGATGATGTTTGCGATAACACGATGGACATGCTTGGACGTGGTGACGCCGAGAAAACAGTTTCTTCGCAACACTGACGTATACCACCGAACAATGAATGCATCTGACCTGAACTCGTGCCTTCTTTGAGTGTTTGTTCCATTCGTACTCGTCCCACGCAAAACCGATGTAGGGTTTGAAACCCGTCAACGTTGCACGACGAGCATACGTCGTTCGATTGATACCGAGGATGGGCTCCAGTAACGACCACAAACGCTGTGTGATGAGCTGCGAATCATCGACACGAAGCGCTTCAATCACCACACCCATTTGCTCGTGCGTCAGGAGAATTATCTTAGGCTTCTTCCCTTTGAACCGGGTGCTAGCACGTTCGCGTGCTTCCCGCGTCTTCCGACCATCCATGCTTCGCAGGTATGGAACGTGGGTCAGGTAAACTTCGGAAACAAAAGCTTTGTCGGCGCTTTTGGAACGTCATCTTCATCGCTAAGCCCATGTTGTTCCCACAATTGCTCATCAAGCAAACGAAAATCGATCGCGTCGAAGAGTTTCAAAAGATCAAGAGGCTCTTCAGAACTTGAAGATGACTCGAACTTCGCAATCAAAGCAACGGTTTCAGCTTTGTATTCTTTGATTTTCATGACACGTCTACCAGATCATCATCCTCGGTCAGGTGTTGCGCTTCGACCCACCCGCGGTTTTTCGTCAGAAACTTATGATCCTTAGTGCACCTAACCTTGCAACCATTGTCGAACTCGAGTTCCAGGAGCTCTTCATCGACCTGATACTTGAAGACCTGCGTCACCGCCTGGTGGTCACCGTATGCGTCTTTGACAACATCGCCGGGCTTAACGGTGCCGATAGGGGCATGCATGCCGTCAGCCATCAACACCCGAGTTTCGGGGACGAAGCATCCACGGCCGGGGCCGACGAGGCACACCCGACGGGCGAGCTCCATGATCTTTTGGTAGCTGATGAAGTAATCAGCGTTCTTCATCGCCTTGATGACGCCAAGCTCTTCCTTGAGACGATCTACGTAGGCAGCATCGTTTTCCCGGCCACGTTTTTTCAGGCCGACCTTGCACAGCGAGACGAGGTGGTTGAACGACTTTTCACCGGGAGGAATCAGTTTCTCATTGGGAAACTTTGCAGTGCGGTCAGGAGGCAGCTCCCTGATGACACGGTGAGCGACGTCATGGGTGCGCTCGATGGCATCAGCGACGAGGTCGTCATCATAGAAGCTGGTGTTGCGCTTCGACACCAGGTACTCGTCCCAGACCTGTTGGGCGTTCTTAGGGTAGAGCTCACACTTGAGCTCGTCACGAGACTTAGGCAACGATTCAGGCGTGTACGCCTGGTAGTTCATGAACCCCAACTTCTTGTAGAGCTCCCGTTCCTTCCACAGCTCGGGCCGTGGGTAGTGCGAGTCTGCGGTCACCAGCAGCTGTTGGGTCACGCCGTTGCGTCGAGCGAACTCAATGATGGCGCGGTTGACCAGGTTCTGCGCTGGCAACCTGTTGAACTGCAGCTCGAGGAAGTAGTTGCCGTGTCCCAAAATGTCTGTCATCAGGTCGTAGCAGTTGCCCACAGCCGCGACGCAATCATTGATGAGGGTCGGATCATCGAGCATGGACTGATCAAGGGCATCAAACCTGGTCTGCTGCAGCCGTTGGAACACTGCCCATGCGGGCATGCCTGCGATGCAAGCCGATGAAGCGATGACGTCGCCACCTAGGTCAGCCTCACGCAGCATCCTGGCGTCCATCCTGGGAAAGCGATAGAAGCCATGGAGGTACGATCTGGAGATGAGTCCAAAGATTTTCTGGAGCCCTCGAGGGTTCTTGGGAAGCAGAACGAGGTGGTGGCGCCGGTTGACAGGGTTGAAGTGTTTGGTCGACTTGCTCTCGTCCTCGTTTTCGATCGTCAGTGCGTTTGACATCTCGATCGACTCAGTCTCATCGTTGGCATCGCTGACAGCGACGATCTTGGTCTGCAGCTTTTCTTGCTGCGCAGCCAGCTTCTTGGCAGCCTTGCGATCGATCGCTGCCTGTTCCGCGGCCGCCTTGTCAACCTCCCACTGCGTCAGGTCAGGATGAAAGTAGGCTTCAACACCCGGTACGTACTTGAACGATTTGCCCGGGTTTTCTTTGTTCCATTTCTCAGCCCACAACATGGCATGGGCGTAGCTGTTGGAGTTGCCGTGCTCTGTGATCGCGTGAGCGTCGAGCCCATTTTCCAGGCAGAACTCCATGTGTTCCGCGGGATACCCCAGTCCATCGAACGGACTGAAGCATGTGTGACTATGAAGACCAACAAATCGTTGAGGAGTTCTACTCATGATTGAGACTCACTTCAGCCTATAATCGTTTTCGCGATTCAAATACGCTTGAGCGTGAACCACAAAATGACTGTTCTTAAGAACCGCTACACGACTGTTGCATACATTACACAACAATCCTCTCACTCGACCCGTATTGTGATCATGATCAACGTGAGTATCCCTTGCTTGATCAAGTGGCTTTGCACAAATTGCGCATTGACGATTTTGGTCAAACATCATCCTGTCAAATTCAAGCTTTCCAATTCCGTACTTCCTGATGTATTTCGAAAATTTCCCATCAGGAGCACAGACGTCACAAAACACATGTCGAGCAAAAAGCTGCTTGAACTCAATTCGACAATGAACGCACTTCAGTATGCGTCGATAAGCAGGGTTTGATTTTTGCACCCTTGAGTTGACGAACATTTCGCAACACGAGTGCATCACGTAAAATTCGAACAACGCAACTTTTTGGGCAAAGAAAAACCTCGTTCAAGACACGTCAGGTACGTTGTTTGAATCGAACAACCAGACACGTACGTCTCAATGATCAATGATCGTAACTGATCACTCGGAATGAACTTCCTGGCGCCTCCCATCCACTGCATGTACTAAATTTCCTTTGATCCACTCACGATCAGATTACGATCGTAAATCGGCAGTGCTCCTGGGGGCATCGATTGCGGCGCAAACATCGACATCACGGCCTCGCGGCAGGCGTGCCTGTAGGTCCAATGTCCCCTGTGAACATCGTTCAGTGCATCGACGATCCGTCCAGAGATCCCAGAACCTGTCAAGTTCGCCTTGAGTTCAGCGTACACCTGATCCGGATTCACAATATACATGGGTCCAATATACCACAGTTGCAGCCTCAAGTGCACGGCTCGATCACCCGATCGAAATTGTGTTCACCGACGTTATACCATACTTAAGACGAGAACAATGACCCCACGACGAAAGGCTGCACTGGTCGAATCCATCATGTCAAAACTGCTTGAGACAATTTCTCAATTGCCTCCCGATGAGGTATTGAATGACTTGGCTCGCAGGGACCACGATGACCTAGACGAAAGTGAATTCAAGCGTGGCGAGTGGCAACCAGCTGTCGACGATAAGATCAAGATTCGGGCAACACCCGACCTAGAGACTGACATCGATCACCAAGAGATCCCAGAGGGTGCGACAGGCCGACTGATCAACCACCTCGTCGCCTACCAGGTTGAGTTTGATGACGAGGAGATCGGTAACCGGTGGGTCACTAAGGCAATGATTGAACCGAAGTGACGAACGAGCACAGCGTTCAGATCGAATTCGATCTGAACACGTAGTAACGACGTCACTGATCAGATCAGCAACGCCATAACACGTGCACACAGATCAGCCAACGTCAGCCTTAAGGTACTCGATGGTTCGCATGACGCCTTCATCGAGCTGCACGACTGGTTGCCACCCGAGCAACGTCTTTGCCAGCTCGATGTTGGGTCGACGTTGGATCGGATCATCGATTGGCAATGGCATCATGACGATGTTAGCCGGATCGCTGAGGGTCAGCCGGCTGACGAGCGACGCCAGTTCTTTCATGGTGAATTCGTTTGGATTCCCCAGGTTGACGGGTGTCCTAGGATTCTCAGCCAGCGCTCCTAGGGCAACGATGCCCCTGATCAGGTCGTCGACGTAACAGAAGCTGCGTGTCTGTTCACCCGTACCGTAGATCGTCAGGGGAGCGCCCTTCAACGCCTGATGGATAAAATTCGTGACAACACGGCCGTCACGGGCATCCATGTGTGGGCCATAGGTGTTAAAGATCCTGACCAACCTAGCGTCAACATCGTACTTGTTGAAGTAATCAAAGCACAGTGCCTCAGCCGCACGTTTACCTTCGTCATAGCAGGATCGAGGACCGTAGGAGTTGACGTTGCCCCAGTAGTCTTCGGTCTGAGGTGATGACGTTGGGTTGCCGTACACCTCAGACGTCGATGCGTGCACGACAGTGCAACGCATGTCACGTGCTAGCTCTAAGACGTTACGGGTGCCGACGACACACGTCATCATCGTCTCGATCGGGATCGATTGGTAGACGGGCGGGGACGCTGGGCACGCAAAATTGTAGATGACATCGAAGCGAAAACCTGCTTCTAGCATCGCTTGACGAATGACACTGAACCCCTCTGGTCGAGTTATGTCACATTCTTCTAGCAACCCGTTCTCAAACTGACGGATCCGATCGATGTGCCGTGATTGCCTTATTGAGGAACTGTAGTTGTCGAGTCCCAGTACCCGATCACCGGCTTCGAGGTGATGCAACATCAAATGTGAACCTAGGAAGCCAGCAGCACCCGTCACCAACACGTCCATGACAATCAAGGTAACCCAAGAACGGCAGGTGTCCAACCCAAAAGAGTTAAAGGTTGTCAGACATAGTTAGCGACATGAAGTTGTTAAACGAGTCGCTACGATCACTGTCGCAGATCCTGCTTGAACGCTTCGGTCAGCCCATCAACGATGTACCAACTGTCCCCAACGTTTCAGACAAACGTAGCATGAATGAAGACAGCAGCAGTAACGTTAACAACGAGGGTGGCGCCCGGGCATCAGAACGTCAGAAGGGTTTTTATGGGCACCCACGATCAAAGCGAAAATGCTAGGTGAGTTCAACGGTACCGAAAAGCCCTTACGACGACCGGAGCGCCGATGTCTCTAGAATCTTGTGGCAATACGACCTCAAAGCGATCGCCACGCAAGACGATTTCGTAGCCATCGTCTAGGACAGTCGTAACCAGGCCTGCTTCCCTCAACGCCTTTTTGAAAGACGCTGCAACTTGACCAGCTGGTTTCGATTGTTGCAGCGGTCCATTTACTGTTGCATCAAACTCTGCATCACGGACAGCTCGGTACTTTTCATACTCCTCGTCACTCATCGAGTTGATATCAGGCTTTGGTGTACGTTTCGGCAAGTTCATCCACACCATGAACTCTTCCGCGCGCGTCTCGCGGTCAATGATAACGTAACCCAACGTGTGCAACGCAGCCGTGACCTTCTTCACTAGTGCAGCAGGCGGAATCTTCGCTGGTGTTGCTTCGACCCGCTTCGAACTAGTAGAACGACGGGGTAGTGCTTCTGCAATCAATTCTCTGAGTTCAAACAATTTCATTCTCATTGCATTTTCCTCTGCTGCAAACCGTTGTTCAGGAAGATCGATCATCTCTCTGGTGATCTTTCGAACATCATCTAAGACAATTCGCTTGACAGATTCATGTCGTCGGACACGAGCGTTGCCAACCATGTCATGCTTAATTGCGTAATTTCCTTCATCGCCGTAGGCTGCATCATAGCGCTCGATCGCACCTCGACACTCTGGACAGGTCGCATCTGCCTTAACATTGGTCGACTTGATTTTAGTGAGATCTTTGCGGCCACAGGCTGTCTTGGGACCGTGAGCCTGTCGGTAGTGCACCGTACCCACCGTCACATGCCTCCTGAACAACGCTGCTTCAACAGGTAGACGTGCGATTCGTGCCTGTCTTCTAGGCCTTGCAGCATGTTGTCTAGACCTCGCGTTAACAACCCATGCTCGTGCAAAGAATCTGCCATGGCAGCAGCACACCGCAAGAATGCTACCTCTGCACCCAGCGAGCGCCGAGCGAGTTCAGATGATGATGGGATGGTGCTAGCAGCTCCATAGCCCTGCACGAGCTGGTTGATTTGCTGAAGCTGCAGCGACAGGTTGACGTTGGCCTCGTTGCCCAGACCCACTGTCTTTTCTGCAAGGTCGTCGATGTCTTCCGTCGTTTCGTTGTACAACCTCTCAAACAGCAGATGATCGCCGTAAAAAGGATCGCCTTTCGCTGTCCAATGGTGGGTTTGGTGAACCATCGCTAGGAACTTGAGGTGCACTAGCAGGAGGCTGAGCTGACCATAGGGCACGCCGCTCCACGCCGCCAACATGTTATCATGTACGATATCGATCGATGGATCGGGAACAGCAACCTGGATCTCAAGCGTTTCAATGAGCCTACGCATCTCGCCTTTACCTCAGTGAAACATTGAAAGAAATCTTTCCAATTGCATCAGGATGAACGCTCCATTCTAATTGAAGGGGTTCACCGCGAAGGCGTTGTCGAGAGTTCCAGGCCTTACAATACGCGTCAAGTGCCCTCTCATCGATGCTACGAAAACCCCCGCTGTGGGGCAAGCGACCCACGACAGGGACTCGTTCCTCATGGCTGTTGGACTCTCCAAGGTTGTACTTACGAATTCCCATGGGCAAGGTACCCTCTTGGATCGAAAACAACACATTTGCTGAATTGACGTACGTCTCCGACGACAGCCCAGATTCAACCAGCTCTCTTACCGGATCGACGTCTTCGCCCAACGCCGGCATCACAGACTCAGAAAGACGCAGGTTGAGAACGACCTCCTTGAGGGCGTTGCGTTCCATGACCCGGTCTTCTTGTTCATCGATCAGGTCCTTGATGGCCTTGAGCAACTTCTTTTCATCGAGTTCGATCCCAGTTGATGCCTTGACGTTGGCAACATAGCGATGGGCGAGCGTTTCCTCCCAATTGAACTCAACGCTCTGACCGTACAACGTCAAGAACTGTTCTGCGCGTGAACGGTACCACAGATCAGACAACTCAACACCTGGATCTTGCTTGACAGCGTCGCCTAACCTCTGTTTACCGTTGATGTCAAAGTACTCGTCGTTCACCTTGGGTTGCTTGATGCCCGCTTCTGACAACCTGCGAGCGTTGTAGATGACACGCAGTTCGTCGTCTGACGAAAACCTACGCATCATTGCCTTGACTTCAGGCAGCGGCAGGCGCCTCGCGGCTGCCAGGCGAACCGTAGGGCTTCGATCGTTGCTAAACCGGTGAACAAAGCGCTCAGGCAACGCTCGAGCAGCAAGCTTGCGGAGTTCTGCATTCTTGTGATCGATGAACTTGACGAGGACAGACGTCTTAAAGTTCAAACGCCCTGCGCGGCCAGTACGGTTGAGGACTTCGAGTTGGTCGTTTGCAGCCGCGGCGACCTCTTCGATCTTTCCTTCGACGATCACCGCTGGTCCTAACACTCGCGCGATCTCTTCGCGGAGGGCAGCGATTGCACGCTCGTCATCGACAATCTGCTTGGTCACCCTTTGTAGGGCATTCAGCGTCAGGCGCATCTAAGAGACTCTCCTGACGCTTAAGTATCCCCTACAGACGAGCGGCGCGCTTCTTTTTCCGTGTTAGGCCCATCTGTCGCGACCACCTCTTGATAGCGTCCTTGACATCGTCGGGCACCAATACGCTGCGTTTCTTCCACGCTGGATCATCGATCAAGTCCCTGTCGTAGGCTTCGATGATCCAGCGAAGCTCACGCAACGTCAGCCTCATACTGAGACCCTGGCGGTGTCATGTGCGATGAATGCATGCCAATCATCGTGCCATGCATCAGAACGCAATGCATCCCAAAAGTGAAGCGACGAGGGTGTGGCTGGTTGCTTGAGCAAACGCATACCGGCTTCTTCGGGCGTCTTGTTGGCCTTGTGCTTGTTGCAAGGCTTGCAGGCGACGACACAGTTGTTCCAGCTGGTTGAACCACCGCGTGACGAAGGCAACACGTGATCGATGGTGATACTTTCCCAAGTCAATTGGGCGCTGCAGTACTGGCACGACCAGTTGTCACGATTGAAAAGCACCTTCTTGCGAAAGCGAGGAGCCTTCCACCTGCGGTTGACGCGACGCAGGAGCCGCAGCGTCGCTGGTACCTGAATCGACCCGTTCACATACGTGAAAGAATCATCCCACAGTGACGGCGAGGGCGACGACGAGTTATCGTGCTGGAACTCGATCACTTCTGCACGGCCTTTCAACAACAGGTTGATAGCCTTTACGTCGGTGATGAAGTGCAGCGGGCTCCAATCAGCGTTGAGAAGAAGCGCTCTTTTCATGGTGACATCCACACAAAGGGCGAACAAACTCACCCTAATCGATTCTATACCTAAACATCACACCATACACACTGCGCAAAATGTGCCTTTACCGGTAGCAAAGTTGATCACAGCCCAATTTGACGCAAAACTCTCTCACGTCGTAGGGTGTTGGACCATCGAGCACGTCAGCCTTGATGTATTCGCTCATCAATGAATCAAGGTGATTGACGTGTTCGAGTCCGATGCTGTGACCGAACTCATGCGCTGCCACTAACGTCCACAGCTTAGTATCTAACATGCGATCAGCGACTAACCAGGCAACGCGGTGTATCGACAGCAGCGGCGTCACTGTCATCCCTAAGACGTACTTACCGCTTGATTCGTCCCAGTCCTTGACCTGGTCAGTGTTAGAGAACGTCTTCCGAAAGATGACAGCACGTTGTGAACGAGGAGGGTGATCAAGACTGTCTTGAGGACAACCCAACATATCCTTTGTCGATAGCTTTCGACACCACGACAGCTGGCCACCCAAGGCGATCTCCCACAGACGAATTCCATTCGTGATCTGTTTCACCTCATCAGGCGAAAACCCACGGTCAATGTAGACGCTGGTTGATACAGTCGCCTTCAATGTTTTGAAGGCGGATGTTTGATCAGTTGCAGGCGTAGGTAACGTTGCCGGGCACGTTCCTGTCAGAGTGCACCCAAACAACACAAAAACACAGACGGCCGCGGCAACGATCGTCCTACGCAGGCTTGACACTTCGGCCTCCTATGAATCATAGGTAGGCTAACTGACCGGTCTTGTTGCTTTTATTCAGGTCTCTTCAACGTGCTGCGAAAGACGATGTTGGATGACATCGATGTCAGTCTCAGCTGACTTAAGACGATCGATCGATGCCATCAATCGACGAACGGTCTTAGCCTTTCTCGCAGGGCGCCACTTGAAAGTGTGTTTGCGACCCAACAACGACTCCAGCCGCGCAACTCGAGCTGTATCGTAGGCCTGCCATCGTAGCAACGTCTTAAGGCTACTACGTAGCTGATCAACGTTTTCTTTTGAAGGTTCATCAGCCAACGTTGCTTCTACCGCTTGCGTCTGTACGTACTTTTTTTCAAGCATAGCGTGATCATAACCTCTCATGTGGCCTAAGTTTCAGACCCCTTTAGCCTATTGACGCTCGTAGAAAAACTGATCGGGTCGTTGTCAAAGACGACAAACCGTCGACCCAGCTTGCGAGCTGCCATGGCTGTGGTGCCTGCGCCTGCGAAGAGGTCAATGACAACGTCACCAGGTTGCGTATGAACCTCAATCATCACTTCGTGCAAACGTTGGGTCTTTTGCGTTGGATGCACCTTGCCTTGCATCATCTCATTGATGTCGGTCCAGACGTTGGACCGGCGATACAACGGACTCTTTGCTGGGTATTTCTTGTTGAAACCAGCGTAACCGCGCAATTCATTGAGATACGGCACGTTGAACGTCGCCGGACGTTTAGCGCTTCCATTGACAAAATACGCACACTCCTCGCGAGTAAAGAGGTAGTTGTTCTGCACACCGTAGCCACGGCGCTTTTTCCAGGTGATGAGATTGGCTAGCTCAAATCGACCTGCCGACTCGACTTCGGCCACGTAGCGAAAAAACGGTCGAAACCCGGGTTTGCCGATCCCACCCCAAACGTAGAATGCACCCCCGGGAACGAGCCGAGTTTGCCACAAGCGCGTCCAGCACAACATCCAGTCGACGAATTCAACGTCTGTCGTCTTGATCTTGTCCCAGCGATTAGAGACGATGTTTCCGTACGGCGGGTCTGCAATGACGAGTGGCACTCGATCGGGTAACTGGACCCGGTTCCACACGTCATCGATGACCTCTGGTGTTGTCGAGTCACCCAAGACGACTACGCCGTCTTTAAAAGACTCAACGTCCACTTGGTTCACACCCAAGCAACGATCGAACGTCACGTTTCATGTCCTCACGGCCTTGCTGGTAGGCACGGTCGAGCATTGACAGGATGGTTTGGGCGTCCAATCTCTGGAGGCCATGGCCATCGTGCCAGGCATTGGGATCTTTGTCGTAGCAGCTTTGGGCCCACTCATTCATCGGCTGCAACAGGTGGACTTGGTTGTGCGTCCAGACCCCGGGCCCTTGAAGACGTGGGTCAGGCCCAATGCTGTCATCCCCGTCTTTTCGATGAAGTATTTCACGGCAATTCTACCAGGCTCGCCAGCACGGGAGAACCGTACTCAGCTGCACCAACATGAACTTCGAGGTTAGGAAGCACCTTGCCGTCATACTTTCCATGGGTGTGTCCGCATAGGACAGTGAAATGGACGTTAGGCATTGCTCGAGCTGCTGACAGCAGCATATCACCACACAGTTTTGATGTGAACCATGGTTGCGCGTTACTGTCACCAACCTTCCCCTTGAACACATGAGATTCCTCGAAAGGAGGCACGTGTGTGGCAACAACGATGTGTTTGTGATAACGAACGGCAGCCTTGATGCCATCGGCCATGTGTTTGACGCCTTCCGACGCCAACCGTCGGATCGTCGAGATCAATGACGAACGATCCATGATGTTGCCGTTGTTGATGAATGCCCTGCCTCCGCTGTGCTGAACCAGGTCCCGAATGTACACCCAGTCAGCCATCATGAACCGAGAGTTCAGAGCGTCACCGTTCAACGCATCGTACCAACCATCATGACCGACCAGCGCAGTCGCTGCGCTCAACGGGACGTATGACGTCGTCGCCAGGTACTTCAAGTGTTGTGATGTGTTGTTGAGTTCGTTCATCTGCTTACGAACGGTCTCAATGTCGCTAGAGTAGTAGTCGTGGTTTCCCAGCACGAAATAGATGGGTCGTTGTACGACGCGTTCCATCGCTGAGAGGTGGTAGACCAGATTTGAAGCGTTGGAAATGTCTCCCGTGATCACGATAGCTGTAGGATCGTTGACAACGAGCCCCTCAAAGAAGTTGATCAACCTCGCAGGTTGATTGATGTGATCGAGGTGACAATCGGTCGTCCATGCATACTTGCCCATCACTCACACTCCATGTATCTTATAACTTACTTCGACTTCGAGGTTACCCTGTTAACAATCACACAAACATTCCCTCGAGGGCCCCAGCAATCAATCCATTCTGGACTATGGGACGATCGTGCCAGTGTTGTTCCTGATCGATGATCGAGTTGGTGAACGTCGATCGGACGAACTTGTAACGTCCCTTGACAACACCGTCCTCTTCCCACTTGATGTACAATCCCTCCATGTCTTCAGACATGTCTGTGTGTTCAACGACAGCTACAGGGTCTTGGCGTGATTCGAGTGCGGCTTTGATCAAGTTATCATTACGATCGTCACTGATGAAGTTTGAGTGCGTGATCAACCGCTCAATGTCCCTCAAACAGCGGATCTTGCCTTCGTAGACGACGGGACTGGTTCGATGGCAAGGCTTCCTAACAACTTAGGGCGAGAAGGCGTGTCAAGGAATGCAGCCGTTTCGACGTCTAGGACGTCGAACTCCATGAAGTAATGGGGCAACGCATCGTAAAACACGGTGTGCTTTGCAAACATCCATTCGCCCATGAGAACATAGCGTGTTCCCAAAATCGATCGAAATGATACCTGATGGGTCGACGCCCATTGTTTGAACAATTCGAACTGCTTTTCACGTGGTCCTCCATGCAAATAGTGACCACGTGATTGCAGGTGAAGGATACCCTCGTCATCGAATGAGATGCCCGAATTCGATCCGTCGATTTTTTCTTCAATGATCAAGTGCTTTCCAACAAGCTCTGTCACTGGGACAGCTTCAAGATCATGATCGTCATGTTGAAACCTCGATCCTTGAACGTGGCGCGTCCTCGGGTACTTCCACAACTTCTTTGTTGGGTTGATTTTCACGGTGTTTTTTCCAACGCTTTAACGCTGCCAAACGATAACGTTCTCTCTGTTCGGGTGTTCGCGTTTTTCCACGTAATTTTTCACGAACATCGTCTGTGATCTTCTTGCCCTTGAGGGCATTACTGATCTTCTCACGATGATCTTTTGAAAGATTCTTGCCCCGATTCGTAGCGCCTTGTTTGAAGCGCGCCTCATCAGACAATTTGTATGATCCTCGAATCTTTCCAGACGCGACGCTGCTCAATTTAGCCTTGTGTTCATCTGACAAATGACTTCCGAGAAATCGTTTTCGAACTCGTTCTGCAATTTCAGCACCGTGACGTTTTGCAGCGTCACTTATCTTTTTTCGCGCTTCAGAACTAAAAACCCTCCCTTTGTTGGCGTTGCCATTTTCTGGCGAACTTCGAGAATGGGAGATACACCACCAAACCCTCCTCCGTTAAGGTTGTAACCATTACCCGTACTCAATGAGTTCAATTCAGCAATGAGTCGGATTTCTTCTAAGCACGCTTCCTCAGGAGAGGGCCACTCTGAAACGATCGCAAATTCAAACGCATCAACACCGTGTTTTTGCAACGCTCGAGCGATATATATGTCTGTCCCCCGCGGCGAGCATATGACTTATGATGATACCACCGTCGAGCAGGATTAACAGTTTGTCCAACGTAGACTTGTCCAGTCTCCTTGTTTCGAATTGTGTACACGAAAGCTTTCACTGAACTTACCGTATACTACAAACTCACTTTGTAATTTCGCTCAAGATGTCCTCCGCGACCTGCGCCGGGTCCGCAACATCCCTGATGGGCCGACCGACGACGATAAGGTACGCCAACGCCGTCCTTGACGGCCGTCAGCGCTGTCAAGCGCACGTCGACGTAGTGCATCGACTCAGCACCTGACTTCAAGATGAACGGTTTATCGGGTGGAGCATGCAGCACCGAGTTTGTGCGTAAGGTCTCCAACACGAGACTCTTCGGATAGTCTTCTCCTGATCACGATGTCTTCGATAGTCGATCGCTTTTCGAGCCAAGCAGTGTACTCTTCCCATGACATGCCAAGGTACTCGTGCAACGGACCCGGGTAGGTGCTGTCGTGCCAAGCATCGATCTCATCATCAATGTTGACTCGATTGCCTGACAAAGCACGTTGCATCAAGTTCACGTCATCACCTCAAAACTTCTCAGTCTCTGGACAACCGTCCTCATCTGCCAAAACGACATAGGTGCCGTGACTATGCCAAGTTGCAGTGAGAGGAAGCAACGGCGCACCCAAGTCATCAAACATGACAAAACCTCCATTTGCTCCACACCTAGTGCACAGCCAATGTGGGTTGACACATGTTTGACCGTCAGCAGACAAGTCGACTTCAATCCAACGATGGTTCAAGATCATTTGTTCTCTCGCGGTGGGCCTTGATGAGGCTAATTGCATGTTCCCAAGACGTTGTTCGCACAACACCTGAAGCTGTCAGGTCGACGTTCCGGTTGTAGGGAGCGTCCCACAGCAATGCTAAGCCATCAGGCCAGTGTTGTTTCCACTTGACACAGTGTTCATCCGAATCATCGATGAAAACGTCGCCACAGACGTAGTGCTTGCCTTCCGTGTGAACAATGCGTGACTTCGGAATGTTGAAATGTTGGTTCAACCACAAGGTCCTTTCGTACGACCAGTGTGGTGCCGTCATGGGCGACGTAACGATGACAACTTCACCCAATGATTCGAGGCATGACATTGCTGTCTGCGCCTCTGGGTACGCCAAAAAGTTGGCACACCAACCTGACTTCGCCTGTTCTTCTTTTGCTAGGTGTTTTAGGTGAGATTTACCGACGATGGTGAAAAGGTCCCAATGCGTCACTTCTTCGTGGGTGTGTCGATCGCCAGTCTCTCGTTCGATCAGATCGAAACACGCAGAGCAATAATCTGCAAGGAGACCGTCACAGTCGACAAGGATCCGAAAACGTCTGTTCACGCCTAAAACTACAACGCTTGCACGACAAGTTCAAACCTCGAGCACTCTTGCTGTGCCGGTTCGAGTATCGAATTCCACAACAATCAATTCTTCGTGTTTGACGTACTTCGAAACGACGCTGTGCAATTGATCCTGGATCTGTTCCCGAAATCGATCTAGTTCCCAATCTTTAGCCTCGGGAACTAGGCACACGTTGTCCATCTCTTCGTCAACGATCTCATCGATCGTTTGCTGGACCGCGTCAGGAGACTTAAACGTCACTGTGAATTTCATGGTTCTTCACCGTTCCCAATCGCACGCCGTGCATCGCTCAACAAAGGCAGACTAAAAAGAACCAGGTTGGACCTGAAAACACGCCAATCCCATCCGGCGCCATTCATCAACGACCTGATTACGATCATCAAGGACAAACAGCACGTTGTACCTACCTGCAACATGGGCATCGAAAAGCTCACGCTTGACGATGCTGTCCTTGCGCTGGTCTCCCTCGGGCCGCATGTGAAGCTCGTACGGGATGACGACGTCCTTGAACTGACAATGCTTCTCGATGAACCTGACCGTCTGTTCACGGTACTTGGCATCGCGGCCCGACATGAAGACGATCTTGACGTCCTGGGCGTGCATCGCCAGGACGCAAGCGATGACCGCCTTGTTCGGGAGATCGACCTCATCGCATCGACTGGCGTCGTACGGCGAACGGTCGCCCATCAGCGCCAGCGTACCGTCAAGGTCACACATGATCGCCCGAGGCAACGATTCATCCTGATCGATCGATCGGAATCCATCACGAGGCGCGTAGTACGTCTCCGAATCCTTGAGTGACCGGCCCTTGTCGAGACCAGCAGCAAGGGCCATGCCGTAGATGACCTTGTCAGGGACCCGAGCGGCGCCCGTACGAAGGGCGTTCCGACGCAGGCACTCTTCGACAGGGACGTTGAAGGCCTTTTGGATCAGCTTGACGTCCCCGATCGATTCAGCGAACCGGTGCAGCTTCTTGACTGTCGTCGGCACGAGGTGGGTGTCATCAAGGATGACATCGTACCCCGACTCGAGGGCCGTCTTCAGGAGCTGCTCCTTCGCCTGGCGAACGTAATCCTCGTTCGCCTTGCTGTAGGTGCCCCCAACCATCGCACGAAGGTCATCACGATTGATGCGCTTCCAACGATCGGGTTCGCGCTCAAGCAATGCGCGAGCGTAGGTCGACTTGCCGCTAGCGGGCAATCCTTGGGTGATGATGACAGTTCTCATTCGTTGTTCCTCGACAGTGCCTTGCATAGACGTTCAAGCACGTCTAGATCTACGCCAGTGATGTATAAGGTCACTGACCCCTCATCAGCTGCAAAGACAGCAACGTTCTTTAGGTTGAATCTGGTGACGACGGCGTTCGATTTGGCGACTTGAGCGTTGCACCTTTCATCATGTTCGAACTTCAAGCGTTGACGTTCTAGCCTCTGTTCAGCTGCGGCTGCCAGCGTTGCCCGGTGTTCTGACGCCCTGACGACCCATGCTGCGACGTTCATAGCACACCAGCGGCCGCGTCGGCGGACGGGCAGGACCACTGGGTGAGCGTCAGGACGATCAAGCGACAACGTGCCATCAGCGATCCGGACACGCGTTGAGTGCCCGTTGACAGACAACGTCTGCCACTCTTTGTCTGACTCCAGAGGGCCTAGAGAAAACTCGTAGCCCAATGCGGATAGGTGTCCTAACAACCAGTTGCGAGTGTTTCTAGAGACCTCTTCTAGCCTGCAGGGACCAACACGCGATGAACTAGCCACTGGAATACGTGCCTTCTGGTTCGTTGGTTCGTCTTTAACGACTACCACACCTACGTAGCAATTTCACCGACGAGAACACAGCTCGAGCGGCCAAAACGTACCGAAGATGCGGTCCCAAAAGAAGACCAGCATACCGAAATTGACGTTGTGATCGGCGTGATGCGCCATGTGCAACTGTCGGATGTCACGCAACGAACCAGCAGCGTTCCTGTGGAACGCTGCATGCAGCATATCGTGCGAGATCCCGTAGGTTAGCATCATCACCACAAACATTTCGATCGTCGACGGAACCACGAACGGAGCAACCACTGCAACAACGACGACTGTTACGACGAGCGCCGGGAGGGTGAACAACAGGCCACCGAACCACCGTTCGATAAATCGAAGCCTGGTTCGAACTCTCAACCCTCCCCGGTGGTGCTGCATGTGCATGCGGTGCAACGGCCCCATCACTCGATGATGCAACGCACGATGGATCAAGTAACCCAACAGGCTGATGATGACCCACAAGGTGACAAGCGTCGACAACATTGTGTTACAGTCTTAAAACAAGACCAACGACAGTTTCACACGTTGGTTCGAACATTTTTGACTGCTGACGAATCCTTGAACGATCCAAACAGCTTGTCCCAGGCGGCGGTGACGACGCCATAGTTGCGTCGCATGTGCTTGTGGTGCACAAAGTGAAACCGTTGCAGCGGCTCGTACCAACCAAAACGCGACATCCAAGAACATTCGATATGAAGGTTGTCGTGCACGATATCGTTGACCACGCCGAAGCCCGCCAGGCCCACTGCCGCAGCAGCCACAAACCACAACGACACGCCGATAAACAAAGCGATCGATCCTAGCACGACCACAATAAGCAGCAACGGTGGCGTAAACAGGAACGTACCGCTATTGAACCACGAGGCCGTCCGATAACGAGGCGACGTCAGGTCTGCGGGAGGATACAGCTCAAGGTGGTGTTGCATGTGACCACGCCAGGCTGGGCCCATCCAGCGCTGGTGGAGGGCCCAGTGAATTCCATGACCGATCAGGCTCGAAGCGAACACTGAGATGACAAAGATGATCAGGAGGCTTAACAGCATGCCAGTATGTATGACAGCCTGTAGACCTCCTGATCGATCAACCGTGTTTTGTCAGGTACCTGTCAGTCAGGTCGACCAGCCAGGCATCCAGCATCGCTCGGTCGGGCTCTTTACGTAGGTGTGAGGTGACATAAAGCTCATCACACTCTGCCACGAGACGTTCTGCTTCCTCGATCAAAGAATCGAGCTCGCGGCCGCCCATCTTGATAGCCAAGAGCTCCTCACGATCAGGACGCTTGACGATGACACCCATCCCACTCATGATCTCTTTGCACATACGCATCAAGCGGATGAGATGCGAACCGTGCTTGGTGTCATAACCAAACTTGAGCTCGAGGTTCGCTCGAGCAGGGTTACGGGTCTTCAACCACGTCTGGTACTGCGTCCATCTCGTTGCTGCAGCTTGATACTGGTGTTCCTTAGTGTACAAGGTGATCAGGTTCTTGGGCAAGCCGGCCTGTTGCATCTCAAGCTCTGATTTCCACTGTGCCTGCGCAGCACCCAGTTCGCTGGGAGACAGCTTAGTCTCTGCCGAGAGGCCGAACTTCTCCCGTGACGGGGGCTCAGTCGGAGGGTTGGTGATCCACTCACGATGGGTCTTGATTCGCTTCAGTTGGGTGTGAGCGTAACCAGAGAAGGTGTGCTTAGCTTTTTTTGAGATGAAATCGTTCCGTTTGTCCCTCAACTCTTCGCCGAAGGCATCACAGGTCAGCACGTCAAAATCATCGACGTGCAGGACCTCAATGATGTTTGGGTTGCAGTCAGCGGCGAGCTTGACGAACTTGTCGAGCGAATAAACGACCTTGTCGACACCATCTGTCTTTGAGCCCATGTGCTCGAATTGTTGCTCAAATCGTTGCACAAAGCCAAAGTACGCTTCTTTGGGCTTTATGCAAACACCCTTGAAGTCTTCGTCGCTTTGAGGCGTGTTCAAACCGTACGCGTACGATCCGTGCCTCACTAACAAGATCGTCCGTCTATCAACATCAAATTGCATCAGCAAACCTTGCTTTCGTTGCTCTAAATTACTCGCACAACATCACACATCGTTTACCAAAATGCACAATGAACCTCACCTGTTGATCCAGGCCGCCGCGGCATTGATGATCCTGGGGTGTGCGTTAACCAGGACATCGCGCCAAGGAACATCGTGGAGGGGCTCCAGACCCATTCTGGTGATCATCTCCCAACGTTTTGGGCGCCCTTCACGCAGGAGCGACGGGTTCAAGATGAAAAGGCGCATCGCCTCAGCCATCACTTCGTACGGATTGGGCTCGTAACCTGACACGGGTGCCTCAACCTTGGCAACTTTCTTGATATCGTCGATCGATGATCCTTCAGTCGACCGCTTCAGCAGTTCAAAGTGTGTGTGGTGCCCGATCTCGTGTGCCAGGATGCCAGGCGCGGTCAGGTCAGCCTTGAAACCGGTGAACGACCACGCGAACCCAGGCGTCTTGACGGGTGCCCGCGACCTTTTGAGGTTGACAAAGACGATCCCGTTCCAATACCATCCATTGTTGTGCCAAGGATTCTTGCCCGGGGGTTTCTTTGCATCGTCGGGCACAAAGAGGTACTCTCGAGGATGCGAGATCCCATTGAGGTCAAGGAAGGCCTGTGCGTAGAGGATCGCCTCACGGATCACAACGTACTTGTCATATGTGACGGGATCAACGACAATGGGTCCCATGGCAGGTTCATCCTACCACAAGACCCTCTGACGTTTCACAGCGTCTTATTACTTGATTTCGACCTTAAACGTTGCAGACCTCGTCGTCAGGGGGACAAGCTCGATCCGCAACACACCATCGGCTAGCGTCGACGTCGTCTTAGCGACGTCGTACTCTGTCTGGAGACGAAACCTCTTCTCGACCTTCGTGTTATCCCTTGTGAACGAAAGCATCAAGACGTCATCCTCAATGATGAGGTTGATGTCAGAGCGCTTGACGCCCGGCACATCATACGTCATGATGTGCCTTCCATCGATGACTTCGAACTTATACGGATCGGAAGCTAGCGCGCCGAGATCCCTGATGGAATGTGTCATCGTCCAGCTGGGAAATACGTCACCGATATCGCCAAAGATCCCAGAAAAATCAAATGGTCTCTTGTTAATAGAACGGTTCATCTTCTTACCGTAAGACGCCAGCATTTCTTATTTCACCTTCCTGTGCAGCCTTGATTGCACAGGATCACGATAACCATCCTAGCGTTGGTGTACAGGCCTATGAACGTTAGCGTGCGGTTGGGTACTCAATTCCCTCAAATTCGACATTGAATTCAACGAACGTTGAAGAGGTACACTCCTGAACGGGACGTTCGGCATAGTCGAGGGGCGTAAAGCTCAAACGGTGAGGAAAGACTCTCATCTTCCAACGTTCAATTAACGTACCATTTTGGTCAAGATAACAAAGTTCACATGCTCGATAGACATCGTAACTCGCCATCCAGGCGCAGAGATCTTTGTTCAGCTCCACGTCCGTCGTATTGCAAAATTCGACGTGCATCGTACTGACATCAAGCCCACAGTTCTTACCTTTGTCATGACATTCTTTGGTTGGGCGTCTCTTAAACTGAGGTAATTCAACACGTTTAGCGAGGAAAGAATCGATGCCCTCGATCTTGATCATCCATCGCAGTGTTGATTTAGATTCAAATCTTTTCACGAGAACATTAGGAACCATTTTCAATGATTCTACTACACGACGCGAGCCGTGTTTTGCCGGCAATCTCTACCAGGACTCGACGTGATCAAGCTTGAAATCGCCCTGGATCAGGAGGGCTTTCAACTGCGACATCCTCGCATCATCGACGCTCTTGACTTTGCCACCCGACAAGAAGTCATATGCGACGTGGTCACCCTCAATGAACTACACGTTGATTTCTTGGCGCTTGTTATTGTAGTAGACGCCACCCAGGACGATCTTGGGTGCCTTGGCACCGGCGAAAGCCTCTTTGATCAAGCGACGCAACGCACCAACTTCCAGACGCATGGAAGTAACTAGATCAGTAGCCGTTCTTAATTCGATCAAAGTTGACGACACCCTTCTTCATGTAGGCCTCGTAGAGTTCATCCACCGTGACGCCGCTGGCAATCACGAGTTCGAGGTACAGGTGGAGAGCATCGACGAGCTCTTCGACGTAGGCTTCACGGTCAACTTCTGGGAGTTCAGTCGCTCGGTGCGACTTTGCGTTCTTGAGGTGCTGTCCGGCCTCGAACAACTCTTCCATGAGGTGATTCCTGATGTCTTTCAGGAACTGCTGACCCTTCTTGGAGGTGATGTCTGTCGGAAACTGCGGAAAACCGCGTTTCACCTGTAACAGGTACATGAATTCACATTGTTGCTGCCACATCTCATAGAGACGATCGTTCATCAGTTGGAATCCGACGGATCATCGTCGCCTCCGAGAATCAGCTTGAATCCGCGCTGGCCTTGCAGGCGGCGCGCCTCGGCCACGAGGCGATCGTGGCCTTCTTTCACCTGCTGGACGTACTCCGGATCTTGAACAAGGAGCGAATCATCGTCTTCATCCACACAGAGCCTCACCTGTCGCAGCAGGTCAGCTCCGTCGACTCCGGTCAGGATCGCTTCTTGAAAGATCTGGATCAGGCGTAGCGAGACGCTGTCAGCAAAACGAAATTTCTTCATGTTCTTCTTTCTTATCTTACGCCACGGCAAGCGCTTGTATCGTGTTCTGAAGGTCTTGCCCGTCTAATGCATTTCCCAAACACGTCCATCCCGGCCGGTGTCGACGGGCAAACAACTCGACGCGTGTCGTATTGGGAAACATCACGTCAAGACGATCTTGTAGGATTTCAGGTTTGGTTGAGTGTCTGACGTTGAGATCAAACCCTACGCTACGTTGACTGTGATCTTGCAAAAGCGGATAGACGCTCTTTCCAGACACTCCGATCAACGCAATTTCATGCGATTGACGAAACAACCGGCCCATGCCGACGCGCGTTGAGTTGTTGGGATTCGCTTCTTTGGCGTGGTCTTTCTTCAATTTAACCCACACCCACGTCTGACGTAACGAAAAACCCCAGGCATGCAACACATCAATGCCTCGGACTAGCAATGACCCGGGCACCCACAAGGCCAACAAGCAACCGTTAGGATCGGCGATGTCACGTACAGGTAAGGCTGCAATCTGCGCAGGGCTCATGGTTGTGTACTGCGAGGCTGCTGAGCGCCGCGTCCGGCAGCGCATCTTTTTCAGTTCGTCATTGAATCCCCACGCGGGATCAGCAACGATGACCTGAGCCTTCATCTCGTCCTCGCTGCAAAACGTGTGAGCGTCGTCGTGATCCGATCGTGGACCTCATCACGCGTTCCCTGGCTGTCAATCAGTTCGTGATCCAGCGGGTTCAATTCGACCCAATTGTAATACGCTGTCCTCACGGCGTCCTGCAGGACCTGATCGCGTTCATATGAATCGTCGATCGTGTTTCTCTTCCGTGAAGGACCGTGCAAGACACACGTCAGGTGAGCTGACACGATCAACTTGTACATCATCCATGACAGGTAGAAGTTGGTTTGTGAGGCGATGCCGTATGCCATCGCCGACGTCTTCCAGCGATCAAGGACGACAAAGTCACATGTCAACCACAACCACAACAGGTACGTGGACTGAAAGATGAACTTGTTGATAAAGTGCACGAACTGAAAGAGGTTTGGGTGACGCCGAGCGCTACCAGAGCGCAGCATGCTGTACAGCAACGGATGCGTCAGGCGATCGTTCCATGGAACCTCGACTCGCACCACCCGATCACCGTACCTGCGCAACGTGTGCGCTAACATCTTTGATTGGGTCGCCTTCCCCGTCTTGTCTGGGCCTTCGATTGCAATGATCTTTGCAAACATGAGTCATCCTCGCTTGAATAGTAATCAGAAAGTGACTTGTGTGAACAAACTAGCCCGGTTGTTGAGCAGGCACAAAAACCGACTCACCTGGGATCATCTTGCGATGACTCATCCATCCCCTGAAGTTGCCGCTGAACACATCTCTGACGTCAATGTCAGAAAGATCACACGAGACCGGTCCCTGTTTTCGAAGGATCAAGTATGCATCGTCTCGTGTCATCGGTCGAGCAACGTGTTCCGTGGGTGACATGTGACCAGAACTGACCAACCTATCGTACAGCGCGACGTCGGCTGATATGTCACGCTTTCCTTCATGGGTCAGGTACGAGACCCGAGCACAGCGCCCGATTGACACCTTGATTGCTGTCGATAGTTCAAGCATCGTTCGTCCATCAACAACCTGCTCATCGTGTTCCGATGAATCATCAGTCACCACGAGTTCATCGGGTTGCAACAGGGGAAGGTGCCACTCACCGTGTTTTAATTGCCGCGGATTCGATTCTTGCATTGCGACGTACATCAGCTCTGCGGGCTTCTGGATCTCTGGTTGCGCCATCGAATCACGACGCAGCGCAAAGAAATTGTCGTACTCAGTCGCAGTGACGATGATCGTTTGCCAGCAGAAAGGCTCGATCAACCGATTCGCCAGCTGCTTGTGCACGCCCATCTTGGCAAGGCGATTCGCATGAAAACACGCATCCTCCTTGGCCAATCGCCAGACCTCACGTGCCAGCTTTGTGTTAGTTTCATCGAGGTCTTCGCTCGCCTGCATGCCGCTCTTGTTCTTTCCAAATGCGTCTGGGACGAAGGGGTCGCCCAACACCGACTGGATCCTCTTCTCAACTGGGATCGCTCTCGATGAAGCGCTGTTTCGAGAAAACATCCGATGGGTATTAAATTCCGCGAGAACAAGCCTCGGGATTGTCACCTCCATCGTCGTCAATCTGACCCCGGAAGGACTCAAGCTGTCTGCCAGGACCTTTGCGCCATATGCCATGTAAACCCCTATCCTTGACCCAAAAAGTTTTTCTCGAACCAACCGGTGTTTCACTGCCTCAGGTGTCTAAGGTCTGAATGTTACGATGGATGATGTCCTCTGATTCCGCCAACATGTTTCGCAAACGAACATAGTCTTCAGGCTTGACTATCGTGCACTCATAGTGCCCGTAGCGCGAGCCCCTGTTGAAGACGTACCTGACTGCATTGATCACGCGGCGCCACCACGGCGCATACTGCTCGAGGTGAACCTCGAGGATCAGATCACCGTTTTCATCGTCAAGCGTGAACCTGACATGATGGCTCATGTCATTGCACACACAATCAAAATGCTCGACCTGCATGCGATCGATGGTACACTGAGACCGAGCCTAGTTCAACGTTATTAAACCTGTCGGACAAATTGGTACAGCTTGGCCTCGAGGAGCTCATGAACCTCTTCTTCGAGTTCCTCGAGCACCTTGTTGGCGACTGTCATCGATTCTCGTTGCTGTGTGGCATCACGTGACTTGCTAACGACGATGAACCGTTTGATGTGTTGTCGGATCTCGTCAACGTAACGTTCTGTCGCTTGTCGCAGGACGAACTCTGGCACGCCTTGAAGGTACTCTTCACGGATCAACGACCGCAACTCGTCGATCGTCATCTTCATCAACGAATCTCAGCGTTGCTGAAGTCGCCGCCGATCAAGCTCTCTTCAACGTCCGAAATGTTTTGCAGGATACGCTTGACCAACTCTCTCGCGGCGCGATCGACCTGATCGTCCCATTCGTCACGTGATGACATCGAAGGATCTTCTTTTGAGTACATCTCCTTCGCTTCAGCTGCCCACTCATCGACCAACGCCTCGAGGCGACTAGTCATGTCAAGTGAAACAACGGGTGAATAATCACCCTCTGCAAACGGCTCAGGTTCACCAGGACGTTTGCCTTGAATGGCTTCTTTGATGATGCTACGTAGTTCGTGTTGAGTGAGCTTGACAGGTTGTTTCATTTTNNGTCAGATGTCCTCGCATTCATTATGACCAACCAGCGAAGCTACTAAGCACTGTCCATACTCTTGCAATGCGCACTGCACCACAAGTGCAGCATCATTTTTAGCTTCTGCTAACGCTTCGTTGTCGCTAGTGACATACTGTCGCATCTCAGCCAACGAAAACCGCCGACCCAACGTTGAACGTTTGATGACGCCCAACGCCTTTCGGCGATAACCCTCTAACAATGCATCAATCTCACGATCGAGGCTTTCAGCGAGCTCTCGCAATTCATCATCAACATCGTTTGATAACGCTTCATCAAACGTCGCTGCCTCATCCAGCGCAGCACGACGCAATACCAAATCTGCGTCATCTCGTGCCTCGAGCGTCGCTCGAGACTCTTCACGAATGATCGTGTCGATCAGCTTTGACTGCAGGCGATTGAGCAGCATGTGTTTTCTCTCGAGTAAGTATTCTGTCGAGGTTCAACGATGCTGCTCACGTCTGATAGCTTAACCACACTTCGATGCTCCACAATCGCTACACGTTGAACACCCTTGAAGGTACTGCAGGTTTGTACCTCCGCATTCAGTGCACGACTTTTCGAGTGTCACCTTCGTACCATCGCTGATGTATGACTTGCTTAACACTCGTGCGATACCACGAGAGAAAGACGTGATGTCGCTGTGTTTATCCTTCTGGAGCTGCTCAACGATGTACTGCACCGGCACACCGTGACGCAAGGCCAACGACAGTGTTCGTGTGAACGAACCGTACGTCGGATTGTCAAAGACGTTGACAATGTCTTTGACGAGGAGGAAGTCATCCGGGTCATTGCGTTGAGCATCAGGTCCCAACGGGATCATCAGGTTGTACGTAGCAACGCCGTCTCGCTTACCGTTCTTCAATAGGATGCCTTGCTTGAATTTTTTTGGAACTTCGATGTGGCGTGCCACGCCAGCAAACACCTCATAGGGCTTACCACCTAACAGACCGACGATGACGAGGTACGTCTCACCTTTGACGCTGATACGATGCAAGTCACACTCGAGCTCCTTGGGCCGACGAGGCGCATCGTTCTGAACGATCTTGTCGTGTGATTGTTCTTCCTTAGTCGACGGCACGACCAGTACGCCAGACCTAGACCCATCGCGATACACTGTGAGACCCTTGACGCCGACTTTCCACGCATGGAAATACACGTTCGACACGTGATCGACCGTGGCGTTAGCTGGCAAGTTGACCGTCTTAGAAATTGAGTGTTCAGTCCAGCGCTGTGCCGCTGCCAACAAATCGACTGAGGCCTCCCAATCGATTTCCGAACTGGCTGCACCCGCATATGGAGACGAAGCGACGTCAAACAACGTTGTAGCAGCCATCCAGGCCTTAAGCCCTGGGTGATACACTGTGTACTCTTGCCACGAATCGCCCTGTGTGTCCACCATGTCAACTGATGCACCGTTCTTGATCTCTTCGCTGGTCAGTTTCTTTCGTCGAAGATAGCTGGTTTGGTAGACCGGTTCGATCCCGCTAGTCGTCTTTGTCATGATCGACACGCTACCAGCAGGTGCAGTCGTGGTCAACGCAATGTTCCGACGACCACAGCGATCAAATGCCTCATTGACAGCAGGATCAGACGCCTGTCGAAGCCGTTCAGCAAACACATTCCCTGCATAGTGACCCGGCTCCCAAGCTGGGAAACAGCCACGCGTCAAGGCCATGGCGACGCTGCTAGCGTGCGCCTCGGTCGCCAGACACTTGTAGATCTCTTCTGTCGTTACGATCGATTCATCAGAACCGTAACGTAGGCCCAACGCAGCCAGGGCATCGCCCAAGGCAGTGATGCCCGTACCGGTGCGCCGGCCAGTTCTACACGCAGTTTCGATCTTTCTCCATAGCGTCAATTCGCGTTGGCGTTCACTGATTGGTTCCGGATCGTCGTTCTCGATCTTTTTGATGATTCGATCGATCGCTTCTAGCTCGAGGTCGACCAGGTCGTCCATCAGGCGCTGAGCCTTACGAACATGAACTCGAAACAACTCGAAGTCAAATGAGGCTGTGGGCAGGAATGCATCCCTCACGTAGGAAAAAACGTTGATCAGCAACAGGCGACACGAGTCGTTTGCGCTAAGAGGCAACTCTGAACAAGGGTTGGTGCAGACCGTCTTGAAGCCCTTTTCAGAGAATTCATCTGCCATCGATAGCGATAGGACGTTATCCCAAAACAGCACACCGGGTTCAGCTGACTGCCAGGCTGCGTGCATCATCTGTTGCCACAGTTGACGTGCCTTGATCGTCTTTGTGACGACTGCGTCGGTCGGTGTCGATTCACAAGGCCAACGCAAAACAAAGTCAGCATCGTTCTCAACCGCCTGCATGAACTCATCAGTGACACGTACTGATACGTTGGCACCAGTCACCCGCTTGAGATCGAGCTTGGCATTGATAAACGTCTCGACGTCAGGATGTCTGACGTCGATCGTTTCCATCAATGCACCCCGGCGGCCGCCTTGAGCGACCTCACGTGTGGTGTTGGAGTAGCGATCCATGAAAATGAGGACGCCGTCTGACGTCGCTGCTGCATTCTTGACTGGAATCCCCGCTGGCCGGATGTTGCTGAGGTCGATCCCAACCCCGCCGCGGCGCTTTTGGATCTGCAGGATCTCTTCGTCTGCACGAGCAATCGATCCGTACGAATCGAGCGGTGGTTCAATGACAAAACAGTTCGACAGCGATTGAACCTTGGTGTGGTTACCGATCGCAGACATCGGAGAACCCTGTGGGACTAGGTAGCGAAAACGATCGAGCAACGCAAAGATCTCGTCCTCTGTCATGCACTCAGCGTCTGGGTACCGAGCCTCGATGCGAGCAAATTCACGTGCCAAGCGTCGATGCATCTCGGTGGGCGTCATCTCCAGCACCCGCCCATCGGCATCTTTTAACGCATACTTGCTGACGAAGACGTCAGCTGCCAGTTCATCACCATCAAAATAAAACGTAGAGGCACGCTTGGCCTCCACGTAGGTTTGATCCTTCATCCTAGCGGTTTCTCCATTCACGATGACCTCTGGGTGTGCGGTGTTGGGACCCGACGCAGTCCAGACGTCTGATACCTATTCCTTCGAGTCCTGCATGCCCTCTTCGACAGCTGACGCAGATGAAACCGGTTGCTGTGAAAATGCAGGGTCATTTTTCAGTTCGTTCCACTTATTGAGCAAGGCACGTTTATACGCACGCTCATCAGTTGCAGTGGCTTCTTGCAACGATCCTTCTTTGCCTGTGATGGTGAACTGCGAACGAGCAGTATCGATCTTGACTGGGTACACGATGCCGTCTCTACCTGCGCGGTTTTTGGCTATGTACAGCCTTCCCCACCCTGTCGATTTTTCATGGGCCTTTCGAGAGACGCTCAGGACCACATCTGCGACCATTGCCTTGCCGTAGGCTTCACTCATGTTACCTAGGTCGACGATGTCAGAGTTCGAACCCTCCTTGTTCGACTGTGACGCAGTCCAGATCGGTAATTGCTTTTCACCCGCAAAGCCTCGCAGCTCTTCATAGATCAGCTTGAGCTCGTGGCGGAGTGAATCATACTGGCGGGTCGACCTCATGATGTCCGCGTAATCGATGATGATCAGTCCGGGTCGAAACCCCTTCAGCTCCAGGCGCTCGATGTGACTACGAATCGTGTAGATCGTTGCCGTGTTTGTCGGAAAGTACTTGATCTTGAGGTGACCCAGCTTCATCGCTGCATACTTTTCCTTGATGTCTTTTTCTTTGTCAATGACGTCATTCGAGTCAATCTCACACAGGTTTGAATCGTAACGGATTCCAACCTGGGTCTCTGACAGCTCAAACGTATAGTGCAACACGTCGATGTTGTTTCTTAACGCATTGGCACCCAACATCGTCAAGAAGTGACTGTTGTGTGACAACACGTTATCTGCGAAATATGAGTGTGCAATCGACACCTGCATGTCACAAAGACGCTCAACCTCGTCGATCAATTGTACCTCTTCAACCCTACGAATACCATCACGTGTAATGATCAGATCACCACGTGTAAGATCGCCCGTCTTTGTCCAAACAGACGAACTGCCGACCTTGCACAATACAATATGCTCAGGAGAGCATTGAAGGTATGGAATGCAGTCCTCGAGGACACCGATGCGTGTTGTTCGATGGAATACTCTCAACTGTCGTTCGGGCTTCGTCCAACGAAAACCTTCAATGGGATAGAATCCATCTAACGACAAAACCTCAACGCTCCATGTATTCGGGATGAAGCTGTCTCCTGATTCATCGGTCTGGTGCGCTTGCTGCGGGAAGTCGATCGCATCAAACAAATCGCCCAACCTGATCGTTTCCTGTACTTCACTGAATTCGATCGAAAGCATTCTTGATCCTCGATTTCTGCGAATCTTTGCCTGCACGCCACTCGCATTCCCATACCACCACGACGCAGTAACCCTCGTTCAACAGAAACTTTAATTTCCGCGAGTTGCGATCTAAGATCTTTGAGACGTTACACCCATAGAGAGGATGCACATCTTCAGGATGCCAGTCCATGCAGTCGTGCGCGTGCCACATGCACCCGAAATGCTCGACTATAGTCTTTGTAACATCATCGAGCACATCAACATTCCAACGCTTCAATCCTACGTTGAACCTTGCATGCTTAGCAAACGACGCAACGAACTCTGCTATTTCCTTCTCGGGGATTGATCGCTGCGTTGGATGACGCAAGTGATGAGCGTTTGCGATCTTCTCAAGCGCTTTATCAGTGTGGTGTTTGCCGAACATCGGATGTTTTTTGCCCGTGCGACCGTAACAAGGCGTTAACATCGTAGCCTCTTCTATGGTCACTCCGGCACGCCGAGCGATCGATACCAACGACATCGGATTACGATCGCTTGTGTTATTTGCGCTCCGGAGCGCACGAGTGGCATCGTTGTTGCCTTTTAATGACTGTTCTCGTTGAAATTCTGCAATCTTTTTAATGGCCTCTTGTACGTTGTAACCTTTTCTTGTCCAATGCTTGATCTCTGAGGGGAAAGAACGCTTCTCAATGAATGCAGCGTGATTGTTAGGATCGTTGAACCACAAGCGTGTTCGCTGTGCAGACTCAAGACGTTGTTTTTCTGACATTTGCTGCACTGCATGCCCTGGGAACATCTCTCGGTAATCACGCATCACCATCGCATGCGTACGAGTAATGTGAGAGATCAAAGATCCCATCGATTCACGTTTGCATAGTTGGCATTGAAGTGGTTTCAACGAGTTCGTCTGTTTCGACGATGTCTCGAGCGTAGATGATGCCTCGTTTGGTGTTGATGCGTTCCCAGGGTTTGTAGCGTCGACCGTTAATGGTGATACACGTGTATTTGACATGCACATAAGTATCACGATGTGAACATTTCCCTACGCCGGTCGGTGCCACGATGCACCCGATCTCACCCGCTCCGAGCCCACCGTTCAAGATCTCTTTCTTGTCGAGCTCGGGTATGCCGGTCGATATCGCGTTGCGGGTTTGTCTCATGAACCTCGAATCGATGTCGTTGATGAAATCGTGGCCTAGAGAAGGGGTCGTCCCGACGCAGACAGCCTTCTTGATACCCTCAACGATCTCTTCATAACGTTCAGCTTGGATCTGATCGACGGCCGTCTCGAGCGCTTGCTTCAGTGCCTGCTTACGACAGAAATCGAGTGACTTCTCCTTGACGTAAGGAAGGTCGCCCGGGTCTGGGTTGGTTCGAACTCGCGTCAAGTAGTCCACAACTTGTTCACGAAGGATGACATCGGTGCCGACCTTCAGTTCGTCACGGACAATCGTGACGAGCATCTGCAACGACGGAAAGACCTTGTACGATCGCGAGTAGTTGAAGTAACGATCAGCGAGGAACACCAGGTACTTGAGGTCAAGGTACTCAACCTTGAAGACCTCCATCATCTGCTCGGCCCACACACGATCCATCAACAAGGCCTGGACAACCTTTTCCTGAAAGGCCTTTCCGTAGGAGTTAAACGACGCTTGCGTATTTTCGTTCATTTTCCTTCGACTCGCTTTTGTAGGCCATCGATGCAGTTGAACACGTAGAAAAAGCCCTCAATGTCAAAATCTCCGATACCTTCGGCCACTAACAGACGAACGAGCTTCACCCTATCAACCGTTGGTACAAAGGTTTTGATGACATGATCAACCGATGACATTTGTGTGGCTGATAACATGCTACCGTCGAGGTAAACCAGGCGCCAGTTACGTCTAACATCGGCCTCGTTTTCAACGATCCTCTTAAAGACAGCTGACTCGTCTTCGTGAGAGGCTGCATAATCGAGCACGTCTTGCAAGATGATGTTGTTTTCGGTGCCCAAGAACGGAAACAAACGAGCGATGGTCTTGAATCCTACTCCTTTGATCCCAGGAACGTTGTCACCGCGATCGCCACACAGCGTCTTGGCTAGCGCAAAGTTTTGTGCACGGACTCGAAAATCTTCAAGAACATTTTCTTCAAGGATGTACGTCTTCTTGTGAAGACTGTAGAGGCGCGTCTTGGGTCCCAACAACTGGTAGAGATCCTTATCAGATGACACAATGATCTTATCTTCATCTTTTAGCGGCCCAGTGCACAGGTAAGCGACCAGGTCATCGCCTTCACAATCCGCCACATAGAGTTGACACACCGGGATGCACTTCAACATGCCCAACAGGGTCACCAACTGGTGCTTTCGATTTTCTTCTGTGTCTGGGATGTCATCTTCGTAGAAACGATTCAGTTTTTCAGGACGGCGGCCCATCTTGTAGTCAGCATAGATCTTGCGGCGGCGAGATGAACCGCCTCCCTCCCAAGCAACGTAGATCGCCTTGGGTTGGATCTCATTGACCAATTTGCGCAACGACTTCAAGAAACCGATGCAGCCACCCATCTGATAGCCGTGAGCTGACATCGTTGGGAATGCGGCCCACGACCTGATAAAAGCGTTCATCCCATCAACAATGAGAACTGGCCGATCACTCGAATCCATGGCAACGACAATAACCCAACACACAACTTAGTTCAGGTCGACCAAACCCGTTACGGGAGCTTAATTAGCTACATGAACGAATCCTTGTTGAGAAGATACATTGCAGCGCTGGTTCTAGAACGGATCCGCTCGAACAAGGGAAAGTTTGGACAGGACACCAAGTTCAACCTGAAAACCTTCAAATCGTTAGAGAGGGTCGAAGCGATGCGTGATTATGCTGACACCTTTTTGAAACAATTGGGAAAAGGTTCATCACGAGTCGCATACCTGTTGAGTTCGAAGTACGTGTTAAAGATCGCCCTTAACGAAGCGGGCATCGCTCAAAACAAGGCCGAAGTCGATGTCTACACCAGTCCGAAGACAAGGCCATTCGTGGCTACAGTCCACGCTTCACACGATCGCTATGCTTGGGTCGTCGAGGACCTGGTCAAGGAACTAACCAGTGAAAAAGAGTTTGAATCACTGACGGGAATCAGCTGGCGTCAGTTTCACTCAGCGATCAACCTCCCATGGGACACGTTTACGTCAGACCCTCAGGGCAAGAAAGACGACAAGATAGCAGCGACACACCAACACATCAAGAATGGCAAAGGTAAGCAGTTTTTGCATGCTGTGGCACAAACAGCATCTGCGCTGCACTTGGGCATCGGCGACATTCAACGACTCGAGCACTGGGGTAAGACGCCCGATGGACGGGCGGTGCTGCTTGATTTTGGTTACACGGCCGAGGTTTGGCAAAAGCACTACTCGACAGGCTCCCAAAAGAAGACCAGCACCTCCCATTCCGATCACGATAAACCAACTGTTCGTCCTGGACAGGACGACTCAACAGCTCCCGCTAAACCACAACGCTAGCGACCGGTTGAGCTGTAACCCCCAGAGCCACGACACGTTGATGGGATGATATCGACGTCTTCGAATCTAACACGCACAGCTGGTGCGAACACCAGCTGTGCGATCCGATCGCCAATGTTGACTTCAAAATCGACGGTCGACGTGTTGTGCAAGGCTATGCCAAGTTCACCGCGGTAATCAGAATCGATGGTACCAGGCGAATTGATGACAGTGATCCCATGCTTCACTGCTAGACCTGATCGTGGGCGGACCTGACACTCGAACCCATCAGGGATCACCATGACCAACCCTGTTCGGAACAGCTTGATGCCGCGCGCAGGGACGATGCCAGCTTCGTTTGCGTAAACGTCACAGGCCGCGGCGCCTGCTGTCGCATAGACAGGAACAGCGCCACCAGCCAACCTGTGAACACCTATGACGACGTCAGTTGTCGGCAAGCTCATGGTCGTCCGACGTCGGTGACTCACCTTCGTTGCTTGCTTCGCCCATTGTGACGGTATACGTCGCATCGATCGCTCGATCGATGAAGGGCTTGTACAGCGGATCCTTCATCAGGTCTCCGAACTCGCTCTTGTAGAACTTCTTTTCAATGACGATTTCACCCGTTGAAGCGTCGTTGACGCTCAACAGCTTCCACGGTCCAGAGCCCGAAACGCTGATCTCGATCTGCTTGACGTTGCCTTGAGCGTCAGCATAGTCGCTGGTCACCTTGTTTTTCTCACAAAACGAACGAACTTCATCAAAGATGTACTCGTGTTCGACGATGCCACGACCAAAGATGATGTCAAACTCGTACTTGCGAAACGGAGGAGCGACCTTGTTTTTCTTGATGGTACAGATGACGTGGATACCGATGATGTTACCGTTCTTGTCCTTGACCTGCGTACCGGACGTCAAGCGAATACGAACTGTAGCATGGTATGGGATGGCCTTCCCTCCCGGAGTGATCAAAGGATCACCATGGGTGACTCCGATCGCCTCACGCAGCTGGTTCAGGCACATCAATGTCACGTTGTTCTGACCGATGATGCCAGTGATCTTACGCATGCCCTTGCTGATGACACGGGCCTGTAGACCGACGGTTGAATCCTCGTACTCACCGTTGAGTTCGGCTAGCGGGCTACATGCGGCGACTGAGTCCCAGATCACCACAACCGGAACGTCCTTGTTGAGCTTCTTTGACTTGACGATCGTGTCTTCGATCGCCTTGAAGACGTGCTCGGTGGCGTGGATGTCCATGTAGACGAAGCCTCGCTTGATGTTGATCCCCATCTGCTGCAGCTTCAACAGCGGCGTTGCATTTTCAGTATCAACATAGATGACAATGCCGCCCAACGCTTGGGCGTTGGCCGCGGCGTGGTAAGCAAGGTGTGACTTGCCGATAGAAGGTGGACCAGAGATTTCAATGATGCGACCCTCGGGGTAGCCACCCCCAGCCGCATTGCGAATCGCATAGTTGAGTTGGATTGAGCCCGTGTCGAGCCAACGCTTGACGACAGTCGGTGCTTCAGATTCTGCGAGGTTGTATGCCACACGCATCCCGAAGTCCTTGTTGATATCTTTGATCAATGCGGCCGTGAGATCATCGATCTCGTCGGCCGCATTTTTCTTGGAATCAACAGGAGACTCAGCGGGAGCGTTTTTTGCCGCTCTTGCCACTGTTTTCCTTCCTATCAATCGTCTTGCATCAGTTCGTCAAAGGCTTCGTCAAGGCTTTTCTTTTCGACTGGAGCCTCATCTACATCAACGTCACCTGCCGGCTTCGGCGCGGACTTCACAGGCTTTGCAGCCTTAGCATTCGCCGCCTTCGGCTTATCGCTCTTCACGTCCTCGACCAGCTTGTCGAGAGCATCTGCAGGCGCAGTTCCTCGAGACGATCCTTCTGATGTATCAGGAGGAGCGCCGCCGTTGAGCCAGTTGTTCAGAATCGTTTCAATCTCTTGAAAAGATTTCTGTTTGTACATGTCGTCAATGTTGGGCACCGATTCGAGCCATTTTGTGGCCTGTTCAGTGTTTTCAGACAGTTTCGATTGTTTCCTTGCTGGATCGATCTCATAATCGAGGGATGGCTTCCCGTTGAACATCTTCCCCGGTGGGTGTGTCACCTTGACCTTGAGGTCAAAACCCTCGATCGGATCGAGAAAGTCACCAACGTCCTCATCGTCAAAGAAACCCAACAGGCGCTTGTAGATCGGGCTACCGAAGGCCCAGACCATGACGCCTTTGTCTTCAGCATCGCGATCGACAATGGCCATGAACGTACGCATTCGTGGCTGCAGTTTTTTGGCCAACTCACGATCAGCCGGCTTCTTTGTCGAGTACAACTTCCTGATCAAGTCATTGACCGGATCGGGTAGGTTGAACTGATGAGGTGCATAGAAGCCCTGAGTGTCACCCAAGTAATAAAACCACCGTTCGATGAACGGAAGCCCTGCCGATGCATTTTTCCACGGAACGCCTCTGACCCGGTATTCGCCCACGCTGGGTTTCCACAACTGGATCGATGACGTACGCCGTGCTCCGTTCAGTTCTGCCATCCGACGACGGATGGCCTCAAGATCAACTGCCATGTTTCCTCTTTCCTTTGATGTGCCAAGACGCAGTCAGTATTGTCTACGTCTTGGTACCTTACCGCTTTGTTGTCTACAAGTTCAACCCACGAATGCGAGTTGAAAGCCTTTAAATCAACGTTTCTTCGTTCGATTCTTTTTACGCCCAACCGCATCGGGGTTCATCCCAAGAGGGAGTGAGTACCCTGCGACGGCTCCGGACCCTGCCGCTGAGAACTCTTGGACGCACTCCTCAGTACCTTCGTCCTCATGTCCTTCGTCACTGTGTTCCGATGAATCCGCTGAAACAAGCTGTTGCGGCACTCGAGCCAGGCGGGCCTCAATGACCGTTCTGATGTAGCGTCGCAACAAGTTGTGCATGGTCTTAAGTATGGCGCATACGGTCTATTTGAGCCCTTAGATCAGATCAAATTGCCTCACGGAAAGGCACCCTTTTCCTGCATCGTAGCACAGTAATCAGCTGTCATGACGACAAATGCTAGCAGCGGTTCCTTGAGACAGTACTGCCTGTTCTCTTCAACGACAAATCCATCATTGAGCTTGATCGCCAACATCTCATCTCGACTGAGCTGGATGCCGAAATGCTGCATCAAGAAGATGCTCTGATCAGGTACTGACATGTAATCCATGTCCTTGTTGACAGTGTATTCATCTCCGTATTTTTCGACCTTCCATTGCTCAGTCTGCGGAACGTAATAGTCGTTGTTGACGTCGCCGACCTTCCCCAGGTCATGGAAAAGACACGCAATGATGAGCGATTCCTTGGATAGCTTCCATCCCATGGCCTGCTGCAATCGCATGGCGTTACCTAGCACCCGTAGTGAGTGATCGACCAGGCCTCCTGGGAATGCATTATGAAAATCCTTCCTCGATGAGGCTGGGCACAGGCACAGGCGCTCTTCAAGGACATCAATCATGTGCATGATCTGCGGAGCTCGGGCGCCCGTCTTTTCAAGGAGCGATCGAAACTTCTGCCAGTTTTTCTCGATGAGTTCAGGAGTCAATGACATGTCTTCACCATACTGCTAAAAAACGTATCTTTTGTCATCAAGCATGTACATTGACGTCTGACACCGTGAGGTGAAACTTCTGAACGTATCCTGGAACGCTGACGCTGTTGATCGCTTTCACGACATCGACATCATCAGCTGGCACGTCGAGGAACAGCCCATCGTGCAACAAAAAGATCGGTCGGACGCTGGGCGCACTTTCAACCAACCTAGCGATGACCTGTCGGAAACCGAGAAGGGCAACGTCGACGCCCGTTGATTGAGCATAGTAGTTCAACATCACGTGGTTCAACGGCTCATCAATCAACACGTGTCGACCGTAACGATTGACGATGTGACCGGATGACAAAAACTGCGCCCGGATGCGTTCAAGCAGCTCAGAAGTGTTGAAGTACGACCTGACTCGCGCCATGTATCGATCGAGCTCCTTGCTACCCATGTTGAGTCGAACAGCTAGGGCATGCCTAGAGCTGCCGTACAGCTCACAGATGACAATGCCCTTGACGACCTGGCGTGGGGCATCACCGACCTCACGGGCGATGTGCGAATACAGGTCGGGTTCATCGCACCGTCGACCGGCTTCATACAACAGGATCCTCGGTTCTAAGGCGGCAAAGTCGATCGCCATGATCCTGCCACCTGTCGTCGACGGTGCGATGATGCCTCGTTGTTCCTTTTTAAGCGTCAGTATGTTAGGACCAGATGCTACTGTCATCCGACCCGTCAAGGTCCCAAACCGGTTGTACGACACTTGACCAGCAAAACCGTGACGGTCGGGTTCGAACGTTGCCAAGGCATGTAGGTTGCCCGCGCCAGAATCGACTGCAGCCTGCCACTGGCTTCGATCGATACGTGCTCGGTGCAGGCTGCCCAAAACCTCATTCCCTGGCACCCAAGTGTCATTGTAATAATTCACAGGCAAGGAAGGGACGGCCTCTACCGCTCGAGCCACCAGTGTTTTTACAAAGTCACGGTATGCTGCATCAGGCATCATCCTGTGCCATGGCGGGTGTGATGACCAGTTCGAACCGGACAACAATGGCACTGTCGCCTTGACAAACCTCTCCGGCGGGTTGATGTCGATGGCAACTTGACCCAACCTCAACAGGGTGTCTAGACAACGCGAGTGACCAGGCTTGACAGTCCCTGTCAGGTGCCAAGAGTCGGGTGGCACCGTCGACGTCCAGACAAAACGTGCATCATCACAGACGATGTGTCGATCGGTGCCCAACAGGCACGAGTCGATGCAAACTCGCATAGTACGTACAGATCTTAGCCTACGCGTGTAGCAGTTTACACATCACTTCTTTGACTGTGTATCGATCTCTTGTACTGATTTGTGCCTTCGTCGCGGCGCTGACAAGATCCCTAGTTCAACGAGCCTCTCACGGTTCCATAGTTCAGAGTTCTTGTATTTTTCATGGAACCATTCCCACTTTTCCTTTCCGACGTGACCACCTTTTCGTTCAAAAGTTCCCTTGATCTCAATGTACGTGTCTGCAAATGTACCGTCCAAGACGTAAAGATCAACGTAGTACGTTCGTCCTTGAGGCGTCTGGAACGCTAGTTGCCATCGAAAATCGATCTGATTCGTGTTTAACCAATCCACGACGGCTAGTTCATAGCCACCAACGCAATGAATGTCTTCGCCAGACTTCCAATGTTTTACGACCGTGCAAAACCGGCTAGCAGCGATTCCATTTAATCTTCCTCGAGCTGGATGTCCGCTGTATCCATTTAAGACGGTGTACGGCATCGCTACAAATTCACCATGATCTTTGTCAAGAAATCTCATCTTTACGTGTGAATTCACATAACACTGTCCGGGTGACAATGTTACATTGTCACCGTGATGAAGGGTTAATTTTTGCTCGATCTCTTCTGGCGTTAAGAGAGAACGTTTCCAATTAACATGCTTGTGACCCGTGTGTCGGCGACCGTTGCACACAGATTTGACCTGAGCATGCCATACGCCATACGTTTTATCGATAAACCGCGCACGTTTATTCGCTGAAATATACGACGATTCGTCAATCGTAACAGTGTCACCGTGTACTTGTCTAAGCCTAGACTTGATCTCTTCGATCGAAATTTTTCTTGACACAAAGATTGTCACTTCTTTGACTGCGTATCGATCTCTTGTACTGACTTCAGTTGTTGCTTGATGTACTCGACGACCGTAGGAGCCCCTTCGAACCTACCGTATGCATCGTAGAACGACAATGTCATTTGAGATTCGAACTTTCCAGGTGTGATAGAATGAGTCAATCCAGTAAGAATGTAGATGTTATCAATCGTCGTCCCCGTGTTGAAGTCAATGAAGAACATCTGACCGTTGTTCAACAACGGACAACCCAAGGCGTTGATCGTCAACGCTGCTGGGATGACACGTAGCGGCAACCCGCCCACACCGGAACCATTGGGCATGGCAACCGATGGCTTGCCTGACTTGCGTGACACCGTCTGCATCTGGACGACGCTAAGCAGGGGGTCTTGCTTGGAGGCCAGGTTGGCTGACGTCACCACAGTACCATTCATGCCGTAGACGATCGTCGGCACCATCCTTGACACGTATTCCTTGATGTCCGGATTGCTGATGATCCTACCTGGCACCCCCGTCTCTGTCTGAGACGACTGCGTCCGATCGATCCTTCCGTCTGGGGACAGAGACGGAAGGAGCTCTTTCCACACATCGACCGCCTGTGCCTTGTCGCTGGACCGTTGCTTGAGATAGTCTTTGGTGATGCCCAGTGTTTCAGCATCGATGAACTCTGGGCCCGATTCGGCATCCCCGCGCAGGATCTGTCCTGGCAACTTGTACGGGTTGTTCGTCTTGTCAAAGACGTGGATTCGCATGATCTTACGATAGTTGCCGGCGATGTCCTCATTGGGCGCTGGGTTCAGCGTAAACTGCTCGAACTGTTGCGATGTCTCAAGGCGCCGCAACAGGTCGCTGTTGTTTCCCGATGATGCCCACAGCGTTTCGATGTACATTTCGACCTGCGGCATCTTGAAAGGACCTTGTGCGATGTTGATACCTGCAAGAGCGCTTTCGTAGGCCTGTTCAGCTCCCTCCTTGAACTTCTGATCGACTTTGTTGGCAGGGTCATAGGGCGCAAAGTACGACCGAAATCCGTAACCGGGAGCGCGTGTGTCGCTGACCTGAGCATCGATGATCAGGCGAAAGAACTCCTCGATCGATAGCCTCTCAGATCCCTTCCTTTCAACGTACTCGCGGTACTGGTCGAGGAACACCGGCATGTCGATAGGAAACTCAGCGAGGTTGGTTCCAGCAGCCGCTCCCGCGTGGTCGTTGACCTGGTAGAAGAACAGTTGCATCTCGTCGATACCACCGATTTGTTGGAACGAGTTGCCGATGAAGACAGACATCAGCTTGCCCAGCGACACCAGTTTCTTCCCAAACTCCTGACGATCTGTTTCACTACGGTAGGCATTGACGACCTCGACTAGGTTAGAGAACGGGTGAGGGGCCGCCTTCGCGTCAGTGGCTGCGACCTTGTCCTTTGCAGCAATCGGCAAAAACGGATCAGGTTCTTTGGTGACGCTGGTCAACAAACCTGAGGCCACGCGTGACGCGTCGCTACGTAATTGTGCCTTGAAGTCAAGGTTCTGCTTGTTGTCAGTCTTGTAGTACGTCTCAAGGGCGTTCAATAGTCCCTGTGCGGCATCTTTATCGATCTTACCGCCGGGCCTAGCAAAGCTCTCCTTCATCGCCTTGATCGAGTCCTGGATGTCCTTGCCCGACATGTCGGGCAGCGCACCGCGCTCTGCAGACTCAATCAACATGAACCCACGGATCTCTCGGTTGACGCCCTCAGTCGGACCGATACCCAACGCAGTCCGGTACTCGCTGATCTGTTGACCCAGTTCGCGAAGCTTCTTGATGGTGTTCAACGTGCCATCGTTTTTGTCACTCGTCCTCGCCGTTCTCATCTCAGGTATGCCTTTGGTCCACAGCTCAATGTTGAGCGTGACCTGACCGACTGGATCAAACGAGAACTGAGAATTTACGATGCCGTAGGCCTCCCGCGTCAGCATGTTGCCATTGATGAAATCAGAATAGTTGCCCGAGCCGGCGACCTGCGCTCCAGATGGCTCAGGCGGATGACGCCAACCATAGGTGATCCACACAGTGGGAGCTGTCTGCGCATTCTGGTAGATCTGAGGCCTGACCAGGTCGCTGATCTCAGCCATCCTTGATCTGTCATGTAGCTTCAGCGTCAACGTAGCCTTCTTGTATGAATACATTCCGACTGTCGGCGTCACAGAAACGTTGAAACTCTCGATCGACATCAGTGGCCGAAACGGGTCTAGGACATCGACATAGCGAGCGCTGTGACTAACCTGTTGTGGATTGATGAGCGTCTGAGGAGATGTAAACATCTCCATGCCGGCCAAGGTGTGTTGTTGGCCGAAGGCCACGTCGTGTACTTCACGTGCAGCGATCATCGCAGCATCTGCTGATTTGTTATCTGCTCCCGCTGACGGATCAGAGCCCAGCAAGAACTTCATCAGCCCAGGGGACTGAAGGTTGACAGGATCGACACGATTGAACACGAACTCGACCTCGAGGATGGGCACCATCCTCGAGGCGATCAGGCTCGGAACGTAGTTCATGAACATCTCGATGCGTTCAGCGTTCCGCGTCGCCGGGCTCAGGTAACCTGAATTGCTGAGCAGGATGCACATGGGTTTCTTGGGATCGACGTCCTGGCCGATGATCTCTCGAAAACTGACGTTATTTATGACAGTCTTTCCGTCGTTGCCCACAGCAACGTTCTGTGATTGGCCCAACGCATTTACACGTTTACCGGTGCTGCTATAGAAGCTGATCGTCCTCTTGAACTGCTCGAGCTTTTCAGGTGACGCATTGGACGCTAGCTCTTCAAGGCGATTTCCCAACGCATCGACGGTCAATACGCCGCCGGGTCCGACGTTGTAAAGAGCGTCGAGCAGCTCTTTCGTAAAGTTTGTCGTCTCTATTGAACCTTGCGACAGCTTCTGCGCTCCCAACAGGTCTGCGGGAGTGATCATTCGATAGATCGATTCGAGGGTTGATACGTCGACAGCCATCAGCTCACCAAACGTGCGACCGCTGCAAGTTCAGGGACCTTGATGATGGTGCCCGGGGGCACCTGCAAGCCCCATCCGATGTCGCTAGCTGCGGCAAGGACCCACCAATAACTAGCGTCACCGTAAAAGCTACCCGCAAGGGTGTCAAGGCGTTCAGCGCCCCGAAGGATCACTGTCTTGACCGGCAGCTTGCCGTCCTTGATTGCAGCACGAATGTGTTGGATCGCAAATGACGTACCAAACTGCGCGCCGAAATCAATCCTAGGAGTCCTGGCATACCTGCTGAAAGGCATCAGCCACCCTTCGCTTTCTCAGCATCAAAGGAATGTGCCATGGCAGCACCCACAGGATACACAGGGGCCCTGTTGTAACCGTTTGCATCGATGCCTGGACTGATGTCGTGGATGGGTGAAAACCCTAGGGTTACCTTGCACAGCTTGGGTGCCGCACGGCCCATCGTGGTCTCCCACGTTGTTTTGTCGTACCAGTCAAAGTTCAACGATTCAATCGCGCCTGCCAAGCCTTTGCCTTTCACTGATTTGAAAGAACGCACTAGAGCGTTCTTGTTTTCATCGAGGAAGGTCGACAGCAGGTCGATGTTCTCGACACCAACGATACCGACTTGTTTGGTGATATCGTTGTACGACTTCACTGTCAAGGCCAAGTCCGACTTGGGTACTGAGTACGTGCCGCCGACGACTCGCTGTTTTGGATTGGTCGCGACGTCGTACTTAGAACGCAACTCGATGTAGATCGCTTGTGCCCTGTTTGCTGACACTCCAAACCGAGCTGTGATGTCATCAGCAGTCAACAGTTCTGGCACTACGACGGCATTTCCTTGCAACGGATCAAATGACTTGACGCTGCACTGGAAGAACTGCAGGTCGCCAGCTTCAACGTCATATGCAGGAGCATTCGTCGGTGACTTAGGTCCGGCACCGGGTAGACTGTTCCCTGTGCTCGTTGCAGCTGGGTGTCCAGGAGAAGCAATCACATACTTGAAGTTTGCCGACGGTGTCTCACGTGCTGCAGCTAGAGCCTTTCGCAGGTCGCTGGCCTTGTCAGCGGCACCCGAAAAATTGATCGAATTGTTGTCGACCTTCATCAGGCCAGAATCAGCTCCGAACAAACGCGCTAGAGCAAACCTCGAGTAATTGGATCGGATCAGATCGCCCAACCTCAGCCTGACCAGCGGACTGGCGCCGATCAATTGGCTGAACGGTTGAAAGAAAGTCGTGTTGTTACCTAAGGCGAGGCCGCGTCCTCGCGTGTACTGCGGATACACCAACGTGACCAGCTTATTGAGCTTCATCCACATGTCATCAAAGTCATTTTCTGACGTTGCAGCGACGTAAAAACTGATATTGATGCGCCTCGAGGTGCTCTTGTAAATCTTGATCGGATCGACACGACCGATTGCGTCAGTGGTCTCCCAATTTGCGTTGAAATCGTCCGATAGTGACGCAATGAACGCGTGAAAGCTGATGATCTCGTTGGTACGAAGGTCATGGAAGTAAAATGGCACATACTCTGCGTCAAGCATCGCCTCAAGCGCCTGGACGGTTGGAGCATCCGGATCTTCAGAGTCACGGGCGATACGTGCACCGTTTGCCGCTTGATCACCCAACGACTGTGCCACGTATACCGTGCGTGACAGGGGATCAGCCAGACCAACTGGGCCCCGGAAGGCTCCGAGCTTGGTGTCTAGCAGCTGCATCGTCATGGTCGAATCTGGTATCAGATACATCGATGGAGCCCTGTTGGAGCTCCACGCCAGTTTTGTCGTCTGGCGTCCGGTTGTCGTGTCCTTTAATCTGTTCTTTTGGACTGTCGCATACGAAGCGTCGTTATTGATAGCGTCTGTCCGCGAGGTGACCAACTTGCCGCGGTTGTCAGGTGAGGTGTCTCGAAGCGATTCTGACAGCACAGCATCGCCCAATGACGCAAAAACGTTGATCGCTGCAAACAACCGCGAATCTCGCAATGCTGACAACAGGCCGACGATGCTCTTGACGCCGGCGATCGGGTTAGAGGCAAACGCTTTACCGGTCGACGAGACAGATTCTGCGATCGTCAATCCCGATCGGATGATCGTTCGAGCCACGATGATATTGGCGCCAGCGTTGGTCGAATCGCTCAACGTCGATGCAGCTGAGTTCAGAAAAGCTGTCTTTAACTGGTTGCCTGCGCTGTCCTGAGCATGAGCAGCACCCAAAAAATACGCAGCTGTGCCAGTCTTAAGCGCATCACCGAATGGAAACAAAGTAGGTCTGATGTTGAGCAACGAAAAGAGGCTCGGCGGCAGGCCCACCTTGTTGGGATCAGCCAGGGGTTCTGATGTGTATGATCCTAAGGTGTACAATCCTCCGCTCTTTTTGTCCTTGGGATTTGCAGCACCTCCCAACGCCAGCAGCGCTCCCAGGCTCTCAAAAACAACGCCCAAGGCGACTGTCAAGGCCAGTGCTAGTGCGACTTGACCCAGGTTTAGAAGCCCAGCGAACGGTTCTTCGACGTTGTTGAGGTTGCCCCATGATTGATCACCGATCGGTGAGATCTCTGTCAAAGACCCGGGTGGGACCTCCTCCTTGACGATGTTGTCTAGCACATCTGCTGCCTGTAGCAGGACGTTGTTGACCTTGAGCACGCCTAGCTGGTTTGGACTCGGGATCAACGCTCCTTCCGCTGCCTCGGCGCCCGTGGGATTGAACCCACTGGTGAAGGCAAATGGAAACTCACCAGACGACCGAAGCGACAACCCTGCACCGACCTGTGCTAACACCAACGCAGACACCTCACCACGTCCTGGGACCCTGAAGGTTGGGTTGAATCCCGGATCTGGTCGATCAACGTTGCCGTTGTTGAGACGCGCAGCATCAGTAAAACGATTGTTGCTGATGATTGACGTCGTATACGTTGCGATCGGATCTGGTAAGGAATCCTTTGTAACTGATGACAACAAGGAGTTCCCGTTGATTAACTGTGGCGTTTCCCGACCCTTACTGATGTTCAAGGAAGTTGCGGGGTCTGCGACGGGGCGATCGATTGATGATCTTAGGTCAGGGTTATCCGCAACGACACCAGCGGCTGCAGAACGTGTTGTGAACTGAGGATCGTTCGTCGGATCGTCAGCCAACGGGTGAGGCGTACCGTTCTCATCAGTCAAGGATGTTTCAACGTATGAACCGTCGAGCGGGTACGCATTAACCTTTGTGATCCCCTTGAGGTACTGTCCCAACGTCTTTTTGGTCCGCTTGCTGATGTCCTTAACGTCGTTATCGACGTCAATGTCACCGTGGTTCGGAGACCCGCCGTCGATCCCCGCTGCGTCTGGGTCTCCTACGTCATACGTGTAGACCTTTCCGTCGACCTCAAACCCGCCTGTTCCGGTGTTAGTTCCCATCAACCGATCGATCCTGACACGACTGATCCGTCGCGTTCATTAACTACCACACCGGTCGCGTTCAACTCCCGTTGAAACCTGGCAATTGCGTCCGGATCCTGTTGGATCGCTCCCGCTAACGGAACGAGAGCGTTGCACAGCTGCGCGACGACTCCTTCAGTGATCCCGATGATCCGACGACGTTCAGTTTCGTCCTTTGCCAGTGCTAAGGCTCGCTTGTAGGTTGGATCATTGCGGAGGCGTTTGATGACCTCGTCACTTGAAGGCTTCATACGAATCGTACCTTACATCAACCCGTCGACGGCGCTAGGCTACCAGCGTTGAAGCCCGAAGAATACGTCTCAGGGATCGACGGCGACGCCTTGTCGCTTGGGTTTTCAAGAGCAAAATTGAGGCGTTCACGGATGATCGATGACTTCCTCATGACGATCACCTTTTCAACCTCCCCAGCTTCCATCGTCACGTTGAGGTTGACGGTCAACTGGACCATCTTGTTGGTGATCGTGTAATTTGTTTTAGAACCCAATCCAACAGCAGTTGCAAGTTTTTTGAGTTTGACTGGTGTGTCAATCTTGATGCCGCTATTCAAGGCTGTGTCTAAGTCATTGGCCGCTTTGACCATGTCGCTAGCCGCCTTGAGCGCTGTAGCGATAGCATCGCCCTTCAATGCAGTCGTGATCTTGCTGACCTGGTCACCATAATCCTTCAACCGCGAAATCGATGAACTGACGTCCTTCAATGCCTCAGGCGTCAGGGTCGTCGTCACCTTTTGTAAGGCGTCAACGCTCTTGGAAACGGTGAAGATGGTCCGGTTGATGGCTCCGGAGACCTCATCAGGATCGACCTTCGTCGTTGTCATCGTCTTGAAGCTACTGGTCAACGACGCCATCGACGCAAACAGACCTTTCAACTGATCGCTCACCTTGGCAACCTTGTCGCTGCCCAACGACTGCAACCGCGTCCCAACGTTCTTGATGTTGGTGACTAACATCTCCAGCGTCGATCCGGTGCCCTCGTTTTGGATCAACTTCTGAAAGAAATAACTCATGGCGTTGATCGACGCCAGCAACGGTTCAATGTTGGCTACGTCACCCTCACCCTCGGCGCCCTTTTTGCTGAGGGCGGCGATCGATTGTGCCAGCTTTGGCACCTCACCGATGAAACCAAACAGCTTTTGCAGATCCTCGAGGCGCTTGCTGATGTTGGAGTCTACAACGACTGAGTTGACAGTATCGATGACGGCGTTGAACAGCTTGGGCAGCGCCTCCGCCATCCCTTCGAACAATGCCTGCAGGTCGGGTGCTGACTCAGTCGCCCACTCTGTGGCGCCGTTGACCTCCATCGGCGTGCTCTTGGAGCCCTTAGCGACGGTCGCGATCGACGCTGCGATGCTAGAGACGGTGCCCAACAGGCTGACCAACGATTTGACGTTCTCAACCTGTGCCGGAGTTAGGTCCTTGGCTGTCTCTACGACCTTGTCGATCAAGGTGTCAACCAATGTCGGCAACAGCTCGCTCATCTGCGTTGCCATCGTCTCAATGGTGACCTGGATGTTCTTTACGTTCAGGTTCGATGCCTTCGTCTTGACCAAACCCCAACCGGCGCTGAGCTCTGACGTGTCAGTGAAGGCCTTCATCGTCTCAGACGACGGAGTGATAGATTTCAGGATCTGCGACATGCCCCCGATCAGGTTGGCAACGACCTGAGCTTTTTCAGGGTCCGGGACATCGAGCGTCGCCATCTTCTTGATGATACCGATGATACCGTCGTCACCTGAACCGTCAGCTTTGCCCGTCAACATCTCCATGGCACCCTTACGCATGTTGGTGACATAGAAGTTGACGTCAGTCGCCAGGCTCTGAAAATTGTGCGAAGGATCGACCAGCTTATTGATGAAGCTGCCGCCTTGTTCGTAGAAAGCATCGGGTGGAGCAGCTGACTTCATGAAATCTGTGATGCCTTGCATCACATCAGCGAAGATCTTCGCAGCCTCGGCCATGCCAGGACCGCCAACGTTGAGCTTCTTGATTGAGTCCATGACGACCTCAACGACACCGATGATGCCGCGGCCGCTGCCTCGTTCGCCGACCATCTCACGGATCAGCTTGACAGCAGCGTCGACCTTCTCTGAGAACGATTCGACACGACCGGTGACGAACTCAGTAAACGTCGGGGTCATCAGGCCGACCATGTGTACCAGGGTGTCTGAGAACGCCTGGATCGCCTTCATGATCGACAAAAACGCATCGATCTTTCGTTGGAAGTCTGATTCGACCTTGAGCGCTGAGATCTCCTTGATTATGCTTACCGACAGTGATGCGATCTCAGCAACTGCTCCTGCGATCACACCCATGCCGATCGCGGCAGCTGCCAGCACGATCGCTTGCGGACCGGTCGCCAGCGCACCGATGGCCATGCTTGCCAAGATCAACGGCACCATGGAAAGGAAGACGAGCGACATCTTTAGCATCAGATCGCCTGCGCCAGCAAGTTCAGCTGGTTTAGCAGTCGATTTCAGGAGATATGCTAGACCTGCACCGGTGGCACCGACGATCGCAACAGCTGCCGCAATGACCAACCCACCCTTGAGGATGTCTCCGGCTGAGCCCACTTTGGCAGCAATCTTCATTGCTAACATCAACGGAATGGCAGCTGTGACCATGGTCCCCAAGATCACCATCGGACCGATCGCATCACTGATGCTCTTGATGCCGCCGCTGTCGAGGATCTTTTTCATGACAACGAACGTCTCTGCCATGATGACGCCGCCAGCAGCCAAGGCTGCTGCGATAGCGACCAGCTTCAGACCCAGCTTGACAGCCTCCTTGACGCCCCAACTCGAGCCCTTGTCAGCGTTGACTGCTTTACCGGTTGCTGCGTTGATGTCACCCGCGGCCTTGATGGCGCTAGTGTCAGTTTTGGGCACCTTCGCTGAGGCTTCAGCGACCTTGGCCACGTTGGTGCCCAATGATTGGATCGCTTTCTTGCCTGCGCCTGTCAACAACCCAACACCCGCCTGAGTGATTGAGGTGACCAGTGCGCCCAACAAGGCCCGACCCAAGGCTGGGCCAAACAAGATCCCCGCAACGTATGGGATGATGGGCTTGATGAGTGCTGTGAACTCATCGGACGTAAAGTAATCGTATGCCTTCTTGCCGATCGTCTTGATGAGGTCCCACATCGCTGGTGCGATGACCTTCCACGCATATTTCAACGAATCAACAATGGGTGCCAAGACCTCTTCAAGGAACCCTAACGTACCTGACGTCGATCCTTTGGCGCTGGAGATGAGCCTTGATGGGTCCCTGATGACGTCCGTCACGAACCTCAATGTCTCAGCGACCTTGTCAGCGACCCACTTGATGGCCTCAGCAACGAGGCGTGTCAACGTCTTAAAGATCGTCTTAAACCCATCGAGCATCTTCCTGCCCGACGTCGACTCCTTGTCAAAGAAATCAAAGAACTTATCACGCAGCTTGTCCATCAGGCTGGCGAACGACGCTTTGCCGTGTGGGTCCGATAAATCCTTCATGAACTGAATGAAGACGTCGGTCACACCACCAGCGAGTGACTTGAACTTGCCTGGTTGAAAGAACTCAGCGATCCCGCCCAGGAACTTCTTGACACCCGGGAACAACTCAACGAAGGCGCGTCCGAGCCTCATGCCTTGCATGTAGACCTGGTTCAGACCCACCTTGATGTTCATGATGATGCTGCGAAACTCTTTGCTCGACTGGATGCCGCCCAAAAAGCCCTTGACGAACATGTCCCAGAAACCGCCGGCCTGCTGCCCTCCACCCGATTTCACCAGGCGCTCGATTGACGCCGCCAGCTTTGACATCGCTTCAGCCTGCGACATCGTCTTCTTCTCAGCCTGTTCGCTCTTCTTCTTGAGGTCGTCCATTCGGACGCCCTGGTTTTTCATCGAAAAGGCCTGGCGAACTGTGGCCTCGTCTAGACCCGTAGTCGTCGCCAGGAGTTTGGCCTGCTGACGGGTGAAGTCGCTGGCGTCGACACCTGCTGCGGCGAACGACTTCTTTAACATGTCGATCTGTTCGGCAGGGTTCTGTGCCTCCATCATCTTGAAGGCATCGATCTGCACTCCGAATGCCTGTGACAACTTAGCCGCTGATTCAGCCGCTGAGTCAAACGTCTCAAAGGCGTCAAGGGTGCCAGTGATCTTGTCGAGTTCGAGCCCTAGCTTTCGAGCGTAGACTGACGCCTGAGCGATCTCTTTGACGGTCAGCGCACCGAAGTGACGCACGTCCTGCATCGCCTTCGACATGTCCTTGCCGATGACTTTTTGCGAGATGCCGAACGCCTTGCCCAAGGCCAGGGTCTGCTTGGTCATGTCAAGGAAGACCTTGGCCATCGGCTTACCGATCCTGATTGCGGTGTCACCGATGGCTTTCATCTGCTCATCAGAGACTCCCAAGCCCTTCTGGTACGCCAACAATGCGCCCCCGTTGGCTTTGAACTCATCGACGAGCATACCAAACGTCGCACCCATGGCGACAGCGACCTTGGTCACCAGCTGCAACTTTTCAGCCAGCGTGCCAAAGACTCTAAACGCATTGAGTCCAGTATCGGCAAACCCAGCTAACGAATCAGCAGCATCGAGCACAGCACGTGACGAGGGTTCAGCAAAATCACCCAACTCCTTGCGAAGGTTCTCAAGGGCCTCTGCTAGCTCGTTCGAGCCGCCGCTTGCGTTGGCCGCAATGTCGACCAACGCATTGAACATCTTGAAAGGGATCGCAATGATCGATGCAGTGACATTGACCAACCCGTCAATGATCCCAGCAAAGAATCCTGTGACGCCCTTGCCCAAGGCAATGACGTTCTTCAACCCTTGCATGAAACCGGAAAGTGCACTGACACCTACAGCAAGTGTTCCCGGAAACTTTTTCGACACCCAGGTCCCCATCTCTTTGATGCGACCCGATAGGCTTTTGACAAGTTTTTCTGAACCCGACAGTTCCTTTTGAAGGTTTGTCAGCTTGGTGGCATTGAGTTGCGACAGGTCCTGTCCCTTTAGACCTTCGACGGCGCGGGTCAGCTTCTCAACGGCACCGATCTGCGTGTCGAACGATTGCTCGACACGCGACATCGACTTTGCCATCTGGTCGATCGCAGACGCCAACTTCTGCGTCATGACGAGCTGGTCTGACAGTTCTTCTTTCGTTGCCACTACCGACTACTTATCGTCGACATGACTGCACCCCACCGCCTCAATGAGCTCGGACTGAACTTGCTTGGAAGGTTGTTTTTTGCGTCGTGCGCAGCATGGCTCGTCGGTAAGGCGACCAACGTAAAGCTGCGCGGGACCCCCGAAGAGATCAACGCTGTGGCCAACGCGATGATGGCATCACGACGATTTCAAGACGAACTGCGACGGCCGGGAGCGACCGTCGAATCTGTCATCCAAAAGCTGGGGTTGAAGCACGCTAGCGCTCGAGAGTTCGAGCAGATCTTGGGTGTTCCGTTCCCGCTCTGATCACACAACAATGGATGACCGTTCAGTCCCCAATGCGTTCATGTGAACCGACGCAACCTAGATGGCACGTGTGACCGTGCCATTCCTTGCATCTGCCTGACGTCGGGTGTGTTCTGGTGTAAGGCTCGAGATTGGTTCGTGCCGTTCTCAGCACCCTTGTTGAGTTCCTTGATGATCCTGTCAATAAACCAGCGTTTGTAGGGCACTGGAAGGTGAAGCGTTTCCTTCCAGGAAAACCCACCGTAGTACATCAACAGGAACGACGGCTCAAGGATCAGTTGATCCTTGTCCTCGGGTCCAACACCGAAGAACGTCTTACCGGGATCCAGGCCAGAGAAACCCCGTGTTGATGGGCATGCCGACCTCCTCGGCATGACCACACGAAGAACAAATCGTCTCTTGTCGCATCTTGATGCCGGGTTCGTTGTCGCGGATGTAGTTTCGCAACGCTAAGGAGTCACGTGCAGGCAGGTTATTGATGAAGTTGCGCAACAACGATCTATCAACCTGCTCATTGACAGCGATGATGCTTGAGAACAGGCTGTTGGAGACCGACGACTCGGCGACGATGCCTTGTTTCTTTTGTCGTTCTTGTGTCAGCATGATCTCTTCTTCGTCACGCCCTGTCAAGAACTTGAACCTGACCCGCTTCTTCGAATAAGGAAGCGTGAACTCAAACTGGTTGGTTCCCTCCTCGACAGGGTCGATCGCAAGAGGACTGATGGGTAGCTGTGCCAGGTTAAAGACCTGCGATGACTTGACACCACACTCGTTGCACTCAACCTCTGCATCATACTCGTGACCGTAGCCGGTGATGCGAATGGCGACCATCAACGCGTTACGATCACCCACCAGCAGGTCAAGCGGATTGATCCCCTTGTCGACCATGCATGAGCGGATCAACTCAGTGATGACGGTGCCCTTCTTCAAGAAGGCCTTTGACGTCAAGATGTCCTCTTCACGCGTCGTCATGGCCCTGATCTCGATCGTTTCTCGGTTATGCAGTGCCGAACCGATCGGATAGACTTTGCCGCCCGAAGGCAAGGGAACGGTCTCAAGCGGGATGTCAAGGCCAAACTCTGCCTTGACTTTTTCGGCAGCAGTGTACGACTTGATGTTAGGATCTGAGGCTGCCTGTGGAATTCCAGGCGTTCCGAAGACAGCGTTTCGTTGTTCACGTTCGTCTGACATGCGTTCCTTCTCGCAGACAAGGTACTTTGTCGGTCTGCGAACGTAAATACGCAGTCAGCGCAAACGTAGGCCGAATCAGTGGACAACGTCAACGTGGGTGTTGAACCCAATCGTCGACGTCTCCAGACGGACGCACCAACAACTCATAGACGATTGAAGCCGATTCGATCCCAAACCGCAGCTTGTCAGGCATTGACATGTACCTAACGGTGCCGTCATCGACAAGAGCCAGCATCAGGGTCTCAACGACTGAGATCCCCAACCCGAGCTCCAACGCCAGTTCACCCAAATATACGCCCTTGCCGCTGTTAAAGGACCTTACCATGCAACGCATGATTTTTCTGAAGGCTGCCTGTGAAGGCTTTCCGCTAGCTTCGTGCCACCATGCCATGGTCAAAAAATACCGTATTGACGTCCTCTGTTTCATAGTTCTGAAAAACTAAAAGAACAAAGCGTCAACCGGTCATCAATGATTCACTTGAATCACCGAGGTCGACTAGCACAAATCGAACACCCACGCAGGGGCTTCGGCGACCTTTGATGACTCATCGACAGGTTTCATCAAAGAGGATGAAGCACTGCTCCTGTTGGGCCTGGTCGAGTTCAATTTCTGGAACAGGGCCGCAGCCTTGCGGTGCTTTCGAGAGGCCACACGCTTGAGCTCCTCAGCCATGTACTCCGCAGACACCGCCATGGTCTACATCACCTTATGTTGAACTTCTCTCAAAGAAACCAAGTCGTCAACGCAGGCGATCGAGCACGCGTGCTGCCAGATCGATGACAGTTTGTTCGACGTCAAACTTTTGCTTGAATGCATCAACGATCGCTTCTTCAAGCTTGGTTCGATCGACCTCCGGGCCCACAAGGCCTTGCAAACCCGCTGCGACGCTGTCAGCGTCAAAGCCTTCCAACAGACTCTCAACCTCGTCGACGATGAGATCCGCGACGCTCGAGGCGGCTTGAACCGTCGATCTGTCTTTCTTTGCGTAACCGAACCCTGTAGCTGGGTTCTTGCGACCGGTGTGCTGCGGGCGGCGCGCCTGTGTCAGGCCAGCAGCAGTGTCGATCTCTTCCTTGACGATCTGTCGAAGTTGTTGCTGTGTGATCTTCATCTTGTTGGTTCCCATTCTCCCATGCTGTACTGCGGATCCCAAACGTAGACCCGACCATCTGCTGCTTTGACCTCGATGCGGCCGTCGCCCAATAGGACAAATTGGTCATCACAATCTTCGATCAGGTACCTGATCCAGGCGTTAAACGCCTGAGAATCAAACTTCTTGAGGTCAAAGACGCCGCCCAATGGTTGTCGCATCTTGGGTCGAGCGTCGTTCGGAACAGAAACGCCTCGACCCGATCGAGGTGCTTGGGCTCGCGACCTGTTGGTCGCTTTGGTGATCTCTTCGCTGATGATCTTTCGAATCAAAGAACCAGTAGACAATTTCATGACCCTTTCAACCTAGTGATACATGCTGTTAATAACCAAAACGACCCGACCTGTTCACAAAGAGAAGAACGGCCTCCAGACCACCTCAGTAATCGATGTCGGAGTTAGCGCCTTCGTAACTGTCAAGTTCACTAGAGACTGCATCCTCGACGAGCTCTCGAAGCCACCTCGCAGCCTCTTCAGGAGCAGTAAACTTGCCTAACAACGCGTTAAACAAAGCACTAACAGCATCATACAGACCGGCATCATGTGCCATTCCAGACACATCCTCGAAGTTGGCAGCTTCGTTAAGTGAACGCGAACGCAAAGTCTTGATTTCTTGCTTGACGATCTGTCGAAGCTGCTGTTGTGTAATTCGTATGGTATTATCTATCTCAGTCCCAGGACTAAATTTCCACAGCCAAAGATCATTTCAACTCCTGCTTCATCTGCAACTTGTTGCTGCGTCAGCCCTCTTGAAGGATCAGCCTTGTAACGAAAGCGATCGTAGCGGTGGACGCTGTCGGTCCACCAGAACCTAGGCGCAGTCTCGCGTAGGACCTCAAACCCCGCAGCGAGGTAGCCCTTGCCTGAACCGATCCTACGATCAACGTACGTCATCAATCCCAAGGCGCCAGACGCCTTGGCCCAGGCAAGGGCACGACGAGATAACCTTGACAGTGAACCTGGGACGTTGCCGGCTGTCGCAAAGCGTGAGACCTCATAGTGATCAGCGTTGCCCCTGTGAAAGGGACGACGCAACGACATTGCAGCAAGGATTTTACCCTCGTGGACGAGGCCCCAAGCGACGGTCGCCCGTGTGTCACCATCGATGTGATGGTCGTCAAAGAACTGCCTCCTGGCAGCGGGTGTCAGCTGCTCGACCTTGCACTGTCGGGCTCCCACCAGCTTGGGCTCCTGACCCAAACGGTGCTTGATCATCCTTTCAACGATCGCCCGCTTGTCGCGCCACTCGTCCTCAAACACACGCAGGACATCGATCCCAGCGGCGTCACAGGCCCGCTGCTTATCAACAGTTCGCTTGGGCACCGCGCGAGGGCCACTGTGCCAGTACAGGCCGTCATACTCCACGGCAAATTTTCTGGAGGGGACGTAAACGTCGAGTTCCTTCGGAGCGATCACGGTGCGATCTGACAGCACCGCGTCGGGAGCCAACGACCTGACGAAGTCATAGATTTCGGACTGGGCGTTCAAGGCTGAACCCAGGTCGAACGACGTCGGACCTGTGACCCGCGAGTCCATGCGCGAGCTGGGGTCTCGGATCGTGGTTGTCACAGTGGACCTTTGCGGACCTGTCGCGTGCAGGCACGCGACCGGCGGAGACGGCGACTCAACGAGCGTGGGCGCGGCTGACACGACGTCTCCGGTGCGCGTGTTTTTTAAGCCTGCGTTCCACGCCTTGATCCTTCCTGTCTTGAAGCCGTCGAGGCGCTTCTGGACAAAGCCCCTCTGCCGTTCAGGATCCTTGTAGACACTGTCGACGTTGGCATTGTGACCACGGATGAACCTCGAGACGTACCCCTTCTTCCAACCGGCCCAGGCGACTGCGCCGCCACAACCACATGCACAAACGGGCGCGGACGCTGAGCGCACGGTTCTGAGGTACAGCCCCTCGTCGGCCTCGCTTCCGTGTTCGTGCATGTGATGATGCAGGAACCGCAGTTCCTGTCCAAAGTCGCGATCACAATTGGGACACTTGATACGAATGAATGCCACAAGAGTTATATTACTACCTGGATCAATTTAGATTGGTGATGGGAAAGAAATTTGATTTTGTTGCGATGGACGTCGACTGGGGTGAATTCACCGCAGACTACGTCTCTGTTTACTGTTACGTCGACACGACGCTCGATGATAACACACCTGTGTACGTTGGGTTGGGTTCTGGTCCTCGCATCAGGCACAAGCGTGCAAGAAATCAGAAACACCTGAACATTGCACTGAAGCACAGGATCAAGAGGACAGTCGTCGCCTCGTACTCCAAGGACGCTAAGCAGCTAGCGTGCGACAACGAGAAGAGGCTGATCGCTGAGCTAGGGACGTTCAGCACTCGCACGAACAAGGGCTGCAACTTCACCCTGGGAGGCGATGGGACCGCTGGGCACATCATCTCAGAAGAAGAAAAGGAACGTCGGCGCGCGCGACAGACGGGCGACGGTAACGTCGCAAAACGTCCGGATGTTCGAAGAAAGATCAGCGAATCACAACGCGGGAAGAAATTCTCAAAAGAGAGACGACAAAATATCTCAGAGGCAAAGAAAGGAAAAGCAATGCCTGATGAAACACGTCAAAAGATCAGCAAGTCAATGTCTGCGACGATGTCAAGGAATCATGCCCAGCGCAACGCCCACCTGGTCCCATTGCACCAAGAGATCATCAGGTTGCGTAATTCAGGGTTAAGCATCATCGATGTCATGACTCAGGTTTCAGCAATGTTCAAAAGAGAGGTCAAGTACTCCAGCGTTACAAACACGGTCCACGTTCACAAAAAAGGACAGTGTCAGACGTGTAACAACAACCCAATAGAAGTTGATCGATCCAGAGCACAACAAACGACACAAGCATCCGATCAGTTAACTGATTTGAATGCTTGAACGTTCCAAGTTATTGTTTTTGTTCAATATTGAAGAACCGCGTTGTCGAATCGAAGAGTGAGACTGATTTCAGTAGGAGTCCCATCATCATACGTCAATTCTCCGAAATTTGCTTCGGTGATGAAGGCACCCTTAATATCCCACAACTCTACGACGGTACCGACTGGATCCAAACACTTCAACTGTATGTCACGCTTGTAGAAGTCAGCGTAGCCGGCGCGCCCCGACACCGACTCGAAGTGCAATCGCACCCACTCCATGACCTGCTGTGCCCCTGACGGAGCAATCGGATCGTGTAGGGTGACTGGGATGGTGTTGAACTTCGTCACCCCGGCCAGGTAACGTCGGGCGTTGATGAAGGGAAGTTCGACTTCCTCAGTGGTGTACGTCGGCCGGGCTGCGGTCTTGATGATGTACGCATCGATGCCCTCGATCATCAGAACCCAGCGATTTTTACGCTTGGGCTCAAACTTATTCGGAAGCATTGAGGTCACATCTAGCGTTTCTGCCATTTTGTAATCTCCTAGTGATTTGCAACGCTGTGTTGCACAATGATAGTTAGCACGATCCACGACATCGCATTCCAAAAAGTGTGTACAAAAGTTAACATTGTTGTACCTTAACGCTAGAATCGATGGGTGCCGTTAAAGGTAAGAAGCTCGAGACACTAACGTGTCCGATTTGCCACATTTTTTCGTCGAAGCGCTTGACCAACTTTGAGGATCATCTAGCGCTCGAACACCACACGACAGCAAGAATATTATGGAACTCATTGAACAACGGACCTATTCTTTGTGGCTGCGGTTGCGGCAATGAAGCGCCCTTCCACGGCTGGAAGCACGGTTACGGCAAGTTCATCATCGGTCACAATGCAAATGTCTACAGCTCGTATGCACCCGAACGGGCAGCAGAACTGATCAAACAACGAAGTGAATCCCTTGCAGGAAAGACGGGATGGGCAAAGGGTCTGACCAAGGAATCTGACGACAGGATCGCAAAACGAGCGAAAGCAACATCCGAAGGTCGACGACGAGCATTCATCGATGGAGATATCGTCGCCTGGAATAAAGGTCTGACCAAGGACAATGATCCCAGGGTCGCAGCAGCCGCCGTAGCTCAACAACAGCGATTCGAGGCTAAAGACGTTCGACCTTGGGCTGAAGGCAAGACTGAAGCGGGTGATGAATGCATTCTTCGAAAAAACAATGCACTTCGAAAAAGGTACGCCAAAGGAGAGCTTGAACCTTGGTACAAGGGAAAGACGATCGCGTCTGAACCTCGATTAGAAAAACTCTGGCAACACCGTGATCCTGTCAAAGAGTATGCTGGTATCCGATGGACGGATGATGAGATCAGGGGAAAACTTGCAGGGAACATGCAACTCATCCTGCAAGACATCGACGGTTACAGAAATGATCGGATCCCGGCGCTGGTTGTCATGTGCAGGACGTGCAGTGAAACATCGAAGGTTTCACTTGTCTTTGCAAGAAACGATCGCTGCCATCGATGTAACCCTACGAGCTCGGCCGGTCAGAATCAGATCGCTGATTGGTTGGAATCACTGGGACTCAAGGTCGGTCGCAATGTCAAGGGCATCATCGGAAATCGTCAAGAGCTTGACGTATACGTTCCTTCGCACAAGCTAGCGATCGAATTCAATGGACTCTATTGGCACAATGAAGCAGGTGGTAAGGGACCCAAGTACCATCAAAATAAGTCGAATCGGTGCGCTGAACTCGGGATCACACTGCAACATGTCTTCGAAGACGAATGGTATGAACGACCTGACATCGTCAAATCGATGATCATGCATCGACTGTCAATGACACCCAAGCGTACTTCTGCTCGTAAGTGCAATCTTCGTGAGGCAACGATCGATGAACGTCGAACGTTCTTCGAAGCAAATCACATTGATGGTGATGTGCCTTCAACGAAGGCATGGTGCCTCGTCGACGAAGAAGAGATCGTAGCGTGTATCTCGATACGAAAACCGTTTCACAAATCACAAAGCAAATTGATCGAAATCGCTAGGTTTTCGACCAAAACGTACACTTCTTGCGCCGGCGCCCTAAGCAGATTGATGCGATGTGTGGTTGCATACACTCTAGAACACAAGCTCGCGGGAGTGATGACGTACGTTGACACACGCTTCGGTAATCGAGGAAAAGGTTACTGTAGCGCAGGTATGACATTCACAAAAGAAACAGAACCTAGGTTCTGGTGGACAGACAACCACCATCGATTCAATCGATTCAAGTTTCGAGCCGACAGAGGGAGGCAGATGTCAGAAGCTCAGGTCGCAGAAGCTGCTGACGTCGTCAAGATCTGGGGTTGCAAGAATCTTGTGTACCAAATCAACGTCTGATCGTCAAGGGACCGGCGCCGGATCTCTTCCTTGATCAATCGCTTGAGGGTCGCCCCTGTCAACGTCTTCGACCTCATCTCAAGGTTCCCAGATCTTGAACGTCTGAACGGCGCGCCAGCTGATTGTCCCAAACAGGATGCCGGAAGCTCTCGCCCGGAAGCTGTGGCCGTCGACATCAAGGTCAGTCGATGCGTCTAACAAGGCAAGGTCGCCCTGGACCGAACCCACCAACGAGATGTCGACGCGTGTGATGGTGTCATTGACGATCTTGAACGTTGCATCCTTGACGACTTTTACGACGCTACCACCAGAATAACCAAAAACTCTCCCGTGACACTGACAATGCAGTTGTCGAGGATGGGATCGAACCCTAGGTCGTCATTGATGTGAATCGAACTGATCGTCGTCAGTCCCGTGCCGCTAGCGTCACCGATATTTTGGTACGACTGAAAATCAGGGAGTCTCGCCATTGTGTTGTTCTCTTGCTTGCCTTTCTTGAGAGTTTCACTTCACTGGTTTACGTGGCGGCGGGGGAGGCGCCTTCTTCTTGGCACGGTTGACATCGCCGCTGATGATCGATTGTGATTTTGAGTCGACGCTGAACGCCAGTCGCTCGGTGGCTGAGTGGATCTCCTTGATGACGCTGATCTCGCTGTCGGTCTCAGCCTCCTGCAGGGCGCGTTGGAAGAAGTTATCGGCCTCCCACAGCTTGGTGATCCCCTGCTTCATGTAGCTGCCGACCTCGGACCCAGGGTGCAGTTCGTGCAACCGACGACGAAGTTCTTCTTTGATCAGTCTCTTGAGCGTGGCGTTCGTTAGCTTCATTATGTCCCTCACGGTTCCCAAATCTTAAACGTCTGCACCGCACGCCAGCTGATGGCGCCGGCGGCGTGGCCGGATGCACGAGCACAAAACACGTGATCATCGACAACGATGTCTGTGGTGACACCCTTCAGTTCCGGATCGCAGTACGACGTCCCCGCCGGGTCGATCGACAACCTGACGACCTTGTCATCGACGATCCTGAAGACAGCCTCCTGCGTCACGTGGACGATTCGACCCTCACTGTAACCAAGGAACTCTCCGTTGACAACGACGACACAGTTGTCGAGCGGCGGATCAAACCCCAGACCAGAATTGATGTGCCTAGCAACGATGGTCACCGGATCGGGTCCAGTGACAGTTAGGGTGCCTTGGTACGATTGAAAGTCAGGAAAACGCATTTTATCCTACGCTAGCGGGCACCAATCATCACACTCATCACCACATCCACATACCGGGCAGGTGGTTGTACCTGCATCGATGCCTTCTGATATGACGCTCGAGCCGTCCTCTTGCCTCTTTAAAAGGGCACGAGAAAACTCTTCGTCTATCAACCGTTGTAGCACCTTGCTAGTGATGATCATTTATTCCTTGCTCAACCGCTGGGTTCCATCAGCCGGTGCAACACCTGCGTCACCTGCTCGACAAGAGCGTTGGTGAGCTCCTCGTCTGCTAGGACCTGTTTGACGATCTTGACCGCAAAGTACTCCACGTCCTCGTACCGTCCCGGTCGCGCCGCCGTCTCATCATCGATCGTACCCAATACGATCTCGTATGCATCTGCAGCAACGTCGCTCTGTTCTAGCTGCTTGGTCAGGCTGATGACCATCGCGCTAGAGATTGCATCCAACGTGTCGTCCAGGTGAGAGTTCGGGATCACTCCTTCAGACTCATCGAGACGACGATCGATCGTCTGTCGAATGATTCGACGCAACGATTCCTTCGTCAGTCGTTTGACCGGGCGACGCCCCTCGAGGACGTCAGCCTCAAGCAACGCAGGGCAACCGGGAGCGTGTGAATCGGTGCCGCCGCAGTCGGGACAACGTTCATCGTCACGTCGTTTAGGTTCGTTGGTGACCCACCCACAGTTGCGGCAGTGACGACCGCGCTCGCCCGGTTCAACCTTGCGATACCCATAGTCAGCGCAACTTGCGCACACGCTGGTCACCGGATCAAACGCAGCTTCGTTCATTTTCTTCATCATTCACCTAACGATCATTGACGTGTTGAACCCATCTGACCCCGCCAGCCGTCAAGGAACCTGGTTCAGGTTGTTGGCGACGGCAAAGTCAAGCGACACATATTCGATCGTCTTTGTCGGTTGGACAAAGATCTTTCCGCGGAGGGTGTTGTTCTCGATGTCAGCCTGTGTCGTCGTCGATGAATCAATGATGACCTTGAACTTCTCGAGGCCCGCCAGCGCCTGGATCCTCTGCAGGCGTGGGGTGATGGCATTCGAGAACTTGGCCAGTGTTGCCTCTCGGTTAGGTTCAAAGGTGATCGTGTGCGCAATGTCACGGACCTGTCGACGAATGTCAATCAGCAACCGACGAACGTTGACACGGTCGAGGGCGCTAGCGCCGGCCTGCAACGTCTTCTGACCCCAGACGATGACGCCACCCTTTGGGTTGGTGCCAGACGAAGCGTTGCCAGGGAACGACACGATCGGATTGATGTTCACGTCGTACAACGTGTCCATGTTTTCCTTTTTCAACTGCACACGAGCCTCAAGCGATGTCTGCAATGAACCTCGTGTGAAGCCTGCAGGAGCGAACCACGGGTGACCCAGCTTGTCATTGAGTGCCATCGCACCCAAGACAACGACCGAAGGCGGCACGTATACGTTGGTCTTGGTCGTCGGATCCTGGATCAAAACATCCGGGAAGTAAGCAGCTGCGAAGCTGGTGTTCAGTGCACGTTCACTAAACTGCTGTGCTGTCAACTGGACAGACGGCAGCTGCGTATCGCTGACCACATCGTCACCCTGGTTGTCAAGCTGTTCGATGTCCATCAGGTACAGTGCATCGAACCTCTCTTCGACGGCATCCACGACGGCATTTGACACGATGGGGTGCCGGATACCCGGGATGACGAGCAGCTGCACATCAGCATTGACGACGTTCTTCATGACGTCAAGCGCCTTCGCGAAGGCCCTGACCGACGGTCCATCGTTGCGACCGCGGTTGCCGTCGTTCATGTCAGCGACGACAGCGTTGTTGTTGATCTCAGACTCGTCTTTGTTGAAGATGTTGACACCGTCTGAACCGCCTTGCATCAAGAAGCTGTACTTCAGGAAGCGACGATTTGACTGGTTGAAGTCGTCGACTGTCACCTTACGTGTCTTGTTGGTTTCATCCGCCACGATGTTACCATCACGGACGTAAGTTGCCTGGTGCCACATGGTCGAGTCAGCGATGCCCGCTGAACTTGTCACCACTTTGATGTTTTCAAGCGTAAAGACGTTGCGACAGAAACGATCAGAATCTAACACTGAGTTCTCGGCAGTGTCTGGCGTCCCCGCGTTGTCACCTACGACGAAGTCTTGCAATGTCTCAAAGTGCGACGGGAAATAACCCGCAAACGCAGCCAACGATTTGTTCTGCAGGGTGCTGGCATTTGGTGTCGTCAAACTGGTGATGTGTTCGAACTGCACGCCCCAGTACAGCAGTGGGTTGAACGTTAACTTGGCGCCTGAACCTTGTGTGATGTTGCTTCGTAGCGGCAGGGGCGCCTCGACAGCACGTTTCAAGACCAGAGACGCTGTGATTTGCGATGACGTTGGGCTCGTCAACGGAGCAGAACCCGACGTGACCAGGTGGAGCGGGCCGCGAACACCGAAAGGTAACGCTGTAGGGTCGACTGACATGTTGTCGACCTCTTGCGAGACCTCGACCCTGATGAGGTTGGAGTTGTTCGGATAGTTGCCATCGATGACGATCTTTTGGCTAGATTCCGCCCGATCCCAATCAAAGAAGATGTTCGCATCACCGATCACTTTGGCGATGTAGCGATCAGAACGTGGGTCCAGCGACAGGCCACGCCACTGTTCCAGGGGCTTGACAGATCCATCGTTGTCATCCCACTCCCTAACGATCAAATCAAAGCTACCGTACAGGTTCGACGGATCTGACGACGGAGCGATGTTCTCGATCGACAGCTTGAACAGGATCGAGACACCTGACCCAGCGTCGATAGCGTGCAAACGAAACAAGTTGGTCGCTTCGCCACCGAAACGCTGTGAAATGACCCACGGCGATCGAGCGTGAGAGTAGCGATCAGTCCATCCTTCATAGTTAGGCACGTAGCTGTTTCCGGTGTTCCTGGCAAGCGATGCCGTTGTCAAGAACGCAGCTGCTTCAGCTCCTGACTTTGAACCGCTGACGCCACCTGCACCAGAGACAGCATGTACCAAACCAGAACCGGTGACGACCGCTGTCGACGGATGAACATCCCAGAAGGCATGCAAGTAGTGTCCCGCTTGTTGGTACTTCAACGGATCGCGATTCATGACGTTCGCAAAGTAATTTGGAGACGTCATGTCAAACGATGCCGTGATCACATTGGGATACAACGAATCTATTCCCTGGTGACCGTTCAACAGCATGACAAAGTCTTGCTTGGCGACCTGTCCATCAAGCAGAACGACAGAACCGATAAGACTGCCGCTAGCTGTCGTGTCAGTAGCAACTAACGTCGATGCGGGAGCTGAATTGATACCCTCCGCCGACGATGATAGACGCAAGATAACACCCGAAGGTGCCATGATAACGCCTCGGATGATCGGCACTGCAGTATTGACGCCAGCTGTCACGCTGCCTTGGCCTTGAAGGCCAGCGGCGCTGAAGACAGTCGAACCTGCAGACTCTGACATGAAAGCGCCTAAGAAATAGGTTCGGCCAGAGACGCTGAGGCTACCAGAGTTTGCATACGGGTTGCCAACCAGAGTGCCATCGCTGTCACGTGGTTGGTCCTCACCGACAGTGAAACCGGCTCGAGCGACTGACCCATCGGTCGACCGTCGACGACCGTCACCGACACCCAGGACGCGCAAGAAGGTTACTGCAGATGCATTACGCATCCACTCAGACACCGCAAGCGGACCAAACTTCTTGCCATCAGTCGGACCAAACTTGGCGTAAAAATCATCGACCAGGCCAACAGTGACCGGAACATAGGCAGGTCCCTTCAACGACGTGCCGATGACACCAGCAGGAACGCCGACCGGTTCCTGAGCGACCGGACCAGAAAGGTCGATCTCCTTTGCAGTCACGCCCGCGGAACCGAACTTTAATTGCGCCATCTCTATTCAACCTCGTGTCTAACTATTCCGAAATTAACGCTTTCACGCGTCGAACGCTAGAAGTGCATCAACGCCATCACTCATAACGAACCTGCGTCAGTAAGCTACTGACGCAGGTTCATCAGATCGTATCGCTGTCAGACGAAGGCGATGCCGCTGCTTGTGATGATGAAATCAAGCGAGATGAATTCAATGACACGTGTTGGAACGATGACGACGCGGCCGCGCATGCGGTTAGCTTCGACATCCTCTTGCGTGTTGTTGGTTTCATTACAGACGACGCGGAACGTTTCGATACCAGCTTGGGCCTGGATCAGGCCAAGCTGCTGAACAGAGTCGCTAACAAACTTGTTCCTGACAGCCGGAGTGTTTTGATCGAACGCCAGCTTGTTAGCGATGCTGATGATGATTCGCTTGACCTCAAGCAGCAAACGCCTGACGTTGACTCGATCCAAGGCTGACTTTGCAATCTGCAACGTCTTTTGCCCGTAGATGACATAACCCAACTTAGGGAACGTCGCAATGGGATTAATCCGCGAATCCTGCAGCCGATCACGATCAGGTACGCTGAGCCTGACCTCCACGTTTGTCACAAAGTCCAACGCAGCACGGTTGAAACCAGCCGGAGCAAACCATGGGTAGGCTACTCGATCGTTGAAGGCCAACGCACCTAGCGCCGCCACAGACGCTGGTACCTTGACTCGTCGACGATTCGTCTTATCGTCGATGAAAACGTTCGGAAAGTACGTTCCTGCGTAGTTGTTGTCGATGGCACGTGTATCGACAGCCGCGGCTGTCTTGTCCACGTCTGGCCTGTTGGTCGAGTCGTCATACAACCGTGTCGCTGTATCATCATATGACGGGATGTCCATGACGTAGAAGGCTAGGCCGTAATCACGAACCCGCTGCATCGCATAGTCGGTGATGAACGTCTCACGGATGCCTGGGACCGCCAAAACGTTGACGTTGACAGCCATCGGTTCCGTCATGATGTCGATCGCAGTGCGGTATGACATGACGTTTGAGTTGTTCTGCCCGGTTCCATTCATGTTTGTCAACATGCCAGGCGAAACGTAGCTGGGTTCCGCGCCGCCCAGGGCATCGAACGACGTTGCCTTATCGTTCATCCTGCGAGCGTCACGGTCGAGGAAATTGAGACCGTCGTAACCGCCAAACATCATGTTGGTGAACTTGGCGTACGGCGAGAACCTGTTAAAATCGGGTGCTGTTCCCTTTGCCAGTAGCGTAGCAAACGTAATACGGTTACCGATGACACTGGGAATTGTGTAGCTGGCGAGGTCGATGTTAGCATCACGAACGTAGGCCGCCTCACGCATGTGATCATTGATCGTACCCGTCAATTGTGAGATCGCTGTGTTCGAGAAGGCAACCTTGGCCAGAGTAAACTTGTTGTCATTGAACTGATCAGCGCCAGCGCCGGTGACCAAGACATCGAGCTTTTTGATGCCCATGAACTTGGTGAACGATTCAAGCAGGCGGTTCTTCTCGGTCGTGAGGTTTGGGTTCAACGGCGTCGTGTTACGTTCGAACTTGATTCCCCAATACAGTTGGGTCGTCGCTAGCTCAGTCGGCCCAGGCTGGCCTTGCCACGTTGCTGTGTTCGGGATCTCGCCTTTCGTTACCTTGAACCTGAACGGAACAGGGGGAAGGATCGATCCTGACAAGGCTGATCCAGAACTGATGCCAAGGACACCTGCCAGCCTTGGGTTCGACGGGGCCACATCTGTCAACAGATCATTTGTCTTGATGACTTCGATCCCGCGGAAGCCAAACGGCAACGCAGTTGCCGGGACCAGTGCTCGCTCAACAGCATCTGTCATGACGATCCTGACAAGCTTTGAAACGTTGTTGTAACGACCGAAGGTGACGATGCGGCGCTCGGAAGCGATGGTTGCGTCAAAGTTATAGGTGACCTTGCGATCACCGATCAGCTTGGCAACGTAGTTCTCTGCGTACGGATTGAGCGAACAGTTGGGGTACGACTCCAGGACGACTGGGGACGCATCTGTGTCGTTCCAGTCTCGGATCTGAACCGTAAACGTTCCATACTGATCTGATTCATCAAGCGATGCCTTGATGTTGGTGATCGAGATCTTGTAGAGCCTGTTAGCAAACTCTCCGTCGTCGATCGCCTCAAAGCTGAAGAGATCGTACTCAGTGGCACCGAAAGGTTGTGAGATAAACTTCGTCGTCTTGGGAGCGGTGAACCTGGTATCGTACGCACCGAAGGCCTTTCGCATCTCCAAAGAAGTGTTACCGGAGGAGGTGCTTGCACGAGCTGAGCCTGACAACACAGCGACGACCGTCGCCGTTGCCAACTCATTGTCGACAGCAAAGTCTCCGTAGAGCAGGTGCTGTTCCTGCACCAATCGATCTGGATCCGTGTTTAAGACCTTACCGAAGTAATCGGCGCTCGACGGATCGAACGATGCTGTCAAGATCTTAACGCCAGGGTTGTTGTCAGTATTGACAAATCCGTTACCCAACGTCGACGAGATGACAAGCTTGAACTTACCGTTCACTGTCGTCGCAACGTCATCTGGACCCGCTGCAGTGAAGGCGCCGACGGCAGACTCGTTACCATCTAACACCATCATTCGCGCGCCCGAGGCCATCATCACCAAGCCTCGAACCAAGTTGACAGCTGCACCAGCATAAGACCGGTTGTCAGTGAACAGCGGCATACCGTAGGCCTCGTTAGCCTGCAAGGTGTGCTTGGCAACCAACATTTGGACAGCACCGGTGTGTCGTCCACGCGAGTCGTGCGCGGCGATGTTACCATCAAGGTAAAACCCAGCATACTTGACACGACCGGTGGCATCAGACGTTGCGATGTCAGTCTCAGTTGCGTTGCCGCCCGCTCCTAGAACACGCAAGAACGTCAATGCAGACCGATGTGTCAGGTACTCCTTGACAGCATACGGGCCTGGACGCTTTTGATCAAGGTCACCAAAGATTGCTGAAAATTCATCAAAATTTGCCACCGTGACTGGAACAAAGGCGGGACCTTTGTTAGAAGTACTGATGACGCCCGCGGGGGTGCCGACTGGTCCGGTCAAGCGCGGCGCCGACAGATCGATCTCACGCTGGTAGAAGTTGGGTGACCTAAAAGTCTGTTCTTGAGGCATTACCGTGCTCTCCTGTGTCGGTGTTAAGAACCGCTACAGTAAGTATTCATCGCGCAGATGAAAGCTGGTTACGGCATGTCTTCTGTCGCGATGATCGATAGGCCTCCCAGGTCAGGCGTCGCTGACATGACAGTCTCACCGGTGAAGCGATTCGTCGTCACCACACGTGCGTAGCTCTCGGTGCGGTTACCTCGAGCATCGACACCGGTGATCTTACGGTAACGTGCAGGCGCAGCCCTGCCCAAGGCTTTGATCGCGGGATCGTCTGGGTTGTCGACTCCGGGACCTGGATATAGCCGCGTCGATCCATCATCACGAGCATCCCGGCGGCGTGGACGCTCGCCGGTGAGAGGTAACGTCGGATCGTCGGCACCCAAAAATGCAGGTTCGCCTTCGCCCAGAGAATCATCAGCAAGTGTCGGATCGACGCCCACGTCAAACGAGACGGTCGGTACTGAAACGTAACGTTTGATTGGAACGGGAGCACCCGGGACACGTGAAGCAAGGATGTAACCTAGAACCTTGACAGTGAACTTGTGTTTGATGATCCTCTCTTCGTTCGACATGTCATCGACGTTGGTCTCAGCTGTGTAGACGTTTTCGTCGACGTGTGCCATGAACCAATATCCCTTAGGCGTCTCAAGCCTCCATGACTGTCCTTGTGGCAGGAACGAACTGATCAGCTGCTCCAACAGCTGGACCATCTGAACTGTGTACTGCGTCCAAAACGTCACTTCGTACGTTGCTGTGTAGAACTGAGGTGAGGGGACCACGATGGTCTCATAGACATTTCTTTGTCGATCAGCTAACAACAATCCACCTGATCGAACGACTGGGTCCTGTGCCAGGTCACCCAACTCTCGGCCGGGTGACACCGAACCGTCGTTAGTGGGTTCGACGAGCCCTTCTTGATTCGGAATCAACAATCGATTGATAAGCCGTTGGTACTGACGGTCCGATTTGTCTAGCCTGCGCTGGATGTGTATCTCACCGGTCTGCTGGTTTATCCCTCTACCGGTGATGTCATTGGGTCCAGATTGTTCGATCGACGTCCTGACGACAGTGATCAACGGTAGGATCAACGTGTTGTTCCTGTCACGCAATGCGCGAGTTCGCTTCTGCAACGCCCACTTCTCACCCGACGCAAAGATGACTGGGACTCGAGAGTTGCCCGTTGACGTCTCTTGGTTCGAGGAGACCGTAAACTCGATCTCTTTATCAAACAACTTGAACAACGAACTGTCGACGTCTTCAATTCCCACGGCTGGGATCGACAAATCGACAGGCGAAGAGTCAACACCGTACCCAGAAGGTAGGCCCGCCACTCCAAACCGTGACTGGCTGTTAGCGTTAAACCTCGTCGCCATTCATTAGTACCTATTCGTCATAGAATGCGCTGCCGTGGTGTGAATCGTCAGCCAACGCTCCCCGCTCTGAGACCTCACGAGGACCGGTCAGCGGAGCGTCTAACACACCGTTCCGTTGCAGGTCACGTACGTCTCCTGTCGGACCTTCTGAGTTCTCCACCTGTCCACGTTGCTGCACAAACGTCTTCTGAACTGCGTCTGCATCGGTGTTGGTGATGTCAGTCGGGCCGTGTAACAACTCGCTGAACTGCCCCTCACGTGCCTTGGTCCCGACGACCTTGACGCCGGCCTTGTTTTCAGCCTGTCCGTAGATGTTCTTGACGATCGTCGAATCAGCGATCTCATAGAACACATCGTTGAAGGAAAAAAAGTCGCCGATGCAAACGTTGATCCCCTTGTCGGCCAGGTCACGGTACTGGATGAAGACCTCGAGCCTGTACTGCTGGTCGATGCCAAACTGGTTGACCTTCGTCTCGCTTTGGAACACGGCGTCGACCATTGCATCGATGGCAATCGGATTGTCGAACACTTTCTTGATCGATTCATTGTAGACATCGTGTGCCAATGTCTTCAGCTCTGAGATCGGATAGTAGTAGACCTTGGCTCCGTTAACATCCTTGATCACTTCTTTGGTGATGTCAGAGATGAAGTTGAGCTCACGTGGAGTGATGAAGAGTCGAGCCATGGACGAGCCTAATTAGGCATCCGGATCATTCTTGAACTCGGCGTCAGTGATCCGAATGAAACGCAGGCCCTCGGCGTCAAACCAGGCATCCTGCTGACGATCGACGAGCCATTTTCGATAGATCCCCATGTCACGGCGATGACCCGACATTCCTGACTCTCTGATCAATTCGATGGGTCGATCGAGGCCGTGCCAGTAGACGCCGTCGAATTGAACGTACGTGTCGATGCTCTTGATGTGAAAATCGATCGACCAGCGCTTGTTCATGACGACCTGGCGTTCGACATCATCTTCACCAAATTTCTCGCAGAGCAACTCATAGAACGCGTTCTCGGGTTTCGATTGAAACAACGTTCCCTCGCGGGCGCGCTTGTGCAGGACCTCAGCTGCGTGTTCAGCGTTCATCTGATGGTACGGCACCCCGTACTTTGCGATCGTACCTGAGATCATTGCCTCGCGGACGTGGACGAGCTGCATCGGGTATTTGACGCCCCAGTTCTTGATCATCGTTGCCTGACGTTTTTTGACGATGTCAGGATGTGTTTGAGGATGATCTCCAAAGTTAGCGCGCATCGTCTGCATTGCTTTCGTTCGAACTTCAATCGACGATGGACCCTGCTCAACACCGTACTTCTTTTTCCACGTAGAACGCATCTTTTGCTTGCATGGCTCAGCCGCGAATGGATTTTCAGCACCGTAGCGTTCTACACAGGTTGCAGCCCGTTGACGCTCAATCACACCACCATTCTTGTGAGCAATGCTCTTGCATGCCTCAGAACAAGTGTGCACTTTTGTGTGTTTAGCATCAGCTATTGAGCCACGTGTTTCCCACTCAATGCCGCACACATCACATCGCAAACAAAGAACATTGTGTTTGAAAGATCTACCCAAGCGATCAACTCGAACACCAACCTTCACATCATAAAGCACATTCGAATTGTAACTTACTCATGGCACTAAGCAAATCAATTGTTACCCAATTATCACGCTGCGTCCCAATGGCATCGGGATCAATCGCAACTGAGCTTGAAGCGACTGTGCCAATGAGACCTGTGCCTCCGTCAACGCCTTGTTCGTCAGCTTGCTCAACCATTCCTTGATCTGATCGCGCAATCGGTTTTGGTCCTCACGACCTTGTGCGACGAGCTCGGCGCCGTTGAGCTTGAGTTCAGCGTTCGGGATCGGAATCGTATCAAACTTGCTGCGATTCAGGCCCAACAGCTCTCGACACAGGGCCAACGTGTATTGCCGAATCCACTGACGACCAGGTTGCGTGATGGTGCTAAACGGTAGGTTACCCAAGGGTACGTTGCTGGGACCTGAGATGCCGTACAACGTAGAATCACCAACGCTGCCAGAGACCAGGCTGCCACCGATGGCTGTCGGATCCAGTGGGCTATTGGGTTTAGCAAACACCTTGACCCACAGCTTGCCTAGCTGGATGTTCGTCATCGGGATCGGATAGATCCTCAGGTTGCTACCGATGATGTCGTAACTGTAGTTCGATCGTCGAACACGGAATGCTGTCTCGAGCATGCCACGACGCAGGACGTCCTCAAAGACTGGCAGCACGTAGAAGACGCTGCTGTTGACGTATGATTCATAATTGAAGTTCGTTGCAAGGAAGTTGGTGATGTTGGAGGCATTGAGAAGGAACTGTTGGGCTGCCAACGGCTCAAAGTGGAACACCTCAACGATCCTCATCTTGCCGCGCGACCCTGATGGGATCGACAGCCACAGGTTTGAACCGCTAGCGGGCTCCTTGATGTCGCGGTAGATGTCATAGTCCTGCTGCCCGCCCACAAGATCGATGTAACCCAGCTGAGCATCATAAGAGCCCCCGAGGTATGCTTCGGTGGCATAGGGTTCTGCTAAGCGGATCAAAAACTCCAACGATTGCCTGGGATGTATGTTTGTCAGGTCGGTCGACCCAGTAGGCAGGCCTAGCACGTTGACCAATTCAGACTCAATCTTCATCTCATGGACGAGGCGCGAGTACTCAGCGACTGCTTCTTCAAAGCATGCCCAAATCTCTTTCTTTGTCAATTCGACAGACAGGACGTCATCACCCATCTTGCGCTTGACAAACGTCACCATACCATCAGCCTCAGCCTGGAACTGGGCATCAGCGTCAAAGAACCCAAAGGGGGTTGGGTTTATCGTCTCAATGAATGAAGGCATGCCCTTAAATAACGGGGCGTTGCTGCACAAAGCAATCAGAACGAAGTTGTTACTGCCTCAGCGGCGACGACCGATGAGAGCACGAGCGAGGTCTCGTCCCGCAGAAACTGTGTTGTCAACGTGTTTAGCCTTGTAGCGTTCACGCAACGTTGTTGGGTTGACAGAGGTTGGTGCCTCCTTGGACGTGACTGGCTCAACCTGTTGCCCATTGACGTCAGTCTTCTCAACAACGTGCCTGGTGACCTTGGGCGTCTCCTCCTTAGGCTTGACGATGGGAACCACTGACACCTTGGGTGCGGTTGGCTGCACGTGCCTAACTGTCGACAACGATTCTGCAACGACGCGGACCGGTTTCTTGAAGTTGATGTTGAATGACACCGGAGCGAAATAGCGATTCTCTAACAGGACCTCAACACGTGCGTTGTAGTTGCCCTCTGACAATCGACCTTTCATCGAAGGAATGACAAACGCAACGACGTCAGGTTGGTCACACGCCCTGCCAGAGAACATGTAAGACACGTCAGTCGATTCGCAAACCAACCGCACGCGTGCCGGTGTCGGATCTGTCCCTTCGACTGTCACGCGGAAGAGCAACTCATTGCTCTCCTCGGGATCAAGGACGATGGTTTCTTGGACTAGTTCCATCGATGCTAACTATCGGCGTAAACGCTCAACAAACACACGAACGTGGTCCCACACTGAAGTCACACGTGTCGCAACGTGTTCGACAAGCGCTGACACCGTGCCCGGGCGCACGTTGACGACGACGCTGCCTTCGACCCTGTGTGGAGGCGGGAAATCGTTGACTTCGATCAACTGGGCCCATATGACGACCTGCTGCAGGTCATCGACCTTCACACCTCCAGATCGACCGTGTGGTCGTCGTAGTAGCTCCTCAACGCCGGCAACGAATATTCCTGGAGGCCCTCCATAGCCCATCGTGACTGGCCCGGCGCGCGCGACCACCGAACGACTGGGTCCCAATCCACGACAGACTATCCGGTTGGTGATCACCGTCAGGCCTTCTGGCGCTCGAAGACAGCGTCCATCGAAGGATTACCTAGGTCATCAAACAGGTTGAACCGTGCCACCTCAGTGACGTTATCTTCCTTGTAAAACACCATCTGGTTCGAAACGATCTTCCAGCGACCGTACGCTGAATCGTAGAGCTGACCTAACGTCCCCGACATGGTGTTGACAGTGCGGTGTACATCGTCAATCTTGGGGTTGTTTTCTTCGATGTTGAACTGCTCGATAGCGTAAGACGCCGTTGGAAACGCCGAGCCGGTGTCCCACACCAGCTGGCCCCGAAAGTCGTTTGGAAAGTTGATGTACGCTGCGTACAACCCGCTGCCCGACACCAGCTGGTAGACGCCTGCTGTCGTTCTGGGGGCGAGCGCGCTACCAGACACATCGTAGACAGTGTAACCGACCCCTGACGATCCAGTCGCATTCGATCGGTTACGTCCAAAGTTGCAATTCCTGAGTTGTTGCAACGCCATCAGAACACCGTACCAAAAAACAACGCATTTGACACTGAATCAGCAGGCAGCACCACCAACAGCTGCACGGCGCTGGGCCACTCTGCAGTGCCGGTCCAAGAGGCCGAATAGACGCCCGGTGTTGTCAAGATCTGGTGACTGGCGCCTGCTGAACGAAAATCAGCAAGCATGTTGCTCTCTTCTACCTGAGGGAAGGTGGCTGCCTGCGTCCCCGGCTGATACTCGGCTATGAATGCATCGAGCAGTGCTGCATTCGCATATGGGACCGTGATCGTCGTAGAGAAAAACGTGATGTTCGAACGGTATGAGCCACCGTTAGACGCAACCGGGTTGTCCTTCACACCTGCAAACGAGGCGACGGTCAGCTTGATCCGGTCACCAGACGGAATGATCGCTGCTGCGGCAGTGTACGTGCCTGCAGCGGGGAGCTGCGACTCACGGAGGTAATAGAATGAGACGCGCTTTGATGCATCAGTGTGGGTCGCAGTCGTGTATGGTATCATCTGCACACCGTTGTACGTGCAGCTGAGGACGTTGAGGGCCGAAGGACCAGAGAACGACGTTGTGTGGACCCAAGCGATGACGATGCGATCGGAACCCGACGCTAGGGTGTGTGAAACTGAGACGCTGGGTGCTGTTCCCTCGACCTGTGCCGATGAATCGTACGTGATAGTCATTACGCAAAGTTCAAGCTAGCAACACCGAAGTACTGGTTGCCGTTGTAGTAAAAAGTACAGATGTCGATCTTACCAGAGCCGCTGGATAGCGTGGGAGCGCTAGCACCAGCCCACATGGCGATGCTAGCTGACGGCCACTGGATGCCGAACGGCCCTCCCGTCGGCCCCTGCACGATCCTCAGCAGGTAGTTGCCTACGTTGGGTGGGTTTGCTCCTGATGCAAAGGACGCTGTCACCGATGCCGTCAGTGTCAGGACCTGTTTTTGGCCATTGTTCCAATTGATCGTAGTCTGCCCACCACAGTTTCCGTTATCATACTCACGATCAAATCCGATCGTCTTGGCTGAACGGATCGATGAGCTGACCAAGCTGATGCCAGCTGACGCTGACACGGGACCCGTGAACGCGGCGCCTGTCAACATCGCAACGATGCTGTTGTCGACGCTGATGACATACGTTGATCCGGCACCACCGTCGACGACAACGATACCCGTCCCAGGAGTCAACACACGTTCGTTGGTCAACGTGCTGTCGGTCGACAACACAAGGTACTGAGCACCTGCGGGTGCACCTGCACCGGCCTGAGCCCAATCTGTGTTAGCGTCAGTCCTTCGATAAAGAGCACCAGAAGCGATGTTCCAGAACAACTCACCAGGCGTCGGATCGCTAGGAAACAGGTTGCCCGATGGAACCAGCAGCTTACCTCCGGCAATGCGATCAAACGCAATGATGCCGGTGTGTCGCTTGTTAGAAGAGTCATCGATGGCAACGTGAACGATTTCGATCATGAGACCCTCCAGAGTTCCAGGGCGCGGTCGTGGACAGACGCGGTCACGTTCGCAACCAAGGCCTCCATCGACACGTCAAGGCTAAACAACGCAACTGAACCTGTGATCCTTACGTAAGCAAAGCCGGAGCGCATGTTACGCTCGTTGGCTCCCAGTTCTGACATCTCTTCGACGGTATCATAGCTAGCTGAATTGATGATGAAACACCTAGCCCGAAACGAGTTAGTCGTGCTCTGAGCATGGAAGGTGTACGACCAACCGAAGCGGTAAATGCCAGGCGTCAAGTTCGACGCTGTCAGGCTGATCGCAGACAGGTACGTCGCCGTGCCGTTGATGAACGGTTGTGCCGAGGAACCAGACACGAACCAAAAGTTTTGTCCGAACCAACTGGTCGAACCCGATGTCACCTGTCCCTTAGCGTTGACAGCGACCTCGCCGTACGTACCGGCAGTGCCGGTGTTGGCAATGTCAAGCGTCAACGTACCACCCGGTCCAGTATCAATCGCTGACAACACGCTGCCAGAGACGTTCAACACGCGTTCGTTGGGCAGCGAAGCCGTCGAGTTCAGGACCAAATAAGTGGCCAACGAATCAGCTGGGACAATGGATGCGTAGGCGTTAGCAACTGTCACCTGACCGTTGCTCGCTGAACTGACTGTGATGCCTGCTCCGCCGACCAGGTACGATAATCCAGGCGCAACTTGTTGTAGCGACCCCGATAACCCAGCCGACGCTGACACCGGTCCAGTGAACAACGTCCCGGTGACAGTGGCTGTCACTCGGTCGTCAATTCCAACAGTGACAGTAGAGTTCGAACCGCCGTCAGTGACAGTGATGCCGGACCCAGCTGTCAACGCTCGTTCGTTGGGCAGCGATCCGGTGTTACCCATCGTCACGTAGGCTGCGTTCTGGTCGGCGCCCAGCGCGATCCAGTCAGTGTTTTGTTCGTTACGAACGTACAGCGTGCCTGACAATGCATTCCAGAACAACTCACGTGAAAACGATGAGGTTGGAAAGGCCGTGCCACCCGGCACGACCAGGACGCCTCCCAATGATCGACTGTACTCGTTACGACCGGTGATCAACCGATCAGAGCTATCGTCAATGACAATCTGTACGATCTTAAGCGACATCAAGACACCTTCCAGAGTTCAAGCGCACGATCATAGATCCTCGTTACGGTAGTACCTGACTCCTCAGACACCTCTAGCGCAAACAGACCGATCGAATCTGTCACCCTGACGAACGCAAAACCTGATCGAAGAAGGCGCTCGTTGGCACCGATCTCTGAGACCTCTTCGACAGTGTCGTAGCTGGCCGAATTGAGGATGAAACACCGAGCTCGAAAAGAGCTGGCTGCGTTGCCGCGGTAGTAGACGTATGACCATCCGAAGCGGTAGATCCCAGGCGTCAGGTTCGACGCTGTCATCGTCAATGCTGCGAGGTACGTCGTCGACGGATTGCTGAACGGTTGCGCTGAAGAACCCGTAACGTACCAGAGGTGTTGCCCAAACCACGTCGTCGACCCAGACGTCACCTGTCCTTTATTGTTGACAGCGATGCCGCGGCCTTGGTAGGTTCCCGGAGCAACCGTGCTAGAGATGTCAAGTGTCAACGATGTTCCAGTGTCGACAACAGACACCGCGCTACCGGAAGCATTGAAGATGCGTTCTGCGGGTAACGTTGAATTTGACGTCAACATCAGGTAAGCGGCTGCGTTGTCTGCACCCGTAGGAGGCGTCGACGCTGTCATGAACACTTGACCGTTTACGGCCGTCGTGATCATGACACCTGCACCAGCCAGCAAGTATGGCAACCCGACTGACACCTGTTGCAATGAACCCGATAGGCCACGCGACGCCGACACTGGTCCAGTGAACTGTGTGCCGGACACTGTTGCAACGCTAGCATTGCTTATCGACAGTGACACTGTCGAACCGGCACCGCCGTCTGTGACAACGATGCTCGGAGCAGCTGCAAGCTGACGTTCATTGAACAGTGACCCTGTTGACGTCAACACCACAAACGGTGCCGCAGCCGGCGCGCCAAGCACCAATCGCCAGTCGGTGTTCTGTTCGTTGCGAACGTAAAACGCACCTGACGTCGTGTTCCAGATGAGCTCCCGAGCGTACGTTTCTGTCGGAAAGGTTGACACAGTTGGGACAAGCAACGTCCCACCTTTCGTTCGATCAAACTCCCACCTACCGGTCAACGTCCGACCAGATGATTCATCAAATGATACCGGAACGTATTTCATCAGAAACGAACTCGAGAGATTGCGATGATGCGATTACGCGTGTTGTACGTCGGCGCCTCAACGATTCGATAGCTAAGGGTGCCCGTCGCATCATACTGGCTCGAGGTTAGTGCCTGGACCAAGAAATTGCTACCGGTGTACTGAAGATCGAATTGTTGGACCTTCCGTGTTAAGGTCTGATCCGCCCAAACTACGTACTGCGTTAAGCGATAGCTGTTGTCGTAGGACGCTTGGTCGTACGACGAAGAGACGACTTCATGAGCCAACGTAAACTCACGCTCGTGCTGAAACGATGACAGCCCTAATCCTCGTACTGTCCCTTCTTCGTTAAAGAAGAAACCGCTCCCAGAAACAGTCCCTGACGCATACTGGACAGTGCCGACTTGTGATGGCAAACTGGCCGTTGGGATGAACCTCAGGTCCTCTTCAATACGCTGCCCGGGAAATGTATCAGGTGTTCTAGCCATCTCGCTTCGACCTCTTACCTATCTGTTTGGTCTCACGCGAGGCCTGTGACGTTTTGATGGCCTGTATCGGGTTCCCTGGGTTGGCTCCGACGGGACGAGTTAGCTGAATCGGATCCGGATCATTCTCAAACTTCTGTTGCTGTGCCAGCTTATCGCGCTCAGCATCGTAAACGTTTTTGATGTCAGCAACGGCACGTTGCAATGCCTCGACGCTGCCTTGTGCTTTAAGTCGGCGGACCTCAGCATCGTTGTGTAGCTGCCTCACGATGTCGATACACCGGTTGACGTACGTCTTGCCGTACTCGCCTTCCTTGATTGGTACCTTAGCTCGAGCCAAATCACTGATCATCGCCTGTCGGTAGTTCTCCAGCGCCTGCCCAGCCATCCCAAACGCCAGTTTCATAGCATCTAGGTTGTGCAGCTCTTTTTCGTAGAGCTCAAGCAGATCATCGACACGTGATCCCACAGCATGTGACCCAGCGACGCGCCCAGATTGAAACTCACTCACGTGATCAATCTAACTTACGACGTCGTCAAGTGTCAGTGGATCAGCCGTAAATGATCATCGACAGCTGCGAGCCCGATCTGACAGTGAACGGAAACTTTAGGTCACCCGTTGAGATCGTAGTACCCGGATAGACGTCGTTCGGATCGGCTGACGTCAATCCAGGCAGCAACAAAACGCCGTTGTAGTAGATCTCAACGTCTTTCTTGAAATCACGACCGACGTAGCTGCCCAACTGAGCATCGAGGTTGGTCGGGAAGGTGATGTTGGTGTCAGCAACGGTGTCAACGTTGATGCCAGCGGTGTAGCGGCGACGCTTGACGCTCGAAGACAGCGACTGTGAGATGAAGTTGAAGGCACCAAGCACGCTAGAGACGCCGTAGCCGCTGACAAAGCTGTTCCACTCGATCGTCGACGTCGACAGAGGAATGATACCACCCGTGTACGTTGAACCGACGCCAAAAAAGTCAGCGAACCTCAACTGAGAACCGCCAGACAGCAACAAGTTGGTGCCGCTCAATGTGTTGACAGTTCCAGCGATGACGCCCACGTTGACCTGTGACGTAGCTGACGATGTTGCGACAGAGATGCCTTGATTGAAGCTCGAAGCAACTGAGCTCGAGAAGGCAATACGACTGACATTGACAGTCATGGTGTCTTCGGTGTCGGACGACACCAGCTTCCACAACTCGGTAGTACCCGACAAGAATGCCCAAGAAAAACCGGCTGCGATCTGGATGGCGATGTTCTGTGTCTGGGTGACCGTGCCGGCCTGGTTATCAATGGCACGATCTAACGTGATGTCAGTGAAGGTCAGGCCTCCACCGGCGCCGCCCGCTGATTCCGGAACGTCGAGGAAGATCCGGTCACGGAGGTACGCATCCTCCGGGATGTCATCGAGTGACGATCGTCGAACATAGGAGTACGTGATAGCGCGCCCGCCGACTGCGCCTGCGTTAGCAGGGGTCAGGCTTGAGGTCTGATTGATCGTCACTTCATAGACAAAGGAGATCTGTGATCGGTGTGTCGAATCATTGAACACGTCTCCTGTCACAGTGCCGTTCTCTACCTGCAACAGGCCGTAGACATCGCGCCCGTTAGAGGCGGTGATGTTGTTGCCCGACCAGGCGTCGCGGATGATGACCAGGTTCTTGGGTGATGTCACTGTCGAACCCGACGTTTGGGCCATGCTGTGCGCAGCGTACGTACCCTCAGAACCACTCAACAGTGCAACGAGCGATCCGGTCGCTAGCGTCGACGCCAGGTTTGGGTGGCTGACGACGGCAAAGTTTGCAGGAGCTGTCCCCAGCGCCGAAGACAGAAGGGCAAAGTTGCTACCCGTCGCGACGCTAACAATGTTGAGGTTGGTGTTCCGGAACAGGAAGCGCTTCTGTTCGAGATCTGTCAGGTCAGAGTTCAACGTGTTCAGACCACGTGCCGAGTTCGAACCTGACGGAGCTGTGATAGCATCGTACCACGAACCAGACACACCGGCCCAAAGGATGCGACGGATCTGTGATCTGATTGCGTTCAGGTCTGTCTGGATTGACGTCGACGCTGTCTGCAACGTAGAACCTGCAGCCAGGGTGTCATCAAACTGATCCGACTTAAAGACTTGGGTGGGTTGATCGATGAACGTTCGAGGCATGGCACCTTGTTGTCAGACCCTCATTATGATCTGTCGACGTAAGTATTCGAACAAAGCGCCTAGTAAGGGTATGTCGCTGCTAGGTTGCTGCCGCTTCGATAGGCGTTATTCATCCGGATGGTCGATCCTCCTATGACCACATAGTCAGAATCGTTGCCTTGTTTTTGCAGCACACCGTTAACATAGAACATCAATGACGATAGAGGAGATGGAACCTGCGACAGGGTGAAGTCAGTGTTGACACCGTCGTTTGATCCGGATGGGATCTCCATCCACGCCATCGACAACGAGCTGGTCACGACGGTCGTGTACGGATACGTCGCTGCTAGGTTGCTGCCGCTTGGACACGAAAATGCGAGGCGGGCAACGTTAGTCGTCGCCATCACGTAGTCGCTGTCGAGCCCCTGGGTGAGCAACACACCGTTGAGGTATAGCATCAACGACGACAACGGGTTGGGAACGTTGCTAAGGGTGAAGTCGGTGTTAAGTCCGTCGGCTGAGCCAGATGGGATCTCCATCCAAGCGATCTGCGTAGTACCCCCGCCTCCGCCGGCGCCCGTCGATGAAATGACCAGATCACCGCCCGGACCACCATCAGTTATGGTTATGTTCGATCCCGCCTTGAGCCTCCTGGCAGCCGCAGGAACAAAGCCGCTCGAGCCTGAGACCAACAACCACGGTGAAGTGGTGACACACAAGTCTAGGGTATCATGGCTCACTTGACCAGAATTGTCAAGCTCTCCATGGTCGGTCACTACCCTAGTTGCCGTCATCTAATGGGTTCCTGATCGTCAAGCAAATTACAACGAGATCAACCACCGTGCGACTTGATGGCACGTTCCTGTCGTTGTGCAGCGGCCTTTGATGCATGCGTCCCAAGACGTCGACGCTTGCCGCCCTTGCGGCCTTTGGTGTAGAGGCACCACTGTGACCCACAGCGACGAATGATCTCACTGACCAGGTCGCGGATCAACGATCGCACCTCATCGAGTCGTTCATTGTCGGACGATGCATCATCGGTTCCGTCAGCAGTCGTCAACGTCATCGACCCCCTCGACGAGGGCGCTCGATAACCAAGACTGGTGCCTGATGTAGCCGCCGTCTTTGCTTGCTCGTTTTTTCTGGGTGGCATGGGTGCGTACTAACGATGGTGAATGTTGAAATCTCAACTTAGCCCGCAAGCGTTTCTTGATTGATGCTTCGGCGAATTCTTGACACAGCGGCTCTAACTGAACCATGCGTAACACCTAATCTAGCAGCAATCTCCAACATCGTAAGCTTACTATGAAAGTAGTACTCTCTTATTGCATCCTCGTCTCCTGGCTTAAGCATGCTTGTTCCTGGAGTGCGACAGTGGTAAGATCGATCTTTGTGTCGACGGTTACGCTTTAGTGCCCAACGCTGACACCATGGCCAACGTTGAATTCTTACCCGTGGAGAAAATCCATGCCGCGTTAAGAAGCTCGAAAGGCAGCTAGCTGTACACCTAAGTTCCTTGCTAATTTCGTTCAACGACGCACCGTGATCGAGGCGGTCGATGATTGCGACGATTTGTTGATCATCAATCTTGCGCATTGATTTTCGTCGCTCAAGAGACAGTGTTTTCCCTGCATGGACTTTAGAAATTCTAGCTCGAGTCAGGGCGCACGGGCGTGCGCCCCCGATTCCTCCTTCGTTCATGTTGTAACCGATCATCGGATCGTTTGAACGATGCTCAATGATCAATTCGCTCTCACGTCGAAAGGCTTCTTCCTCAGTCGACAGTTCTTCAAGCACGCTGAACAAGAATCTATCAATGCCGTATTTTTTGATCGCAGCGCGAATCATCATCCCATTTTTGTCATCGATCCTTGTGTAGTTTTTCCACCTAGCAACTGGATCATTTGACTTACCAATGTAGATCTTGCCGTTAAGAATGTTAACGATCTTATATACATAAGATGATCTCATTGAATTTTCAAAACCTCAAAATGCATACCGTCAGGTCGTCTGAGGTAGTGGCCTCCCCAAGCGAAACCGTGCTCGTTTGCAATGCCAACCAGCTCGCGTACGCTGCCTTTCTGCCCCTTGAGGGCAGGACGCGCACCTAACATGTTCCATGCAACGTTGATGTCAAACGCTGTCCCCCAGGCGTGGTTCGACAACGAGGTACGCGAACCTCTGACGAACCGTGGTGCAAACGATCCACCCCACGTCAACACGCGATCGATGAGCCCCGCAGAATCCCAGGCCGCAAAGACACCTTGCAACTGGCTAGCACAACGTTTGTTAAACGGAACCTTGGTCGATGTTGCGTAGGCTACGCCTTTTAACTGAGGGACGTCGACGTTGATGATGTTTTGAGCGATCCAATCACCATGGATGACAATCCCTTCGGGATTGCCAAGGGTTGGCATCGGAGAGTATGAAAACCTGCCAAAGTCATTTTCACGTTGTTGAAGGCTAGGCACAACCCATCCATCAGGTGGCGGGGGCCAATTGGGTCCAAATTCATCATCGCTGTCATCGATCGTCGGATCGAAGCCAGAATGCATCGCAGATGCCAGCGTCTGTGGACCGACAACGCCGTCATCAGCCAGACAACAGGCTGCTTGGAACTGGCGTGTGGCTACCATCGTTTGCGGATCAAACGCTCCAGTGACTATGATCGATCGACCGGTACCCACCAAGAAGTGTTGCCACCTTTCCACGTCCGACCCAGACATTCCCTGTCGCAGAACGCGCATCACTCACCTCCGTTCATTCAATGGTCTTGACGAATCGAAATCACTGGAGCGTTTGTTTTGGGAGTCAGCCATGTCGAAATCCATCCTCGATTCGTGATCGTTAAATATGCCTACGACGCAGGACGACCGGTTCTCCAGCCATCGGCTTGGTCAATTCCCAAGTTGGGTTGGCAACCAACCATTCATCGATCGCGGGTTTGACACCAGCATGGCGGTGTGAATCATCACGTGGTGTGCAACCCTTGACGTGTTCGTACCCTGGTCGCTCTGCGTACCACAGGTCACGCTCAGACCACTTACCATCATAATCATCAACGATGACAATGCCACCCGGCCGGACCAGGTCATCAAACAACGCAGCCTCCTGAACGACTGTCGGGTAGTTGTGATCACCGTCAAGCAATAACAGATCAAACTTGAGACCTTGCTGCACCAGCTTGGGCATCAGTTGAAGGCTGTTCTCTTCGACGAGGTAGGCCTGTTGTTCAGCAGTCCGATCGAGATTGTCCAACACGATCCTGACCTGCTCCTGCACCATGACATCGACACCCAGCGCCAAGAAGGCCGGCTGTGACCTGACGAGGAAGGTGACCAGCGTCATGAACGACACCCCACGATCGACACCGATTTCGATCATTGTCGGTGGATGTTTTAAAGAATTGAGGTGTGCCTTAGCGTAACCCAAAAGTCCATGGTATGCCACGTAGTCATCTTACAACGCCTTACCACGACTTGACAAATAAAGCACGTGAGGGAAGCGTAAATGCTTCCCTCACACACGAAGTTCAATTGTCTTGTTTGAGCTTAGCCCGCTGCTAGCATGAACTGCACTGCAGCCTTGACACGTTCCTGCAGCTCGGTTGGAAGCGCCGACAGCAACACGTAGTTCTCGATACGAGAAACGTTCTCCACAGGACCACCCACGACTTGGTCAGCACGGGGTGTGACGCCCACACGCAGGACCAGCGGCGCAGGTCCAGTGACGGAGTTGATCATGGGTTGGTAGAGGTTGACTCGTTGGACGTGGTTCATGGTTAACTATGACTTGAGCAGTTGCTTGTTCTCGTTCAACGCACGGTTAGCAATGCTCAATTGCTGCCGCAGCTGGTCCAACGTTAACCTGATCTGCACGACACGTGTTTGATCACCTGCCGCAGCAGCCTCAGTTAGTGATTTTTCATAATCGTTGATCTGTTCAAGCAACAGTTCTGTTGATGCTGACATGCCTGTAAGTATCAACTACACGTCGTCAGTGTTCAACCGTACCAAGCACGTTGCACGATCCCATTGACAACGTCGACGTTGAGTCGACGTTCATCGGGTTCAGGCTTGTACGACCGCAAGCAGACGCCGTCGAGCTTGTTGACGACGAGCCGGCTACCGTTCGAACGAGCACGAACAAACGCTTCAGCGAGGACCATGCCGATGGCTGGGTGAAGGTGTTTCACAGCTGAACCTCGAGGTTCACGTGATCTGTTCGCAGACATCTTTGTACCTCACGTAATGAGCATGTGTTTCACACATGACCCAATCGGATCACTTGACCTGTCTTGTCCCACTTCTGGGTGGATGACAAGATAAAATCGACCTGTTCTTCTACTGTGGTGGTCTGGTTGTTGACACGGATGAGCAAAACGTTGCGACGCAAAGCTTCATCCTCTTCAATGCTATCGCGTAGTTGGGTTCTTTGAAAATCGTGGCCTTCGTGCACTTGACGAAAGTGCCATTCACCGTCGCTCTCGACCCAAACGTTTCCGTCTTCAGAGACGATGTCAACATCAAATGACAGACCATCGACGGTCACCTGCTTGTGACGCTTGAAACCGTGAGGTCGTAATGCCTCAGAAAGAGCACGTTCAGCTTTGGATGATGAACGAGCACATGTTGAATTCAGCATTGCTCTGATGCCTTTCAAGCATGTTTCAGGATCACGAGCGTACGTTTGCTTCATTGAAGCACTTTTCTTTGCTCGTGACTCTGGCGTCTGTTCACGTGAAGCAGCACACTTTTTTGAACACGTTTTCCTGACGTGTCCCTTACGTTCCGGTGAGTACGTCACCTCAAATGAGGTGCCACACTTGCACGTCCGAGTCTCAACGACGGTCGTCTTGAGACCGTAGCGTTTGATCGAGCTAACTCGAGCGTTCTCTCTGAGCCGACGCAAACCATCGTCTGTGTAGGTCGAGGGTTTGTGATGCCAGCGAACGTGGTTTGCTTTCGCTTGGAAGCTTTCAAATTGTTGATCGCATTCATCACACGTCCACATGAAAGTAACTATCTAGTGAAGTGTGGAAGCATTCAAAATAGAACCTGGTGGAGATGGGGAGAGTTGAACTCCCATCCGCGACACTTCTTCACAACGCATCTTCACAGGCTTGGTCCGTCTGATCGATCGACCTCAGGACGGGTCTAGAGGGTTCTTTTATGCCCACCCACAAGGGCATTCGCCTTAACGTCGCGCTGACGTTTGTCGATCCAGGTCGCTGGACCGGCCGCCCAGTGTGCTGTTTCTAGGTCACTGGAAACCCATCCTGCTACGCCGCGAGGGCGAGCGAGGCGATGCCGTTATCGTTGGCGTCTATACGTCGTATGGGTTGTTAAACCGGACCCTCACGCACCGGTGCCTGCAACGCTATGCTTCTATGCCACGTCGAAACCTGTCATCCCCTTGTGATCGATATGTACCACACTCGATCGATAGTTGCACTACGTTTAGTGTTTGTTCTTGCGGTGTTTGTTGGGCCTAGGCATGTGTGGTAAAGGTGGACCACCCTTCCTCGGGAGGGGGTACGCCGCCGCGGTGAGGACCTCATCGTCATCATCAGTCATGATATCATTGCTACCGACGGTCGACTCATCGCGTGGCGCGGGCGGAGGCGATGACGAAAATACGTCATTCAACAGCACAGAACCGCGGCGGTCGTCAGAATCGAGGGCGGCGAAGATGCATGCCTTGAGACGATTGTGAACCTGTCGCAGCTGCACATCGTCTATCGTCCGACACGGTGCAGCATTCAACGTCACCTGTAGCAGGTCGTACAACGCCAAGAGCTCTTTGTGGTTTAAATTGAATTTCATTAGACGGCCACGTTGTACGTCAAGCCAGACGAAAGCAAGGTAATCCAATCTGGATGGAACTTATTGACTTGGAACTTTCGATAGATCAGCCCAAAGCTAGGGTCGTTGATCCGAACCGACAAAGTTCGTCCCGATCGACAGATCGCCGACACTCCTTCGGAGGAGTCACCGTCAACACGTAACACACACGTTCTGCTATAACTGCCAGTGCTGGCATCAGTCAGGATGTCGACGTTCTCGAGCGGCCCTATTTGCCCTAAGGGAGACACCTCACGGGCACGCAAAGGCTTGAGCCTGTGCAGGTCATCGGCATTGACGACGTTGACCTTTTTTTCAGGGTCGTCTTCTACGCTCCCTTTGACAGCATCATCAATGAAGTCATCTTCGGGTTCGCACTTGACATCATCGACTTCGTCGTCACCGATGACAAACCCCTTAAGGCCCTCGATGAGCTCTCTGCCCTTCGAGGGAAGTTTAGCGCGTCGATCGAGCATGACAAGATCGACCAAGAGATCGAGTGCCTTGTGCCGCAAAAGCATCATAATTTCAGATTTCTATCCTTTCAATGCAGGAAGGCAGCAAGCCTTGGGCTTGCTGCCCAATCATCATTCACTGGGTGAACGCTGCAACAGGCTCAAAGCGCCTTGCCATTGACGCTGTAGTGCCTGCTCAGCAAGCGATACAGCGTCCGTGCATCATGACCCGACAGTCGGAATGCCCGTCCAGAGTGACCCACGTCGATGAAGAGGTTGGTGCTGTTCTTGCGTGAGTCGGTGGTGACTGCAAAGTCAAAACCGCTGTCACGCCCGTCAGTCTCAGTGCGAGACTTTCCGGTACGATCAGTGCGAGAGATGATGCGTGCATTGCGGTTTGCCGTGTAGCTGTTGTTCATGTTTTCTTACCTCTGCTCGTCGGCTTAATCCGACTGACAAGGACAACATAACACAGTGTGAGATTGTGTACAAAAAGCCCTATCACAACAGAGCACCGCTAGCCTCTTTGTCTTAGAATATTCAGCAATATACGACCATAGACCAACCCAACATTGGGTCACGAACACTCTACGAGGGCAACGGTGGGCCGAAAACACGGGTTCACGTCTCTGGAAATGGCCACCATGACGGTGCTTGGGCCCGGGGATGCCAGCGAGCGAAGAGCGATTTCTCGGCGATGTAGTAGCAACGGTAGGCTGTGACCGGGTCCCCTGGGATGCGCCACTCGTTGGGCATCGCCTGGGCAAACCCAGCGGCACGGGTCCAATCGCCGGGAGAAGCGAGCTGGGACCAGAACGCAGCCAGCTTCACCTCGGTCGCATGGATCCGGTGGTAACGCCGTGTGTACTCATCACACAGCCCCAAGAAGTGCTCCTGGAGCCAGGCCTGGTTGCCGAGTGAAGCTGCTGTCCACTTGACACAGGGGTGGTGTTGGTGCGTCGGAAGGTAGGGAACATCGACGCCACGTTTGTGGGCAACGGTGCACAGGATCTGTGCTGATTCCACGATCATCTTGACGACGTGCTTGTTGCACATCATCGTCGCTGCCTCACGAGGGTCGAGCGACAGGACAAAAATGTTCATTCGATGTCAGGTTACCACGGACGCCTGTCTTTGATACACCCACATGTAGACAAATTTAATCAGACGATCCGAACGCTTCTAACAGCAACAGGGTAGTCTTCATTGTTCACGACAACGTTCAACAGGCTATCATGAACAATGCCCTCAATCTCTCCTGTGACCCCGCCACCTTTGAGTGCAGAAACAAGCGCACCTTTGACAGCGTCGATCCCGTGTTCGAGCACTGCATCAGTCGCATCGATCTCAAGCTGAATCGATAGAGTGATGTTTGAAGACGTCGACTCGAGCTCTTCTTTGATGATGGAACGCAATTGACGCTGTGAGATCCGGATATGCATTTGTTTATGCATGCTACGTTCGACGGAAAACGACCAATGACTCAGCCTTGGGCTTCCTGCCCTTCGCACGAGCAAAGTGATCGACCTTCACGGGTAGGGTGACATCTTCCACGTGCTCAAAGCCGACCGACCGACCCGCTGCGATGATAACGCTTCGCAGGTCTTCATCGATGTTAATGACGCAGAACCTCGACGGTCGAAGCCCAACATGGGCGGCTGCCAACGTGGGGACGAGGTAGTTCTTTGTCCACGAATCGATGTCGGGATGATCTCGCCAACATTGGCCTGGTTCATCAACATACCTCTCTTTGTTGAAGTAAGGAGGTGACGTAAACACCATGTCCAACGACTCGGGTTTTGGTCGATAGTTCTCTGAACCCATCGTCAACAGATTGACACTGATCTCTGGTAGGACCTTGACGAGCTCCTCCGCCAACCTCACAGCGTCATCGCACATCATCATTGAAGGATCTGTACCCACGTACGTGCCTCGAGGGTACTGAGCAGCAAAGCCCAACAGTCGTGCAGAGAACCCGATCGATGGATCCCAAACAACTGGCCGTTCAACGTCTCCTAAAAACGTTCGATAAACGTCACATGCCAGGCTTGGGTTGAACCACGACACTGCCTTGCGTTGAACGATAAAACCTCGCCTGATCTCTTTGAAAGAAACATCAAAAGTCTCATGTGCAGTAACCTTGTCACCCGATGACAAGGCATACTCATACGGCATGCTGTTGTTGAGCCCAAGTCGATACCTCAACACGCTTCGAAGGGCGCGGTCGTCATCAAATGCCCGACGGGGTCCGTCATCAACGTCCCAAAACGAACGAACGAATGATTTAAGCCACAGCGACGCATGTCGTCCAGCTGATGACGACCTTAGGTCATCGAGGGCCTCTCGAAGAACTCCCGTTTGTGGCATGTAGAACCACCCGTATGTTGACACGTAAGCCCGGAGAAAGAACTCTAGGGCCGGCAAGAGCTGGTCTTCGACCCAAGTCGCATCCGCAGTCAGCAACGTTTCACGAGCGATGATGACATCGTCATCCGAAAGACGACGACGATCATCCTTCAACGTCTTCCCGCTGACAATCGCCTTATACGATCGACAGATCAGTTCATCGAGCGTCTTGCAACCTGACAGATCGCTGTCTTCTTTGAACCGAATGAGCGTCATCGACCTAGACGCTACGAGTGAATCCTTGTCGAGGTCATTTGCCATCGTGATCAATTGGTCGACTGTGAAATCTCGCGTTCTATCGAGACCGTGCCAATAGACACCATCGATCTCAATCAAGGCTTGTTGTGTGGGTAACCACACATCCACACACATGGTTCTTTCTGTAAAGTTGAACCACTTGCTAGCCTCCGCGTCGGGAAAATTCGTCCTTATTTGTTCATAGGCT